CACGTCGGACGCCACGTAGCCCCACGTGCTGGAGCCGTTGAGATTGACCGACGCCGTGACCGTGCGCGGGCCCGTCGCGATCACAGAGATCGACTCCACCACAGCGGTGAACTGGCGGAACAGGTCGCCGTCGGCCCAGTCCCGGTGGTCGAGCCCATCGCGGTAGGCCACAGCCTGGCGCTGCGCCTCGACCGCGACCAGTCGGGCCAGCTCCATGTCGCCATCGGAGAATCGGTCGGTGTATCCAGCGGTGTTCGTCATGAGATAAGACTAGCACAGCAACACCAGCAAGGCAAGCAACCGAGCAAAAGAAATCCCCGGGCAGCGGGAGGCAACCCGGGGCAGCGGAACCGAGCCCGTCAGTCCTTGAAGCCGAGGTAGGGCCAGTACACGATGGTGTCAAGCCCCATGTTGTCGACCGACATGCGGGAAGCCATGCCCTCGAAGATCGACGCCAGCTCCAGCTGGTCCTGCTCGAACTGCGCGTCTGACTCCTCGTCACCGTCCAGAGCCTCGACCTCCTCGCGGATGGTCTCGGCGTGGCCCAGCAGCGAGGTCTTGACGTCGTAGTAGGGGCCCTCGATCACGATGCCGACACAGCGAGAGCCGAACATGCCTCGTCCGGAGTAGTCCTCGCGGATGTCGGTGTAGGCGACCAGCTCCAGGGCCGACTCGAAGTCGTAGCGGGAGATTTCGGTGTTCGTCATGAGGTAAGACTAGCACAACAGGTGCAGCAAAGCAAGCAACTCAGCAAAAGAAAGGGGGCCGGATCCCCGCAGGAACCCGGCCCCGTCCGACCCGGAGGTCAGCCCGTCATCGTGACCATGAGCCCGATCCCGTGGTTGGCACCGCCACACGCACAGGTGCAGGTCGCGCCCACAGCAGCGAGGCAAGAGCTGTTGCACTTGTGCTTCGCGGCCGTCGACATGGTGCCGACCAGCTGCGCAGCGCGGACCCGGACCGGCTTCGCACCGTGGTTGGAGCACTTGAGGACGAAGTACGCGTCCTTGATCGCGTGCGTCTTGCAGCCCTTGCGGGGACAGGAAGCCGACCAGCGGTTGAACTTCTTCGTGACCGGAGCCTTCGGGGCCGCCTTGGGCAGGGCCGGTGCGGGCGCCGTGTTGGCCGCAGGGGCGACGAAAGCGGGCAGGGCGACCACCGGAGCGGTGGGAGCCAGGTTGCAGGTGCGCACCGCCTTGATGTCGATGTGGCGGAGCTGGACCCGGGAGCCGTTGTCCCAGTGCGAGCACTTGGAGCAGACCGGGCCGGTCAGCGTGTGAGCCGGGATGGTGTGGGCGGGGGTTCCGGTGTTCGTCATGTCTAAAGACTAACCCAGCAAGGCAAGCAAGTCAAGTATTTCAGCCAAGATTCTTTGGACAGAGAAAACCCCGCCACCCGGGAAGGCAGCGGGGCCGTGAGTCAGGAGGTCAGCAGCCGTCGTCGGTGAACGCAGAGATGAGCGCGTCGATGACCAGGATCGACAGACCGCCGGACACGTCGACCTGACCGATCACGTCCCACCGGGCCTCGGAGGTGAACTGCTCCAGCCGGAACGAACGGGAGCCGATGTCGGTCCAGCGGAACCCGACACAGCCGCGCACGAACATGCCGTCGGCAGCGGCAGGCTCGAAGTCCAGCTCCTCGACGAGCAGGATCTCAATGTCGGACGAGGAAGCGGGGGCGTAGCGGGGGAAGTTCGCGGTGTTCGTCATAAACCAAAGATACCAGCTAGAGGTCAGCAAGTCAAGCAATCCAGCAAAAGAAAATGGCCCCCACCCGGATGGGCAGGGGCCAGACAGCAGGAGGTTGGAACAGCAGAGCCGGTCAGCCAGCCCACATCGCGATGAGAGACCGCAGCGATCGCGCCGGGTCCTCGGGGTTCAGCTCCATGCTCGCCACCATGTCCAAGTCGTCGCCGACACCACAGCTTTCGTAGAGCTGGAACATCGCCACATCCCCGTCCAGGATCAGCACCCCGGCAAGGCTGCCCTCCCAGCGGGTCAGCTCCCCGGAGAACCCGGGATCGGGACGGAAGCCGTACTCATCCGCAACCTGGGCAAGTGCTTCGGTGTTCGTCATGTGAGTACAGTAGCACAGCAAGGCGAGCAAGTCAACAAAAGAAAGTGCCCCGGGTCGCGGGAGGCAACCCGGGGCAGGCGGGCAGGAAGGGTCAGGAGCTGGGCACAGCGAGCGCGTCCCACAGCGTGTTGGCGTCGCGACCGCACGCATCGCAGCAGCCGTCCCACACGAACGGGGGCTCGTCCTCGGTGTCACGGTTGAGCACGATCAGGAGGTAGCCCGACCAACGCGACGAGACCAGGTAGCGGAGGTCGACCTCGTCGGACACGCCCGAGTCGTCATCGTTGGCGATCAGCACCCGGCAGTCGTCGCAGACACTGATCTCGGTCTCGGTAGGGGCGGGGGTTCCGGTGTTCGTCATAAGAGAAACAATACAGCAAGGCGAGCAACATGTCAAGTAGTCCAGCAAAGAAAGATGCCCCGGGCTCCAGACAGGAACCCGGGGCACGGACAGAGGAGGTCAGCCCAGGAAAGGAACGTGCGACCGAGCCGGACCGAACACCCGCTCCGAGCAAGTGAAGCAACCGCCGCGATCCCGACACGACTCCACCTCACCATCCTCGTCGAGCCACACCTCGACATCCAGACCGCAACGCAAGCACGTCGTGTGCCGCACCTCCGGACCCGGAGCCTCGACACAGACCTCCAGGTACTGCGCGACGAGAATGGAAATGTTCACGTCCTCGCCCACGACCGAACGCTCGGTCCGGAGCCATGAAGCGAAGTTGATGAGCTGCTGCGAGGTGTTCGTCATGAGGTAAGACTAGCGCAGACAAGGCAAGCATGTCAACTAGGGAAGCATGTCAACTAGGGAAGCAACGCAGGAACCGAGCCGTGCGCATCCCAATGGTGATCCTGCAGAGCCCGGAGGTGGGCACCGGTGTCGGTGAACACGGGCGTCAAACACAGGTGACACGCCACAACCGACGGACCTCGCACATCGAACCCCTGACCGAACTCACCGCGCAACGCCAGCGAATACCCGGCCCGCACAGCACGCGGGACCGGGTTCCCATCACAATCCTCACCGCGCACGATCACAACAACATCAGCCTGCGTGGTGTTCGTCATACAAGTAGAGTACCACAGACATGCCAGCAAAGCAAGACGGGCTGCATCCATCCGGGTGTGGCCCGTCTGTCAGCAGAGCAGGTGAGAGGTCAGACCGCCGGTTCGCGAGCCATGTCCAGGTTCTCCCGGAGACCGTCCATCGCCAGGTCCATCACGCCCGTGCACCCGGCGTCCTCCAGCAGCCGGACGTAGCGGTCGGCCACAGCGACCAACAGTCCGAACACGTCGTCGGCCACATCCGAGCCGGACGCGAAGTACTCGCCCGCCAGCGCGTCGATGTGAAAGTCACTGAACTGGGCAGCAAGGGTGTTCGTCATACCAACATCCTAACATGGTAGGTACTGTGTAGCAAGGTGATGTGTTGACCCGGAACTAGATGGCGTAGCCGTTCTACCCCCGGGATGGGCTGAAGATCGACAACACGCCGATCAACGCACCTCCATCTTCCGGACGTCCACCCCGTTGCGGCGGAGATCCGAGACCGTGTTCATCAGCGTCCGGGAGCACGACGCGGTCGAAGCGATGACACCCAGCAGCCGACCATCGGCATTGGTGACCCGCAGGTGGCTGTTGCCGGGGGTGTTGGACACGTCCAGCTCCAGCACCCTCAACCGTTCGACCAGGTCACGGGTGGATCGGGGGAGCGAGCCCCGGAGCTTGGCGATCTTCTTGGCGTTCGTCATGTCATAAACCTAGCATGACAAGTCCAACAAGGCAAGCATTTCAGCGGCGGTCATCAATGGACGAGGTGTCCAGGTCCGCGCACACGTAGAACAGCGACCCGGACGCCGTCCAGCACGATCGGTCGTCCGCAGCCTGCACCTCGGGGGCGATGACCGACAGCACGGCCAACACAAAGATCAGCGAGCCGAGGGTGCCGACCAGGTAGCGCACGGTGTTCGTCATGCGCATGACATTACAGCATGTCAGCAATACAAGCAAGTCGAGATTGTCGAATAGGCAGGAATGGGGCGGCGCTGCGTGGGGCTGTCGAAACGCGTAGCGGTGGCATGTAGGGGGGTTGTCGAAATGGCGCGGCACGACGTGCACGGACAGGGGAGGGGCTGTCGAACTGGGCCGACGTGACACGGCGCGACTCGGCGTGGGTCGTCGAGATGGCCGGGGACGAATGGAAGTGCACCGGGTTGACGTGGGTCGTCGGGAGAGATGCGGCGGACGGCGGGATCAGGGGCGGACCTGTCAAGGGTTTAGCCTGCCCGACAAGCGGGACTTAGAGCAGCCGGAACCTATCTCGGCCACCCCAGTCCTACCCCATCACCAGGCCAACCGAGCCGTCCGCACCCAACTCTCGACCTCGTCGAGATGGTGATCCTCGATGCCGGTCGACGGGTCCACGTGCAACAACAACGTGGGCAGGTTGCGGCGAGCGCGATCCCACCCGGACAGCTCACGAGCACGGATCTTGCGCGGCGAGTTGAAGCTGTCGTCGAGCCAGCACAGCGGACGACCAGCAGCGAAGTCGATCATCGCCGGAAACTTCCACAGGTCACGACGCGGGTGCCCGTGGAAATCCACCCACCGCAGCCGAGGAAGACCCAGAGCCGGTCCGATGACCGTGTTGCAGTTGTGTTCCCACAGCGATGCCCAGACCAGCTCCACATCCGACTCCCGCGACGTCCACGCCAGCGCGTCCCCGTGCCAGCCCGCCAGATCCAGCCGGGAATACGGGTGCCACGTCGAGCCCGGACGATACGAGATCCGATCCCGAAAGCTCACCGGGCGGTAGCCGCCCTGCTCCTTGGCATCGAGCTTGAGCTGCTTGAGCGGACGGGCGTACGCGTTGAGGGGACCGTCCACGTCGAGAGCAACGATCGGGGTCGGGAGAGTGGGCTTGTGGTAGGTACGTCGGGTGTTCGTCATGCTAGCAAGTGTAGCATATGTCAACATGTCTAGCAAGTTGCGCACCGTCAGGGGGTCGAACCCATTACCGCAGGTGACACTGCAGCAGCCGCCAACCGGCTACGGCCCGGTGAGGTCACCTGTCAACAGTGCCTCACCACGTCTTCAACAACTACAGATTAGCACAGCAAGTGCGACTAGGCAAGCGATGTCACGATGTCAGTCAGCTTCACCGCGTAGTGGTCCTCCAGCCGCTCCTCCCACGCCACCGGCCAGTACTTGTTGCCCCACGCAGCACCGGCCAACGCACCGAGGATGGCACCGATCGAGTCGCTGTCGCCGTTGGACAGAGCCGCCCGGCGGAGCAGATCCGACCCGGAGCACAGCACGTCGGCGTCGAGGATGCCTACGGCCAGAGCCAGCGCCTCCCGCGCACGCCAACCCTCGCCCGCGACCTCGCACGGGTCGAAGCTCCACGGACCACGGATTCGCAGCTCGTCACGGAGCTGAGCCGCCGCACCGGCCACCCAGCCGACGTGACCCGCACCCTCGACCACGTAGTTGGCCTTGGAGCCGACCCAGACCTTCGATCCCATCGGCACGTCAGTACGCTGCGTGACCCGGTACAGGTCGCTGAACGCCGTCGTGTCGTAAAGCGCACTACGCATGTCGTGAGCCATGTCCTCCAGGTACTCGGAGCACTGACCCGGGACGATCGAGCCGTTTGCCAGCGACCGCGTGAGCCGAGCCGCCGCGATCGAGGTGAACGCGTTCTCCGCCGGACCGTGCGTGATCACCGCCTGCATCGCAGCGATCGTGTCGATGTTGACCTCGGTGACCTTCGGGTGCAGTCCGATCCACGGAGCCCGCATCACCGAGCCGCACCCGGCGGAGTCGGACGACGTCGCAGCCAGCCAGCGACCCATGCCCCACCGCTCCAGCCGTCCGATCGAGGACATGCACGTGTCACCGGGGGCACGGTTGTTGCGCGGGTCGATCGCCCACGCACGGAACGCCGCGATCAGCTCCATACGCAGGTGCGCAAGCTCCACCCCGTCCCACGCGTCGAGCGCCGACCACACCGCCAGCGACATCTGCGTGTCGTCGGTGATGCGGAGCTGCAGCGGAACCTCCGGGCCCATGTTGCCGTGCTGGCGGATCAGATGCTCGTAGCCCACGAACTCGGTCGGAGCACCGATTGCATCACCGTAGGCCATGCCGTAAAGGGCACCGACCTGGGCGTCGAGGAAGGTCTTCGTGGTGTTCGTCATGCTGACAACTATAGCACAGGTCAGCAAAGACAGCAACCCCGCTACCCGTTGCCGAGTAGCGGGGTTGCAAGGGTGGGAGAGATCAGCCGACGACCAGCAGAGCCGCAGCTTCCCACGCCTGGTTGAGCCGGTGCATGCCCAGCTCGGTGATCTTGAGAGTGGTCAGCCCGTCCAGCTCACCGGTGTACTTGCGCTCCTCGACGAGCCCGTTGCGGACCAGGTCGGCCATGCCCTCCTGGCGCTCCACGGAGAACCCGGACAGATCCGCCGGGGTCTCGGCACCCTTGGAGACCCGCTCCAGCCAGGACAGGTAGCGGAACGCCATCGCCGGGTGGTCCCAGTGACCGTCCTCGGTCTGCGAGGTGACAACGTAGTTGGCGGGAACGTTTTCCGTGTTCGTCATGGGAGAAGACTACACCAGCAAGGCAAGCATGTCAACAAGTTGAGCAAAAAAAAATCCCCCCGACCCGGAGGCCAGGGGGATCGTCGGACAGGACCGATCAGACCAGCACGCGCTCCCGGCGGTACCGGATCGTCGGGTTGGCGACCGGAACCGGCTCCGGGCGGAACCGAGGGGCCGACGCCGCCTTGACCAGCGAGACCGCCATGGTCTTGTAGGTGACGCCCTCCGGGGTGGTGACCAACAGGATCGCGGTGCCGTTGTCGTGACCGATGACCTTCGTGGTGTTCGTCATAGGTAAAGATTAGCCCAGCAAGACGAGTAAGTCAAGTATTTCAGCAAGATTCTTTAGACAGCAAAAAGCCCCTACCCGGAGGCAGGGGCCAGATGCGTGCAGGTCAGTCCGTGATCAGGACCAACTCGGGGTTACGACCGGAACGTCCGTATCGGTCGTCGATGCGGAACGCGACAGTCTGAATCACGACGATGTCGCCCTCGACCAGCTCCACCGTGGCAGGGTTGTCGCCCGGAACCCGGTGAGCCGAGATCACCGACGCGTTGGGGATCAGGTGCGCAACCGGACGGTCGCTCTCCGAGTCGCCATCCGGGGTGAAGATGACCGACCACGTGCAGGTGTGGCCCTGGTGCTTGGAGAACAGCCGGATCTTCGTGATGTCGTTGCGGCAGTCCGGGGTGTGGAACCACGTGCCACCGAGCGTGCGGTAGGGCTCGACCTCAGCGACGTGGACAGTGGGGATACGGGTTTCGGTGTTCGTCATGTAAGTACAGTAACACAGCAAGGCAAGCATGTCAACAACGAGAGCAAAGAAAAAAGCCCCCGCCCGGATGGGCAGGGGCTAGACAGCAGAGCCGGTCAGTCGTCCTCGTCGGTACCGGGGATGTCACCCTCCAGCTGATAGCCAGGGAAGTACAGGACCGTGCCCAGCCCCATCGAGTCCATGCACGCGCGCTGAGCCAGCACGACCGCGAAACCCTGCTCCAGGTCCGGCTCGTCGAACTCCTGCTGCTCGCCGACCAGCTCACCGAGCGAGGCGAAGAACCGGAACGGGTCCGAGCGGCCGTCGAAAGTGATGCCGAAGCACTCTTCGCCGTACATGCCGCGACCCGAGTAGTCGTTGCGGACCCGGGCGTCCCAGACCTGCGCGCACTCCAGGGCTTCGGTGATGAATCGAGCGTTGATGGTCTTGGTGTTCGTCATAAGAGAAACATTACAGCAAGGCCAGCAAGCTGTCAACCCCCAGAAATGACAGACGCCCTGGCCTACGCGTATCCGCAGCAGACCAGGGCGTTACACCTGTCATACCCAGCAGTCAGTCCTTCTGGTCTACGACCGTCGGCTTCGTCTCGTCCTTGCGGCCGAACATCAGCGACGCCCACGCAGCCGGATCCGTTGCCTCGTCGGTGAGCTTCTCCGCAGCCGGGACCTCGGTCCACCCGGACACGATCTCACACGGAGACTCGCCGATCAGCTCCAGCAGATCCTCCCACTTGTGCTTGGCCGTACCGCGCTGCGACGTCGAATACCAGTTCCCGTCGGCCGCGCGGAACGCTACGTAGACGTACTCCTTCGCAGCCGGAGACGTGAACTGCATCTTGCCCGTGCCATCCGGAGACGGGAAGAACTGCAGCTCACCGGTCAGCTCCTCGTCGAAGCTCTTGCGCCAGCGCAGCACGGTGCCCTTCGGCGGCTGCTGACCTCCGAACCGGTTCTGCTGGGCCATGACCTCGGCGAACATCGCCAGAGCCTTCTCGAAGTTCTTCTTTGCCTGCTCCACAGAGCTACCCTTCTGCCTCGACACGAGAGCACCCGACGCGCTGACCGTTCTGGCCGAGCGCGACGTCGGGAACACCTCGTCCACAATCCCGTAGTCAGCCATATCCCTGTCCTACCCGGAGATCAGAGCCTCCACCGAACCTCGACGGTCATCATTCCGGTGACCGTCATGGCAAAAGCAGCAGCGAGCCAAGTGCGCGTCATCGTCGCTAGCAGCGAGAAGCGTGACCCGCGACCAGATGTACGGCCGTCCAGCTCGGAGCATGTCATGTGAGGCGGAAGCAACGTCGAACGAGTAGGTCTGCTCCTCGGCCATCACGCTGCTCACCTCCGCATGTCAACGCCAATCCTTCAGGGCAGCAGCCCGGCGTCCCGCTCGGGTGGCCTGCTTGCGTACCTTCTTGGCGGGGATAGGGCGGGATGCATTGGAGCGTCGAAGCTCCTGCACTTGAGCAACCTTGGTGTTCGTCATGACGTAAGCCTAGCGTAGACATGTCAGCAAGTCAAGCAAGTGAACCTGGTGAGAGTCGAACTCACACATGACGAAGGTTTGAGCTTCGCGCCTCTGCCGTTGGGCTACAGGTCCGGAGTGTCGAAGATGAGAGTCGAACTCATACGTCCCGAAGGGACACCAGCACCTCAAGCTGGCGCGTCTACCATTCCGCCACAACGACGTAGCTGCTGCAGGAATTGAACCTACCTGGTCCTCGTTATCAGCGAGGTGTCCACAACCAGTGGACTTAACAGCCATACAGTGCGCTCGCTCCCCGTTAGAAGCATACCCCGGCGGTGACCCGGCGCGGAGGATTTGAACGACAGCCCCGTCACGAGAAACTGTCTACCTCTTTCTCCACAGGGGAGCGAGCGCAGTAGTTGCGAGTGGATTCGAACCACCACTGAACCGGGTCTGAGCCGGATCCCTCTACCGTTGGGGTACGCAACCATGTAGTTAGGAGGTCCAGGGGAGACGTCTTCCGTTGTTTATGACGAACACCGTCGGGCGCCTCAACCCTGGACCAGTCGGAGCGACAAGAATCGAACTTGCGTGGACCTGCTCCCAAAGCAGGTGGGCGACCATTACCCCACACTCCGAAATTCAATTATGGTGGATCGGCAGTTTCAGTGGCCTGCTTTCACCGACCCGTATGGTAACAGGTTCAGCCCAGCTGCGGGATCATGGGTCACCCGGGCGGAATTGAACCGCCAACCTATTGACTTATCTCTGTCTCACACAGCGGCTCTAGAAACCAACGTGTGCCACGTCTGGATGAGAGGATTTGAACCTCTGGCTTCTCCCGTCCGAGGGGAGCACTCTAACCGTGCTGAGCTACATCCAGGTACTTGCTTCGCTTATGTTATACCCAACCGCGAAGCAAGTGCAACACCTTTTCAGCGGTTCGCTGAAACATGCTCACCGTTCCACACGTGCACACAGCTCAGCGCGAAAGGCATGGCGGGGTACATATTCAGGTAATCAAGCAGCGACTGACCAAAGAACACCTTGTGCGTCACCCCGTCCAGGGTCGACGCGAGCCAGGTCTCCAGCGCCGCAGCCTGCTGCAGCAGAGCAGGCTCGCGCCGAATCACCTTCAGCGCTTCCCACACCTTCTCCAGCGCCTTGGCCTCAGATTCCTTCAACTCCCGCACCTGCATATGCATGTCAGTCCTCCCAGCCGATGAAAACGTTGATTGCCCGCTCGACTGTCATACCCGCGTCCTCGTCAGCGTGCTCCAGGATCTCGGTGACCCGGGAGGTCAGCTCGATCGCAGCTACCTCGTCCCAAGGCTCCACCTTCATGAAGACGAGCAGCTGCTCATCGAAACGATCCGCAAGGTTACGAGCCCCCTTGTAGCAAGCGTTGAACGCAGCCTTCTGGGCGTCCCAGAGCGCCTGCAGGAGAGCGAGATCGGCCTCGGTCTGAGCTTCGGTGTTCGTCATGCCTTAAAGCTACACCAGCAAGGCGAGCTTGTCAAGCAAAAAGCGCGATGTCCGCATCCATCACAGACCTACCCGGATGGTCCACGAGCCAGACAGCGACCCGTTTCGCAGCCCCAAAACCTCCGTACGCGACCTGGAGCGCGGCGAAGAACACCGACTCCAGCGCAATCTCATCCGTGGCAGAGACCAGACCCAACCGGGCCAGCTCGGCGTTGGAGTTATACATGTCATCCAACGCCGAGACCACTTCATACCTCACACGTTCGGTGTTCGTCATGAGGTAAGACTAGCACAGCTAGGCCAGCAAGTCAAGCAGACTCAAATTTCCAGATGGTCAAGCGCACCGAAGTACCCGGGGACGCGATGAGCATCTTCATGATCCGCACAGCGTTGTGATCGGAATACAACTGAGCGCCCAACAGCTCCAGGAACTTCTGGTCCAAGCCTTCCGCGATCACAGGGAAGACAGATTCCAGCTCGCGAGCGCAGTCCCATAACGACTGCAAAGCGTTGAGGACGCGAAGATCGATCTCGGTGTTCGTCATGCCTTAAAGCTACACCAGCAAGGACAACTTGTCAAGCATTTCAGTCAGAATGTCGAGACGTTCCCCGGATGATCGAACCCAGGATGAACACCGCCACGATCCCGAGGATCACCGGCACCCACATCGAACCCGGCCAATCGATGAACATGTAAAGGACCACGCCGAGCACAGCACCGAGCACGACCTTCAACGCGAACTCCCGGAGATCCTTCTCGAACCCGGTGCGCCGTCGCTCCATATCCTCGGACATGTCACAGCATCGTACAGCCCGTCTTGACCTGTGGGAAGACGGAGGTGTCAAAAGATCGAATCCGCAGCAGCTGCGGAGAGTCATCATGCGTAGGGAGACACCATCCGCACGCGGCCACGTTTTCCCAGGACGCTCTCCGCAGGTGCGGATTCGAGACCGTGAGGTCAGCAAGGCAAACATGCTGCAAGCGAGCCGGGGGCAGCGCCAGGAGGGTCCGCGTAGGGGCCGCTCTCAACCCTCAAATCCAAAAGCCCAGGCCAGGGGCAGTGCGACAAGTCAGCAAAAGTTTGCTCGTCATGCGTGAGAAGGGCGGCTCGTCAGGCGATGGTGCGACCTAACCACAGCACACCTAACAGAAAGACTACGATGCTCGGCCACAGATACAAAGCGAACGGAGAGAAAAACAGCAGCCTACCGGCCGCGTACACCACGAAAATCACGACGAACTCCCAGGTCACAAGCGGTTTGTGAGGCGAGAACGTCAGAGTACAGCACGTGTGACAAACAAACAAGTGCTGCAAGGCGGCTGCGGTTCCTTCTTGCCCTGCTCGTCTAGGGCCATCGAGACCCGGAGCCAGACGAGTGACAGCCGCGTGAGAGCTACTTGCCCACCTTGGCAGCGGGCTTGGACGCAGGAGGTGCGTACGGACGAGAGGGCGGAGGCGGCGGGATAGCGGGCTTGGACGGCGCTGTGTTGACCGTAGAAGCCTTGGGAGCAGAAGTGCGGCCCCCAGTGGCTGATGTGGAAACAGGAGGCTTAGAAACGGAATCAGAGGCCCTGGTGGAGGACTGGGAAGAAGAGACACCAAGACCGCCACGCTGGATGGTGGACAACGGGGCAGTGCGAGCACCGGGACGGTAGAGGGACTCACCCGGCTTGAGCTGGGGATTCTCCGCGAAACGACCGCGATCGAGATGGGTGGTGCGGATATTCGCAGGGCGAGTACGGGAGTAGGTGGAGGGCACCGGATAGCCCACGTACACCACATCCACGAACTCAACATCATAGCGATAGGGAGAGTATCCCCAGGTGAAGCGCGAATTTATAGGAGCATCACCGATGGGACAGTACTCATCAGGAACGCGAATGTTGGAAGAAGGATCTACGCAGATGGTGCTGGCGTAAAAATCATCGTCATAGGGAGAGGAAGTGCCGCAGGATGCGGTGATGAGCGCCGTAGTGGCTAAGAGAGGGGCGATATAAGGCTTGATGGAGCGCATTGGTGTCATCCTTTCTGTGTAGGAGAAATGAGTAGTGGAGGGTGATGAGGTTTGCGGGAGTTAAGCGTTTCCCCAGGTGGGAGATGAGAATGAGGGGGTTAGGGATGTCGTTGAGAGCTGTGGTGAGCAGCTATCTGAACCACACGGAGCCGCAGCTACACCGGATGATCAGGCCCTGATCCGTGGAATAAAGAGGGGGAGTGGGTGGTCTGGATGTGGCGGAGGGCGAGCTTGTGGAACAGCCAGATCATTCGGGGATGTCCTTCCCAGGAGGAAACAACAGATCAGACAGCACGATGTGCAGAGAAGCCCACTCCCGGGACCTCCACATCGTCTGCACTCCCTCAGCATGAGCAGTCCACCAGCTGCGAAGAGGCTCCAGATCCGGCTGATTAGTCAGCGCCTCACGACGCGAGTAGTCGAGGAGCTGGACGAGAGCGGTGACCGGCAGGGTGACATCAGGAATGTCAGGAGAGGGCGTGAGACTCACCTGCGACATCTTCAAAGCATCGAGAACCCGCTCCGCAGCCTCACCGACAAGCCGGGAACGGGAGACAGCGACCTTCAGATCGTCAAAAGCAGTCACAGCAGATTCACCAGACTCTCGATGAGCTTGAACAGCTCCGGATGGGTGGCAGAGAGATGCTCACCGTTCGTCGAGCGACCGATCTTCAAGCTGTCCGACTGAGCGTTGGCCCAGTCGTGGAGCGCCGTGATCCGACCGACGAACTCATTCTCGACGGCATGCTGCTGCGCATTCAGAACGAGCGCGGCCAGCTCACCGAGGGTAAGCGTGATCTCCGGGCTCGAATCCGAAAGCGTGTTCTTGCACGGACCGTCCGCCAGCTTCGCGAGCTTCTCCGAAACCGCCACGACGCTGCGAGCATCGGAAGCCAGATCAGAGAGCCGCTTCGATACCGGCTCCACGATTTCCATCATGTCTGAGTCCTACCCTCAGGCTCGTCGGGATCGGAAGGCTGATCTCCGGAATCGAGCCGCGCTCGTTGTTGATCTGAGTGACCTCCGAGAGCGCCTCGGAGTGGTACGCGATATCGGTCAGCTAGGAATCGAGGCTGGTCATGTCTAGCTCCTACCCAAGAGGTCGATAGACGCGGTGAACGCGACGTACTCGTCCGAACCCGTCTCCACCTTGGAACGAAGATCCCGGAACAGCTCGATCGCAGCCAGCCGCTCCTGCTCAGCCGTCTTCTCCCGCTCGACACCACGACGGATGCGAGCCCGGAACACCCGGAGAAAGAGCAGCGGGCAAGCAATCAACAAGGTCACCGGCCAGACCCACGCCGCGATCAAGGCGCCGCCCACGAACAGGACCAGCTCCTCGCCGCCATCGTTCGCGCCGTAGTACCAGCGGTACTTCAAGCCCTCACGCTTGAGCGCCATGTCCCAGACCGCAGCGAGCGCGGCCAGCACCGTGAACAGCAAGGCGCCGCCGAGGTAAGTCCATCCGAAAACGTCTCCGGTACTCACGCCTCGCTCCGATTCTCGAAGGCCCGACGCAGATACACCGAGGGATCTGCGTTGGCAAACTCCACCTTCCCCATGATGCGGCCGACCGTGGTCACCTCCAGCTCCAGGTCGGCTACCAAGACCGCCAACGTACGCATGAGCGCGCCCTTGACCTCCAGCATCGCATCGAGGAACCGAGGGTCCTCCGACGCTGCCCACTGCCGAAAGATCCCGGCGAGCAGGTCCAGCGCTTCGAGGTCAGCATCAGAAGGAAAGGTGCTCGTCATAAGACTGTCCTACCGTCGAACAGACAGTTCTTCGTAGCGAACACCGCTGCCGTCGGAAACAGCCAGATGCCCCGGCAGCACCTCAGCATACGAACCCGGGTTGATGCACATGTGCGAGCCGCTGGCACGCTTCACCCAGCCCGGCGAGAGCAGACGCACCGCGATCTTGCGCGGGTTCTTCGGAGGGCTGGAGACCAGGCGAACCCAGCACTTCCACTGGGTGTGCCACCGGGCGCTGCCCACAGGATTCCGCTCTTCGGTAGCCGACAGCACCGAGTCAGGGTTCTCCGGAACGGCCGAGCGGCGAGACAACGAACGCATGGTCACGCTCACCGACGTGTTGGCGCCCCACTTGTGGCGCGCACCCTTCTTGGACACAAACACCGTGTCCTCCACGAACCGGCAAAACGCCACACCGTGAGAGACCGAGTCGACCAACAGCCAGCACTGCCACGCGGTGTGCCACCACTTCTCCCCAGGAGCAGGCTGGAAGTCCGAGGTGACGCCGTCGATCAGACGTCCTAACTCGGTGCGTGCAGCGGTGTTCCGAGGGACCTGCAGAGGGCTGAGCAGCTTATCGAAAGACACCGTCAGACGGACCTCAGAGCCCTTGGCAGGCGGCAAAGACGTCGTCGACAAAAAATCGTCCCACGGAACCGAATCATCGACAGCGACGTCACCCGCCGAAACGGTGACGTCTACAGCAGAGTTTGCCAGCATCTCATTGCCCAGCGCGACCAAGAACTGCGCGAGCCGAACCCGGTCAGCCTGCGACGGACGAGGAAACTTCTCAGTGTGCACGAGGATCGTCCTCCTTCTTAGGTTCGGGGAACTCGGGCAGCTTCTTCATGTGGAAATGCACGCCGATCTCATAGCTCGACGCCTCAGACAGGCTCACCACATGGTGGCGCGTCTCGACGAACGCCGTCACCGTCCGGACATCGCCCGCCAGCACGGCATTTCCGAGCCCGACCAGGAACCTGGCTACCTTCTCCCGATCCTCAGGATTAGCAGCAGGAGAGAACCACATGGACTGGCCATCAGGAGGGCGGGGCATGCTCGTGTTCTACCGACAGGCTCACCACATGTGCGGTCGGCAGCAGCCCAGACAAAAGCTGCCGTTAGACGACGGCGAGCCATTCACCAGATCCACGGCGAGCCATTCACCAGATCCGACGCCACGGCGAACGAACGACGCTTCTTCGACTTCGCGTAGCAGTCGAAGCACTTGTGCCCCAAACCAAAACTCTGCGAAACAGAGCAGAACTCCACCTTAGCGCACTTGAGACAGAACGTCGCAACCGTGCGTGACTTTGCGGTAAGCAGACCCATGTTGCCCTGGCACGGCTTGCACACCAGGAACTGCCGACCACCGGCCACCGTGCGCGCCGCGTCCACACCGAGAACAGTGGTGTCGTTGCACCACACGCACGGCGCCGCCTGCAGCCCGGTAGAGCGAGCAGCCAGACGCGGAAGCGACTTCTGATGCACGGAGAACAACGCCAGGAAAGCCATTGCGATGCCCGCATACGACGACCCGGCGGAGTAATTACCCATCGCGAAGAACATCAAAGCCAGCCCGACCAGCGTGCCGAAACAGATCACCAGCACGACCGAGTACACCCGGCCCAACATCCCGACCTTGGTCTTCTCCGGAACAGGGACCGCCTTGGGAAGGTCGTCCACAAGATTCCACAGGTGCGGAGACATCCCGAGCGGATCCCACGACGGAGGCTTGAGCGGCTCCGGCTCGTCCACCTTGACGTCGACCTCATCCGCGAGATCGGCATACGGAGTCGACACGCTCGACTCGACCTGCTCCGACCACGAATCAATCGTCGCCATTAAATCCGCAAACGACGGTCCCCTGTGACGGGTCCGACCATTCACCGCGTGCGACGAGATGACATCGACGTTGCCGTCGATGGTGGTGCGGACCTCGACGTTCATCGCGTCGATGGTCGCCTTCACCTCAGCCGCCTGCGCATTCAAAGCCCGCAAAGAGGCTTCCAGCCGCTCGGTCTCATCCGACCAGGAGGTGCTCGTCATAAAACTGTCCTACCCCACAGCACGAGGAAAAGCACGCAACACCCGCAGCTCAGCAGGAGACAGCACCACCGCCTGCGGGCGCAGCGAATCCTCGTTCCACAGCACCTCGACACGGTCGGTGTCCACCAGCTTCACGACACGTCCAGTCAAGAGCTGGAAGTTGATCGAGCAGACCTCGGAGCCGGTGAACACCGGACGGTTGGCCGAATCCCGCACAAGCGAACCCGGCTGCTCGGTAGCCATTCCCCACTCCAGCATCTGACGAGCGCCAGGAAGGATTCGAGCAGCCATGACGTGCCTCCAAGGGCATCGGGGGGAGGGTCAGTCTTCTACCGGACCAGAGCCGGGTCACTCAAGGCGCGAGCCTGATCGAGAGCCGTCTTCAGCCGGTTCTTCATCTCCGACAGAAACTCTCGACGCTCCTGGGAGTGCCCCGCCGACATGTACTCGATGGTCAGATCGTCAATGAGCTTCTCGAACGGCTCCACGACGGAGGGCGGGGGAGCCCAGTGCATCGCACCCGCGCCACCAGACCAATACGCCTCCTCGAAGCCGTCGCGGTCGTAGTCGATCAGCCACCGCTTGAGTCGAGCCTCTGTCCATCCGAGATATTCCGACAGCGTGAGCGTCTTGGATTGAGAATTCTCCCAACGAGTGATCTGACGACTGACCTCGTCCACGTCGTCGGGGTCGACCGGGTTGGCGCGATTCGACTCCACGACCTGAGCGTGCCGATCCATTTCCTTACTCCTTCTCTAAGCCCAGCAGCAGCCGCACGGCATCCAGATACACCGGGTCCTCCCGGCGGCACAGCTTCAGCAGATCCAAAACCTCGTTGGCGTCACTGTGGTAGCGATTCAAATGCAGATGCCGACCGGCCGCTTCAACGCGAAGCGTCAGCAACTCTCGCAACGCCGTAGCAGATTCAAGAGCAGCAGGCTCCGGATTCCACTCAGCCGTCCCCAAGTCCAAGTGCGACAAAATCGGATCTCCCGCACCGGCCAACTCTTCGGGAGCCGGAGCAGAAATGCGGGCCTTGATCAGGTACCAACGAAAACCCTGAGGGTAGAACGCCTGCTCGGCGTACTCCGTCGGAGTCAAGGTGTCGATGGGAGGACCGAACTGATCAGCACGCAGAATCAGAGCGCCAATCTTGTGCGCGTCCAGCAGAATGTCGAGCAGCTGAGTGTCGTGTCCATTGATGAATCGGTTACCAGGACGAACAACCCGACCACAGCCATGACGACACAGATTGTCGCCCCACACCAACGTGTATCGATCAGTCACACGGCTCTCCTACCCAGAGACCAGGATCGGGGACACGCACATTCTTCACAGCACGACGGCGCAGAGAACGGCGCGCCTTGCGATCCTCGAACGCCGTCACGATCTGCAAACCGCTGTCGGTCAGCACGACAGACTGAAGCTTGCGATACCGATCGTGAGGATCATTCTCCTCAACAGCCCAACGCCTGTTGACGAACGAATGCAGCGTCTGAAAGTGCGCGCACAACTTCGGGTCGGCAGAATACCCATCCGCGTACAGCCGATGGTTAGGCGCCTCACCAGCCCGGATCAGCGCCCTCTCCTGCAACGCGGTCATAGCAGGAATTCCGTTCAGAAGAGTCAGATCCGCCTGAATATCCTTGGGGCTGCGCATGGGACGCACCGTATTACGCGGCCCACCGCGACGGGAAAGCATGCCATACCACGCAACGGACTGGCGCAGCTCCGTCTCCAGAGACACCTCACGACGGTCCAACTCCGCAGCCAGCTCCAGCAGAAACTCTGTGTGCGTGACCATGCTTGCCTTATACCCCGGGATTGGCCCGGAGCAACTCGCCCTCACGCAGCGACAACACCGCCGCCTCCCCCAGCCAATGACCAACCGGCTGCACCTCCCAGCCGAGGGTGCGCGCCACGTGGATCTCCAACTGAGCGCCCTTGGAATTGGCCCAGCCCTCCAGCGTTGCCACCGCCTCGCCGTACTGCAGCAGCGCGACCAGATCAGCGCGGAGGAACTCGTGCCACTCATGCGGTTCCGGCCCGCACTTCACCGAGCCCTGGCAACCGCACGACAGCAGAAGCTCCGCCGGATTGCACACCTCATAGCCCGCAGTACGGAGCTGGTGTGCTGCTCGGTTGAAAGCAGGAAAGTTGTATGACGGAAAACCGGACATCGGCCCCGACAGATAAAGCCGCTTCATTGAGTCACCAAGATCTTTAAGGACACGTCAGCGCGGATCACAAAAGCCCACTTGTCAAAGCGAATGTCATAGAGAGACGTGTCAGGTTGAATCGACCAATCGAGGATCAGCCCTGGCGGTAACTCGGCGAGCCACCTTGCGAATAGGGCCTGGTGCGCGTCGACGGCACGGCGCGCTTCCTCCCACGCTCGTGATTGCCTTTCCCAGGACGAGCCGCCATCCAGCGCAGAAACTGGGCGGCATCCCAAACTCGCTCCCCCGTCACAGAACGGAAATCGTCCAAGGGCGGGGGAGCTTGTCTGCGGGACACGAGCGCTCGCCATGTCGCTGGCTTGCAACGCAGCAGCGCAGCGCACTCCGACGTCGAGAGCACGGCTTCCGGATACATATCCGGTCACTTCGTCACGCATCACGGCGCTGCCTTATCCGAGCATTCCCAGCTGATACAGCTTGAGAATGAGAGCCACGTTCATGCCCCAGTGGACGTGCATGATCTCTTCCATGCCGAACTCCTACCCGGCGAGAGTCAGCGATGCCACAGACTTGCGAAGCTGACGTGACTGCACCAACGCCACAGCGACATCGTCGGCCGCGCGGTGCGGACGGAGCTGGCTCACGATCAAATTGCCCGGAGGAAGCTCGATCCCCTCGACACCGCTCTTCGTCAGCCGGTCCGTCACGCCTTCCTCGGTCGACAGGCCCAGCTCATCCGGGTCTGCGCCCACCGCAGCGATGAGCTTCTCCTGGTCGCGGATGCCCGGGATCCCCAGCAGCGTGCGCGCTACCGAGATGTCAGCACTGCGGTAGTGCAGCCGAGGGTGCGAGCCAGTCGAAGCGATCAGCCGCGAGAAGATCTGCTCCAACACCTGACGATCGAAATGCGACACACCCGCGCCCGCCAGGTACAGCGTGTCTTCAGACTTCCAGCCAGCCGACCACAGATCCTCAAAGATCAGGTGGTCGAGGTCAGCGTTGCCGCGCAGCTTCACCCACGGCGGAGCAGCCAGCCAGTCCTGCGCCAAAAGCGACTTCCGGTGCATGTCGACAACAACCTGATCAAGCTGCTGCGTCCAGCCGATACGAGAGGTGCTGCTGTTCACGTACACCGGAGTCACCGGAGTCACCGGAGTAGAGCCGTTGGTCGAGAACTCACAGAACCGGGACCGCAACGGCGAGAGCTGATGCAGCCGACTATCCGTGACGGTCCACGCGGCCTCAAGGATGGTAGTCGTCTTGACGTCTAGACCGGTGGTCTCGAAATCGAGAAACAGAAACTTGTCGCTCACTTACCTGCCTCCAAGGGCTTACGTGTCTTTGCGACAGATACCGCCAGGGCATAACCGATCGGAGCCCCGTCGAAGGCAGCGTCCCGAGGAACCCACTTCAGACCACCCGCCTCGATGATCTCCTTCACCGGCTTGGCCGAGAGACCGCCCGGGACATTCGCCGAATTCAGCGCGAGACTGCCGAAAGGGTTAGAAGCCATGGGCAGGTTCTACCCGAGAAAAATCACCTCAGTTGAACCATTATGTCCGTGAATAGCGATGACAGATTCAATGTCATTCCACAACACGACAGATGAGTGCTCGCCGATCCAACGGAGTGCAACCCGGCCATCGGTGAACAGGATTCCCTCGCCCACCACTCCCGTGCCACTCAGACCAGTGTGGTCGACCGCGCGCACAAGATGGAACAGCCGGGGAAGTTTAGATGCCATGCCCAGGGATTCGGGCTACTCCCCCTGGAAGATGAACGGAGACGTTGCAATCTCCGTGCCATCGTCGAGCTTCGAGATCTTGAAATCGGCAAAGACGTTCGGGGCAGCCGACTGCAGGTGGATCAGCATCTCGATCGCCAGCGCCCGAATCTCCACGTCTGCATGCTCGGAAGCACGCATGAACAGGAAATGCCGCAACGCCCGGTAGTTACCGGTGATCACGATCTTGGTCTCGGTGGCGTTGGTCAGCACCGAGCGCGACGCCTGCCGAGCAGCCTTGCGCAGCGCGGTCTTGGACCACTCCGGATAGTCGGCGGCGATCGACGCCTGCAGCGACGCGTTCAGCTCGTCGTAGGCCAGCTGTGTGGCGAACACGGCCACCCTGAACGCCTCCAGGCGCGCGGGATCGTCAGAGACGATCTCAGGCACCACCACGGCCGCCTCAGCCTCATCGACGTACCGCTGCGAGAGCTGGGAGTAGCTGAAGTGCCGATGCCGGATCAGCTCGTGAGTCAGCGAGCGCGAGACCCCGGTGATGTAGAAGCTCACCGAGCCGTGCTCCAGCACCGAGAGGTGGCCGACCTCCAGGATATGACGGATGTAGCCAGCATTGGTCGCCGTCTTGGGGTTGGGCTTAGACCACGACTGGTAACAAGCCCGGCCCGCGAACTCGGCAAGAGCTTGTCCGCCATCCGTCTCGGTTGTCCATTCCGGAACGTCCGGCGGGAAAAACTCTGTCTTCGCGATCAATTGAACCCGGAGGTTAGCTTTCTTCACAGACATCCTTACGGCTCGGCCCAGCAGTAGCGGCAGCACGTCACTTCGCCGAGGTCACGCCGCCACGCCTCTACCCAATAGTGTCTTCCGAGACGACACAGAGTTTGACGGCGCAGATCCGGGCGAGCCTTGTACTCCCACCACAAACGAATGTGGTGAACAGGGCCGCCGGGCATCGACCAGCAATACGGCGAGAACGGCACGTGCATCAGATCGTGAAACTCGCTGAAAGCTTGTAGAACTTGAACGGAGGTTCGCGCATTCGCAACGCCGTGACGTGGCGCAACCGGTGAGAACGGAGACGACAGATTAGCTCTCGTCTTCGATTTTTGTAAAATAGCCCTTCACATATCCAGAGCCGCGTGATTTGCCAGGCATGAAGTTGCGCATATCCTCTACAACAAAAAAATGGTCCCACGCGCCCAGCTTGTAAGAACCATCGTCGTAGCGACGCAGCTCCACACCATCCGGGAACCGCATCACGATAGCGCCCTTACGGGCCTTTGTCGGTTGCGTGTACGAGATCTCCGGGGCACCCGGGACATTCGACATGCCGACGTTCTACCCCCAGGCCGAGACACAACCCCAGCGGTGACAGCGGAAATCGGGGTGCACAGAACGTCGATCCAACAGCGTTGTCATGTCAATACGGTAGATAGGAGGATTTAAAATCGACATGCAGAACGGAATACCGAAATCGTCCAGGGCGTGATAACGAGAAAGGCCACCCGCCAAAAGGCGAGCGGCCTGACCCGGCTTGGTATCGATTACTTCCACAGTCACACGTTCGTCATACCCCGATGCTTCATGCACGGCTCGCAGTACCGGAGCGGAGTGTTGTAGTCCTTGCGAGGATAACTCGGGCAATGGCCCAGCTCATGCACGTAGAGACTACCGTTAATGCAAAGGGTGACGTCTTCCTCGGTGACCTCGAACTCGCCGACTATGAATTCCAGGTCGTCGAGTACATCCGTGCGGCCCTCATCGCGGTAGTAGGCCGAGTCGTCCCAGTTGCCACCCGACGGACGCGCATCGCGAATGAAATTCTGCAGCTTCAGCAGCTCCGAGCGCTTCATTTCACCAACACCGTCCAATACCAGCTCGACACCGGAACACCGTCATCATCGGTATCCGGAGCCTCCAGCCGACGGTCATACACCGTGCGCACGCCCATGCGCAGCACCAGCACGTCACCCACCTGCGGGACGTCGATTCCCTGCTTGAGCTTGAAGTCCTCCAGCGACTCGCCCCACGCAGGCTCGACACCGTTGAACTGCTCACGATTCTTCAGGCGGTCGAACACCATCGGGTCGTAGGCGATCCACATCATCGGCATCGCTCAGCCCTCCAGGTTCACAAGCACGTAGAGGTCGCGCATGGCCTCGTAGACCTGCGTCGCCGCGTGCACCGAACCCTCGAACTCGACCCGGGTGGCGAAGAAGTCATCCTCGCCGTCACCCTTGGCCTCCGCCTTGACCGTGAGAGCGCCCCGGTAGCCCAGGCTCAGCAGGTGCGTGACCGTGGTCTGCCAGTACGGAAGCTCGTCCTGGGACAGGATCAGGAACGCGTTCACGTAACCGGGGGCGACGGTGAACGGGGGCTTGGGGAGAGTCTGCGTGTTCGTCATGTCCAAAGACTAACACATGTCGGCAAGGCAAGCAAGTCCGACATACAACAAGGGGCCCCACCCTCCCCCAGCGAGAAGGTGAGACCCCTTGTCGGATCCCCCGCGATCAGGACGCGTTGTACTCCAACGCGACGTCAAGGCCGTTCGGAGAAGCGGTGGCCTGGTTCGAAGCCCGGATGGTGAACTTGACGTTGCCCGTCTGACCGAACGCGATCGAGTCGGTGGCCGAGCCACTGTCGACCGACCAGCCAGCCGGAACAGCCTTCAGGTTGAAGTGGGCTCCGGTGATCGGGCCGCCACCGTTGTTCTTCACCACGGCAACGATGTCACACGATCCGGTCAGCGTCTCCGACTGCTGACCAGCCGTGACCGTGCGGGTCTTGGCATCGACCTGGACGTTGGAGCCGGACGGAGTGCCCGCCGTGCAATTCACGCCGCCAGTCAGGTTCTCCACAGACACGGACTGGATGACCAGATCGGCCTGGACGTTGCCCAGCACGGTCGAGCCCTTGAACGATGCCGTCAAGATGATGACCGCAGCGGCCACGCCTACGGATGCGAACAGGCCGACCAGAGCGCCAATGACAAGCTTGCGGCGGTGTGCGGAAAAGAAACTCACAGGGATGTCCTCGTGTATCGGGAGAGATTGAGACACCCTATGACCAGGGAGTCGCTAGCCCATCGATGAGAGGACGCCTCTCGTTACGAAAGGTTGCTCGGGTTCGCAGAAATTTCTTCGCGCGCCCACTTCCGGCCGTGCGCCTTGGTCACCACGTAATCGAAACGCGGCAGCAGCACCTCGACAACCGGATCCGGCTGCGACTCCTGCACCTTCATGCCGTCGTACTCCACCTTGCCGACAGAGCCGTCCCGGCCCATCACCACGACCCCCTTCGGAAGGTCATCGCCAGGCCAGAACACCCGAGGTTCACGCATGCCACGGCCGCCGGGCCAGAACAGCGACAAAAACTCCGCTACATGCATGTCAACGCTCCTCGTCAGGAAAATCAGGGCTCACGGTTGTCTCACACAGGAACGGACTCTCCACATAGAACGACGCCACGAACCACGGCGTGTAGAGATACCCGCTCGACCAACCCCAACTGCCGCGCAACGGCCGACGCGGAGAGAACCGCTTGATGTCGAACTCCACATTGTTGATGGTCAGATTCCACGTCGGCTCACCCGGAGGACGTCCGTCCTCGGAATACCACCGACGATTGAAATCCACTTCCAGAAACTGCTGTGTCTTCGTGCCACGCGAACTCATGTCAGTCCGCCTCCTTCTCCAGAAGCAGAAAGACCTCGTTGAGCCACTTGTCCGTCGGATCCACGTGTTCCACAGGAACACCATGCGCGGTGGCGTAGACACGCTGCGACAACGAAGCCAGCGCGGCGATACGGAAAAACTTCTCCGCCACCGCAGGCGGCAACACACGCGGAGGCTCCGTGTCGTAGTCCATGCCGGACTGCTCCGCCGTGTGCACCCGGTAGTCCTCCAGGTGGTTGATCGCGCGCTCCATACCACGCAGCGCAGCGTCACCGGACTCCCGATAGATGCTATCCCAGCCCTTCAACGCGTGGATGAGCTGGGTCAGCACGTCGGTCACGATCGCCGCGCCCGCCACCTCCAGCACCGCGCGCGAGACATGGTCGTCAACGCTCAGCACCTTCGCGAACCGAGCAGCGATCTCGTCGGACACCTCTACCGCAGCCATCAGGACACACCCTCCTTGTCCGTCCACGCAATCAGCAGACGGATAGACAAAGCCAGCTTGTTGTTGTCACCCTCAACCACGGAACCACCCCACGCACGAGTCACCGCAGGGAGACGACGCTCCCAGCCCGGGAGACCGCCATCGATGATGGTCTGACGGATTGCCTTCACGACCTGAACCCTGTGGCTACTACCCGGCTTGCGAGCCCCCAGCCACATGCTGCGCAGCACCGAGTCGAAGAACCACACGTCGAAGTCCAGCTCGCACTGCGCGCAACCGTCGGCACGCAGCGAGCCCGCCTGGTGCGGGCCCTCCGCGCACATATCCGGGTCGGGATCCCGCACGAACTCTCCCGCTCCAAGCAACGCGGACACGATCACCTGAACCTCAGCGTCGTTGCCCGAACCACGCAGGAAGTCCTCCAGCGTGCGAAGCGCGTTGAACGCCGCCTCACCGTTGGGCGAGCCAACACGCTCCAGGTCCACCCGAGCCGTCGCCACACGGGTACGCGCCAGCTGCGTCAGGTACCAGACCGGAACCCGGCTGGGGCTCTCGGCCACCTTGTTGCGGGTGCGGAAGTCCTGGTACAACGCCCAGAAGTCATCGCGATCCCGAAGCTCTTCGATGTTCGTCATGACATAAGAATAGCACGGTCTGACAAGTCAAGCAAGTCAGACCGTGCTAGTTATTTCAGGTCTTAGAACCCACCACCACCGGAGTCGCCACCGCCAGACGAGCCGCCCGAATCCGAGCCACCCGAGCTGTGCGAGGAACCGTAGTCGTGGGACGCGCCGCTGTGACCATACCCGCGGCTGCCCGATCCGGACGAGTAGTGCGGGGTCGAGCTGTGAGACGAGCTGGAGTCCGGAGCCGCCGTAGTCGAGCCGTACACGCCCGCAGCGGTCGCCAGATCGGTCAGGTCGGCGTCAGCAGCCAACTCGGAACGACGACGCTCAGCGGCAGCCTCACGCTTGCGGCGGCGCTCCGCCCCGCTGACCGGCTCACCAGAGACGCGATCGGCCATGTACTTGGCGAGAAGCGAGTCGTCGAACGTGGCGTAGGTCGACTTGCCCGAACCGTGCGATCCAGTCCGAATGCCAGGGAGCAGGCCCATGTCGTACTGCGAGGAAGCATGAACAGCTGCGTGACGACGCTTGATGCGGTCCCGGCGAGCGAAGAACGCCATCACCGATCCAACGATGACCAGGCCCGCCACGATAACCGTGACGACAATCCAAGTGTCAGACATTCCGATCCCTCTCTGTTGTGAACCGAAACTGTCATACCCGGTGACCGGAAAGATTGGCGACATAGCCGCAGCCGATCAGCCCGCTGCGATCTCTCCGGTTCTTACGTGGCTGCCCACACCGAAACGCAAGCGCCCCCGGCAGGACTCGAACCCGCACCTTACGGCCTAGAAAACCGTTGCCCTATCCATTAGACCACAGAGGCTTGTATTTATGGTGCCCCCGGCAGGATTCGAACCTGCGATGGTACTTTCGTACGTCGGATTAAAAGTCCGAAGAGATCGGCCGCTAGTCGACGAGGGCATGTCTAATTTAGTTGTTACGCACCCCCACCAGGAGTCGAACCTGGACAATCAGTTTAGGAAACTGAGGCTCTGTCCGTTGAGCTATGAGGGCTTGCCTGACTACTCACGTCGTTTTCTGTGGGAAGACATTACACGACTAACGCCGAAACCACAGAACAGCACGCAAGCCGCCAGGTTTTCTTCAGGGTCGACATCAAGGCGCGCACCTTGCCCGATGCCGCTTTGCCCCGGTGACGATGCGCTGGCACCGGGATTCGTCGCAGCCTGACCTGCAGAGTGGGACGGAGAGGAATCGAACCTCTCGGCGAGCCGTCGCTCACAGACGCCAGTCCACGCAGGAATCGAACCTGCTTACCGCCATGTCGTCCCAAGTATGAAGTTGAAGGATCGCCACCCGGGACTCGAACCCGGAAGTACTCCCGTCGGAGTGTAGGCCGTCTACGCGACGATCCAGAGCCTGAGCCGGGAATCGAACCCGAGGTTGTGTCTTACGAGGACACCGCTTTGCCATTAAGCGACACAGGCAGAACGGATAGAATCACCGGCGGGCCCGCCAGAACTTCTACCCTCACCAGCGCTACCGATTACCCGGATCAAACGGCCGGGCTCTTGCGCTACCGATGTCCGGCATTCCCTCCCTGATGCTGCCGACCCCTGCAGAGGGTCTGCCAGTCGGAAAAGCCTGCGGACAGGTGCACCCATCCGTTGTGGATCCCGAGGGAGATCGAACCCTGCACCCCGCTCCATACTGGATCACGCACGGGGGCCGCCTGGAGGACCCGTCTGAAGTTTTAGCGCCGAGTGAGGCTCACCAGAGTTTGGAATCGAACCCACTCACCCGACTAAGCAATCCGACGCAGCTGACGTCTTCTCGCTTTGTGTTCCCTGCAGGATTTGAACCTGCGACCTTCGGTATGTCGAACCGACGTTCTACCACTGAACTAAGGAAACAAGACGGGGAGGGAGCGACCCTTCCCCTCATTGGCGCCAGTCAACGTTTCACCAAGGGCTACTCCGTCTTCCCTAACCAATGCTCGCTCGGTGCGCGTACCTACGCCGGGATGCCCTCGGGCACCACGACGACTCGTCACTACCAAACTTCAAACCGCTGCAGCAGTCTGCGTGCCCCCTAGAGGAATCGAACCTCTGTTTCCGGTTCCGTAGACCGGCGTCTTATCCCCTGGACTAAGAAGGCATGTGTGAAATTATCGAAAACAGAACCTGTGCTACCGTACACCATTGACCAGGGCATCCGAAGATGTGTACACCCCTAGCGCACCGGAAATGGATCCGGACCTGGATCTGTTTTCAATTTTAGACAAGTACGGCGATCCCGCTTTCCCAAAGCATGTCGCATCAACCTTTTCAGCTCACGAGTAGGATCTCGGTATTGCTGCTTGTCTAGTACGCCGAGTGGGAGTCGAACCCACGCCCTACGAATTAAGAGTTCGCAGCTCTGGCCTCTGAGCTACCGGCGCTTGACATTATTTAATTCTCCACCACCCGAAGGTAGCAGCCGTACGTCGTGTATGGCAATTTGCACAAACTACGTGGCACTTTGCCATTTCAGCTCGGAGACGCTTAGGAGAACCACCGCTGACAAGGTAAGAAACATTTGCAACCTTGTCGCCCTGATGATCAAACTGAAGAACAACAATGTCGTCTTCACCACAATCAACACAGGGATGTTCAATTAAGTAAGCACGAATAATTTCTCGATTGCGATCTCGTTGAGCATTTGCAGTCGCAAGCCTTTTAGGGTTCTGATAAGCTTTTGTCACAATATACGACGCAGCATTGTCAAGAACTCTACATGGTTTGCAATTAGCTTGCAAACCATCATTGCGAGCTGCATTCTTACCAAAATCACTGGCCGGTACAAATTCTTTGCACCGGCCACATCGCTTCTTACCGGGCGGAACCACGTCCGGCTCTGCCCATCTCACCGCCTCGGACATGGCAGTAAGAGTAACAACATTCAGAGTCAAATGCAACTAAGAATTAGGGTCGGCGTGTTTGGCCGCTACACTACCTCGCCATACAGGATCAGACAGCGCGGCCACGCCGTCCAAGATCCGTCGGAAGGCGCTAGCAGCCTCCAGCGAGAACGGGATTCGAACCCGCGTCTCCGATTATTAAATTAAAAACAGGCAGGGTGTGCTTTATCCGTACACCACACCGCGAATCCAGAAACTATACAGCTGTACACACTGTACCGCTTCCTCGGGGCTGCGCAAACCCTTTTGGCGATGGCCCAGGGACTTGAACCCGGCCCCTCCCTGCCCTTAGCTATGAACTTATCAACTAGAGAAAATCTAGCATTTAGCTGCTTGCTTGTCAACACCTGCTTGGCGCAGACCCTGTCCTACCCCGCCAACGAGCGGATCAGACGTACTCTGCCGGATCAATCTTCACGAACGCCGACGGGATCAGCTCGATCGAACGCACCCAGGAACGGTCCTTCGAGATCCGCTCCGCCATCGAACGATTGAGGTTAGCCTGCGCCGATCCCATACCACGCTGCATGCGACGGCCATTACGCTGCAGCGGATTGTAGAACGCCACCCTGCCCTGCTCGTCAAGCAGCCACCAGTAATTCTTGTAGCACATCACGATGCCCGCAGGCGAATCGGTCAGCTCTGCCACAGAAATCCAGACATAGTGATCCAGAGGAATCTCGGTGTTCGTCATGTGACTACCTTACCGTTCTTGTCAGCAGTTGTCAACTCACCGGCGGTCGTCATCCATGAAGTTCTTCAGAGCCGACTTCGCGATCGGGCCCAGGAACTCGAACACCGAACTCAGATCCGGCGCGTCCTTCCCGGCCTTGTCCGTAGCACCCGGGTCAGCGGCACGCTCAGCCTTCAGCGCCTCCAGCTCGGCCTCCAGGCCCGCAATACGCGTGCGCGCCTTGCCGACCTCCTCGTGCAGGTGCAGAGCGTTCTTGCCTTCAACATCGCGCTGCTGAATCGCTGCGGAAAGCTGCTGAGCGAGAGCCATGTTCCTCTCGTCCAACTCATTGGCTTCGCGGACCGCCTCGTCACGCTCCTTGGTCAGAGCCAGGCCCTTGCGATACGCGGTCCGATACGACTCACGCACATCGTCGAGCTGCGTCTTCAGACCAGCCACCTGACCGCGCAGCTTCAGAATCTCTTCAAACCGCTGCTTCTGATCACGTCCCTGACTTCCGGTCAAAGGCGCGTACTCCGCGTCAGCCTTACGAACCCTCTCGATAAGAACCTTCTTATCACGATTCAGGTCGTGCAGACGATCCGTAGCCGCCTCAATGACCTCCAACGGCTCCGCCTCGCCCAACCGATCCTGATCAACCGGGGCCAGACCCTCCAACAGAGCCGCAGCAGCATCCCGCAGCTTGCCCTGCTCGATCATCCGGGACGTGTTGTCGAGATCGGTGTTCGCTTCCTGCGTTTCGGCCTGGCGCTTCCACAGGTTCGCCAGCTCGCGAAGCGCGTGGTGCGGAGCAGGCTCAGCCGACTCCAGACCACGGCGCACCGCGTCCCACAGCATCTCCGACTTGGCAGACGGGACATGCGACAGCGGCTTACCGTTTTCGTCGAAGACATCCGGGTGCATCGCAGCCGCTGCCTTACGAACCTGCCATTCCTGGATGTTCGTCATGTCGCTGTCCTACCCACTCAGCTAGAGATAACGCCGTGCTTAGTGGCCGCGTCGATCCAGCTCTGCCACTCGTCGACCATCAGATCGGCGAACGCCAGCTCGGCGATGCCCTGCGGGTCCGGAATGTCCTTAGCGTCGATGTTGTCGAGCAGCCTATCCTTCTCCGTGGCGTCGTCCAGCTCCTGCAGGAAGTCGACCGGGCGCAGCGACAGGAACTTGATGAACACCGGGTACCCGGCCAGCTCGTAGGCTACCTTCTTGGTGGCGCGCTTGTCCTCGCGGTTCGGAGACCCGTCACCGATGACAACCGCGAACACCGGGTAATCCGACTTCTCGGCAATAGCCTTGAGCGCCTCCAGCGGAGCCGACATGACCGTCGAGCCCATCTCGTGGCGGCGCCAAATCTGCGAGTCGACCACGCCCTGATAGTTGTCCACGGTCACCGTGACAGCAGGGTAGAGACGGCTGTCGAACGCGATCACCGGGATCTCGCCGTCAGCATCGACCTGCAGCGAAAACGCCAGCACACGCTCGACCAGAGCCTGCACCGCGCCGTTGTGGTAGTCGTAGTTCATCGAACCGGAGTGATCGAGCAGCAGCACTACCTGCGCCCGCATGCCGGACAGCCCCGCCTTCGACAGCGAGATACCAACCTTGTCGGCACGCTTCTTCAGATCGATGCGGGACTCACCGAGCGAATCCAGATCGAACGCCGGAGCGCCCGCCGGATCCTTCGTAAGCTTGACGGTCTTCTTCACCATGTCAGGCATTCAATGCTCCAGGTTAGTCGGAAAGAGCGGGGCGGGGACACGCTGTGAGGGATTGTCGATGAGAAACGGCTAGATCGTGATAGGGCAAGTCGAAGTGATCAGAGCGGAGCTGTTCGGTGGTGAACGTGGTCTGTCGATTGGCACGGGCAGATTCCGGAGGGTCCGGGTGCCGGGCGGGGTTGTCGAGAAGCAGCGGTTCGTTCGGGCGCGTACGTGGTCAGTCAAATTGCGCAGACGCGTTCCGGGATACGAAGGGTAGTCGAAGGGCTTAGCCCAGCCCGAAAGCTCCGGGACTCAGGGGCGGCCGGTGCCTAACTCCAGCCGCCCCTGTCCTACCCCAGATCAGGCGCTAGCGGCCGTCTTACGACGAGCAGCAGGCTTCTTCGACGAACCCGTCACCTTCGCCCCCGCCTTGCCAACCTCAACACGATCCCAGTTGACAATGCGGTACTTGCCGAACGACTGCGAACGGCTCGCACCGATACCCTGCTCCTCACCGGTCAGCCAGATCATGGCCCACTCGGTGTCGGTGAACGCCCAGTCCGAGAGCACCGTGAAGTTCAGATCGACCTCGTGACAAATCTCCTCGTACTGAATGCCGGTGCCGCGCCAGGTGTGCACGAACCGCTGCACGATCTCATCGTGCTCCAGGACAGACTCACCGTCCCGGGTCAGATAGATGCGGTCGTCGTCCACGACGATGTGCTCCGCGAGGAACCCGAGCAAACCCTTGTTGGTCACGCCCCAGCCACGCTGGTTGAGCTTGCCCGCAGCGACGGCAACGTTGGCCGCCTCCTTGAGCGCCGCCTTCAGCTGACGACCTTCGATGTAAAGACCGTGCTGGTCCCGGCGAAAACCGTTGAGGTGCTTCGCCGAACCGACCAGAGCAACAGCCTCGTCAGCCGTGACACCACGCTCGGTCATAACCTTGGCGACCTCCTCACGAATCAGATCGTCGGAGGTGCCGAGCTTCGACCGGAGATGACCCTCAATGACCTTGGGATCGGTCGGAGTGCCGCCAGCGATGGCCCGGACGTGGAGGGTGCCGTTGAACTTGTACGGCCACGCCTGTCCACGGAACTGCTCGAAAACGCTATCCATTTTTACTGTGCCTCCTGGGCATCTTGGTAATGGATGTGTTTGCTTTCCTATGCCGGAATGGTCACAGGAGCCTTAACAATCGAGCGCATCAGCCTGTCATACTCAGACTCGGTGAATACGCTCGACACCGTGCCGTCTCCTACCCGGGAAGCAACAGCCCGGTGGAACGCGGCAAGCATGCGCGAAGTGTTCGCAGAAACCTCATACCGGTCCGCGACAAAAAGACAATCCGCAGCCGTCATCTCGGCAACACGACGCTGAGTATCCATACCGTCCACCACATAACGCTGGTCGAACGGAGACATCGCTGCGACGTCACCAGTCTGCTCGAACTCCTTCGCAGCGCGAGCGAAAGCTCCCGCCACCGCATGCGCACGAGCGCGAGCCCGGCGGGAACCGATCACACGGGTGATCTGCTCACGCAGGATGGACTCCGCCCGCGCCTCCAGCCACGCGGTCAGCACCTCGGGAGACGTCTCGCGCAACGTCGCCACGATATTCGCTGCCGCTACAGCAGGAATGACGTCTTCCTCTGCTTCAAGAAAGTCTCTGATGAACGAATTGATGTACTCATCAGGAGATGCTACTTCGATCACAACACTCTCCTACCCGATGACCAGCGAAAAAGGAACGTCGACGTGACACGGGGTGCGCGGAGACGCGACGGGCTGAGGCGGAAAGTCGAACCGGCGAGGCACGACAGGAGCGGATGCAGAGCTGCGCAGTCGAAGGGGTCGCGGTGCGTAGCGGCGGGAGGATCGAGGGTTGTCGAACTGAACTGGGATGCAAGGAACCCGAGCGGAGTGGGGCTGTCGAGTGGGGGCGACCAGAGATGGGCAGGTGCCGGGAAGTCGGATGGATAAGGGCAGGCAAGGGATGTGTTGTCGGACTGACTCAGGGGCGCGTTGCGAAAGCGCGGGGAAGACTCGGGACGTCGACGGGCCAGCGGTGTCGAGACGGGGGATGTCATGAGATAAGGGGTGGGCGGGGACAAAGATGGCATGGGCAGTCGAGAAGACGTGGGACGGCAGTGAAAAGTCGACGGGTGCTGAAGTGAATTGTTCTGGCAAGGGTAGTCGTAACACTGGGTAGTCGAATGGAGGCGAAGCGGCCAGAAGCGCGGCGGCTTGGAGTTGTCAGAAGGATCGGGCTGCGGCGGCTTGGAGTTGTCAGAAGGATCGGGCTGCATGCGCAAGGGGCGGTGGGGGGTTGTCGTGTGAATTGACAGGAGAAGGGGCGGAGCTGGGTTGTCGGCACGGGACGCGGCTTGAGATGACCCGGATAGTCGCAGCGGGTGGGCGAGATCAAATGTGGGGAGACATGTCGATGCGCGGCGCGGTGGGCGCGAGCAGGCGTGACGATGGATTGTCGAAACGGCTGGTCAGGGCGGGAAGACGACTTGACGATGTCGAGCGGAAGGAAGGGGCAGGGCATGCCAGGGAGTGGTACGGGATGTCGAAGCGAGCCGGACAGGCGCGAGATGACCAGAAACGACTTGTCGAAACGGCGGGGCAGGGCGCGCGGTGGCGAGCGTGGTCGAAACGGAGGGATCGCGGACCGTGCTGACGAGACCAGACATGTCGAGGGCTTACCCTGCCGCGATGCGGACTTAGTGGGCCGGGCGCCTAACTCCCGGAGACACAACAATTCTACCCAGAGAAAAGGCCCCGGATCCGAAGACCCGGGGCCGATTTCCGTCAGGAACGCTGTTCGATCCGCTCCTTGGCGTCCGGAGAAACCGTGAGACCGAACCGCTCAGCCACGTCCAACACAGCCGCACGCGCGAGCACAATCCGCACCTTCTCGAAACCCGCGTAGTCCGCGCGGTAGCGCATCTTCGGGTCACCGAACGGCAGCTCCTGCTGCGCCTTGACCAACTCCGGGTTGTACTTGGTCCCCGTCATGATCACGCGGTCCTCGTCTTCCGGGTCGCACATGACGTTGCAGATCTGCGACTCGGACACGTCCGCCAGCACCGTCACGACGTCGGTCAGGAACACCCGCTCGCCCTCAGCAGGCTTCGTGAGCGGCTCGATCCACGGCGTCAGCGCCGACGAGTCGACATACTGCTTGCCGCGCGTCACAGCCACGTAGGCCAGCCGCAGCTCCGGAGCCGAGAGACCCTCCTCCGACATCGGCATCGGAAAGTCAGACGCCAACTTGACCGAATTCCACTCGCGACCCTTGCTCTTGTGAGCAGTGCTGATCAGCAGCTGCGCGGCACGCTCGGGAACCGCACGCTCGACAGCGGCGAGAATGACCTGCGGAGTGTGGTCGTCAACGAGGTTGACCAGCGTCTGCAGGTCACGCGCCTCCTTGTCCTCAGTGACGTACTCACGAACCTGATTCCACGACTCGAACGCCCGAAGCTCCGGGTGATCTGTCGGACGGCCCTCCGTGAGGTCCAAAGCAGCCTGTGCCAGCCACTGCACCGCCTGGGTACCGCCGACCAGACCCGCCCGGATGCCCGACATCTGCGCCGTGAGCAGCCGCGAGACCGCCTCGGCGTTGGTGCGGCACAGGACGGTGTCCGGGTTGTCCAGGAACGCCAGCGCAGAGGACTCCGGTCCGAGACCCTGCAACTGATACGGCGTCTCCAGCAGCGACAGGATGCGATTGGCCTCATCAGCAATGGACTGGCCGAACCGGAACGACGCGGTCAGCGGAAGCCGGTACTCGGCATCGAACTGGTCGAGCGCGTCGATCGCACCACGCCACGCGTAGATCTGCTGGTTGCTGTCACCGTTCGGGATCAGCTGAACGCCGTGATCGGTCTGCATGCGCTGCACGATGCTCATGACCACCGGGTCCGCATCCTGCGCCTCATCAAAGAGAACGACCTCGCCCGGAAGTCGGAAATTCTTGTCCATGCTGGCGAGCTTCAGGTAGTGGTCGTGCATGAAACGGAGCTGACCCCTGCCCGAGGTGATGTCAGCCCAAGCACGCTGCACGTACGGGAACACGAACTCCTGCAGCGCCTTGCGCGGCTCGGGAAGATCCATACCCGGAACGCGGGGGATGTGGTGCATGCCGGGCTCAGGAGCGTCGGAAGCGCAGAACCGAGCCACCGACTCCATGACCAGACCAGCCAGCTGACGGTCGCGAAGCTTGAAGTCGCCGAACACGAAGTCCTCGCGGATGCGCAGGATCTGCGCCTGCTTCCAACGCGGGACACGCTCCTGGCTCTGCAGCCGGTCCAGCAGCTCCGGACGGCTCGCCTTGATGTGGTGGTAGGCGAAGCTATGCGCGGTCGCCGCCGTGACGTTGCGCGGGAACCTGCGCTTGGCCTCATCGGCAATCGACTTGTTGAACGCGATGTAGCAGAAGCTCTTCTCAGCGTTCTCCCGAGAGATCAGCTCCAGGGTCGACGTCTTGCCGGTACCGGCAAGCGCCTCTACCACCACGTCCTTGCCGGTCGCAGCCGCGTCCATGATGTCGCACTGCTCACTTGTAGGCTTGAAAGCCATGCTAGCTCCTGAAGCTGGGGCGGATTTTTCTCCGCCGCGATGAAAAGAGCTTAGCATGCTCGCAGAGACATGCAAGCTTGACTTGCTGACCTAATCCTGGCCGAGCGCAGCTTCGACGGTCCGGAACCCGGACGCCCGCAGCAGGTCGACCAGCTCCTCGGCAGCGTTGACCACACGCCACCCGTCCTGGGCACAACTCACCAGGGTGTCCACATCGAACTCGGCGCCGTGATCTTTGATCTGACGCAGCATTTCCAGCGCGTTCTGCAACGAACGAAACTTAGCGCGCATCTCGTCAGCGCTCATCGCAGACCCTTGGGCCGGTAGCCGCCGTGGGCATACCACTCAGACAGACTCCGAGCATGCTCAGCGATCTGGTCAGCCAACTCAGCAACAGCGTCTAAATCCCGACGCGACAGGTCGATCACGTGGCTGGCTTGAATTTCTTGAATGTAGCTGATGTCCCGAGACAACAGCCGTACAACCTCTTCCGGGTCCACACAGATGTTCTACCCGGAGATCGGAAAGCCTCGCGGATCGGTGGGATCATCGCGCAACGCATGACGGCCCGAGGAATCCACCGGAGTGTCATCCTCGGACCAGTCACGTTCAAACACGGTAAACGGATCTCCGAGCCGATCCACCAGGTCCAGGTAGAAACGCAGCTCCTCCATACCCCGGCCTTCGTCCCAGCTAGACGAGCGTGACCACCAGAAACCACGTCAGCAAAGACATGACAATGCCGGTGACACAACACGCGATCAACAAATCCGTGGTGGTCCACAAATCTTCATGTCGAACATTACGGGTGCGTCTCACTCGCATGGACGAATACGCACGATGGGACGGAGAACTCACTTGCACACAGCTCCTGCGGGGTTCAGGAAATCCAGTCACTGCGGACTTGGAGCAACACAGCCCGGACGGAACCCGCCGCCTCTTCGCCTTCGGGGAGGCTGTCCTGCACCACAACAAACGCGGGGCGAGACCGTGAGCGGTCGGTTCCGAGCAGCAAGCGGACGTTGACCCCTTCATCGGAACCGTTCGACGCAGAACGTGCAAGAGCAGACGCTCGAACAGCCTCAGTTAAACGCTTTTGGTTGAGCAGAACCGTCCTCGGTGACGGAGCGCTATCGCTGCCAAGCCGACGGAATGTCACCGTCAACTGCTCCGATGACAGATCCCCGTAGCGGTTACGCGTCGCCACCGTCAGCTCATCCGGCTCCGGATACCCCACCTTGAGCGCTACCGCCAGCGTCTCCTCATCCGAGGTCGGCTGCGCGCGATCGAGCGCCTCGACCAGAGTGTCCGCATTGACGATGACCTCATCACGGTTCTCCGCGATGGGAGTCTCAATGATGGTCCGAGCCTCCGCCGGAAAAGACTCGGTGTTATGCGCGACGATCATGCGATCCGCCGCATCCACCGGACCGATCTCCGCGACCAGATGGAAACGCGTGTCGGCGAGCCGAAACTCCTGCGCGTCGTTGCGGTCCAGCATCTTGACCAGGAGATCCACCGCCGACGTCGACAGCTCACACGTCAGATTCGCAGGAAGCATGCCTCGGACCTGCGCAAACGACGTCTTGTCTGTGGTCGTAGCGATACCATTATGAATGTCGAGCTGCATGCGGCCTGGATCATTCTCATCCGATCCTGCGGCGTAGCGGACGGCTGAGACCGCACGCGTGAAATCCGCACGCGACAGCGAGTGCCAGGTCAATTCGTCAAGCGCGGCAAGCCGAACGTATTCCTGCACGCCCGCAATACGCAGCGACCAGGAGCTACTGCCCGAGTCGATGTGCAGCAGCTGGTCCTCGGTACGAAGCTTCACCGTCGGACCCGATGCTCGCTTGATGACGTTGGCAAACTTGGCCGCTCCGATCAGCAGCCGACCCGGGTTTAAGGTTCGCACCGCCAGCGACGTCGAGACGACCGTCGACCCCGAATTCGAGCCGGTGATCACCAGACGGCCATCGGAGGCGTCCAGCACCAGGTTCTTCAGCTCCGGAACGAAATCCCCGGACGGCACCACGAGCATGGCCTGATCGACCATACGACGCAGCACCGTCCGAGGAACCTCGAAGTGCGGTGGCGACGCGAGCACCACCGACGGCAGCTTGACCTGAGGAAGAATCTCGTCCTCTTCGTCCTCCACCGCTTCCGGTGCGGACAGATCGATTCCAAGAGACTTCAGAATGTCTTCACCGGCGTCGGTGGTCTCTTCCGAGACGTCAGCCATTGCTCTCCTTCAACTCAGTCATCAGAACGGATACTCCGCAACCAACGCCCAGCCTGATCAAGATCCAAGGAAGTCAATCCGATACGAGGACTCACATAGTGCAGCCGGTAAGGCGGCTGACCCTTGCGCTGCTCGGCAAACCAATCACGCTCAGTCGGAAACCTGTCAAAGTCGTCATCCAGCCAAACGAACGGGCGATCCTTGGCGTACTCCAGAACCCCGTCAAACTTCCAGTGGAACGCCTTGAAGCCCCACTCGATGACAGGAAGTACCGGAAGACCGATTGCCGGACCAATGTAGTCGTTGGCTTCATGCTCCCACGTGGTCGCCCACGCCAGCTCCGCGTCGTGCTCAGCGGCGAACGCGAGCAGCGCGGGACCGTGCTCGGGAGCCAGCCACACTCGGAGCGGGTGCTTCTGATACTCCCAGCCCGACGGACGAAGCCGATGAGTCCCATAGCCCTCAGGACGTCTTGTCGGCTTTGCCATGTACGGATTCAAGGGCCGTCCACATCCAGCAGAACTAACGGACGATTCACGACACCACCCCCTTAGGTCGGGTCGACGGAGTCACCGAAATGACCTCGCCAGGGACTACACGCGGAGCTTCGACGGCACGCGGTGGAACGCTCAACGCCTGGCGTTGGACCACTTCAACACGAGCCGAGACGACAAAGCGGTGCACATAATGATGCACATAATGATGAACATGATGGACCACGACTCGTTCCTCGGGACACGGCGTACACCGTGCAGGATCCGGAAACTTCGTGCGCGGACGATGTCGATAGCGTCCCCGAACAAACAAGCCTCCCACAGCTAGAGCCAGCAATCCGTGCACCAACAGAGCCAGCGCAACGCTCACCGACCAGAGGCTCAACAGCCAGTCGAAAACGCTACCGATCAGACTCACGACGTGCTTCTACCCTCAGACGGTATGCCTGAAGACGGTATGCCTGAAGATCCGCCAGCACGTCATGCGCGGGATCCGACCACGGCAGGTTATGAGAGACCCGGCTCAGCGACGACAACGGCTGCGTGGCCTCCACCAGACGCACGCCCTCGACAGGCTCAAACCGCCATGCCGGGCCGGACGCCTCCACCGGAGCAGCGCACGGCCAGCCCGCAGCTCGCCCGTGACGGCCGCAGTACACCACCCCAGGCTCAGAGCATTCGTGACGCCAGCAACGCGACCGAGAACGCCTACGGCGATGTTTCACGGACAACCCCTCACAACGTGGACGGCGCTACCAGCACCACCAGAACAAACGCCCCGACGTAGCCGATAACGAGCAGCGCCTTCATCCAGAAACGGTCCACCGAGCCAACCGCGTATCCCGCAGCGAACACGTAAATGACCGCGATGATCGCAAGCGCGACAACACTCTGCCACTGCACGACTACTCCTCCGGACGTTCCGTCCGATCCAGAGCAGAGCGGACTTTCTCCACCTCAGCGTCCAGCTCCGCGTCAATACGATCGAGCAAAGCCCGCGCTTCCTCTTCAGAATCCACGTTGAAGTCCGACTTCAGCTTCTCCAGCTGCCGGTCGTACTCACCCTTCGCGGCCTCAGCCTGAGCTTCGATCCGCTGCTGCTGACCGCGAAGGGTTTCCGCGCGCTGACGAAGGTCAGCTACCTCTTCATCTTTCGCCACAAAGCTGTCCTACCCCAGGTCAATCGAGACTCCTCAGATCTTCCAGCATCTGACGACGCTCAACCTCAACCTTATTCAGATCGATGTCAAAGTAATCCGCGAACAACTGCTCAAAACTGCGGGCGTCCAGGACCATGATCTCCTGAGAGTATCCCTTGGGCTTCACGTAATGGCCGATGAAACGCCCGTTCTGACCCAGCCAGTCCACAAAATCCGAAAGCACATCCGACTCGTTGCGGACAGCACGCATCTTCTCACACTCAGGATAGCGATCAGGCATGTCAGTCTCCTACCCTCTCAGGTGCACGATAGATTCCGCCGATGCCCTCGAACGCGTGGTAGCGATCCGCCAGGTGCATGATCGCCGACTCCACGCCGAGCACAAAACCCTGATCCCGGAGACGCTCCTCCACCGGATCGCGGTACTCCGAGGGAGCGAGCGTGTCGTTGGCGAACCGGTGTGCGCGAGCACGAGCGCGATTTATCCACTCAGAATTATCGAAGCACAGCGCGGTGGCGTCGAGGTATTCCACGTACTCCCGTCGTCTCCGAAGCAGACTGCGCAGGATGTGCAGCTCGCGGTCCTCACCAGAAGCGTCCAGGTCGGACCTAAACACGACCTCGATGAGCCAATCGCAGAGGTCGGACACCCTCTTAGGACGGAACGTTCCATCCGAGAGATGCCCGTACTGAATGTCAGCCACGACTACAAGCTAGCACAGGTCAGCAAAGTAAGCAAGTTCTACTTTGCAACCTTCTGCTTGGGTCGGAAGACGCCGGTGCTCGTCGGCCTGTATTTGGCGCAAGCGTGACGCACTGGACACCAAGAGCACGCCTTGTCGTCCTTGTTCGGTTCCGTGTCGCCACGCCAGATGTCATGAGCCATCGCCACGATGCGAGCCATCATCGAAGACAGATCCGCGTCGGTGATGTCGACGTAGGCGATGGGATTGGTCTCCACCATGGGCTGCACGAACGCGAACGTCCGCAGCGGCACGCCCTCACGAGCGTAATGCGCCAGCGAATAGAACACGCCCTGCCCCAACGTCTTGCGCAGGTAATCCGGGTTCGCCGTGGCCTTGAGGTCATAGGCAGCCCAGACCGGCGGCAACTTCGACTCTCGCACCAGGATGTCCATGCCGCCGACCAGCATGATCTGCGCCGTCTCCCCGTTGAGATCCGGGATGCGCAACGGCACCCGGAATCGGGCCTCGGGCTCGTACTCGTAGGGAATGACTTCCTTGAGCAGGAACGGCTCCAACCGCGTCACCAGCTGACGCACCCACTCCGCCATCTCCGCGCGGTCGGTGTCACTCTTCCAATTCACGACACCGTCGCTGGTGCGCTTCGCTTCCTCGATCTCGTGATCAATCATGAAGTCGACCCAGGTCGCCATCTCGCCCGGGACCTGCTGGTCGGCTTCGAGCCAGCGGCGCATCACACGGTCGGCCACCGTGCCGTGAAAGAACGGACGGATGTTCGTGACTGGGTTCTTTTTCTTCTCCCGAAACAGAAACGCCCGCTGCTTACATGCAGTATGCGCTTGAAGTGCTGACCAACTAATCTTAATTGGCTTTGGGCCGTCGCATTTTGTAGTCATACCAACTCATTCGTCTGGGGATACGAATGAGTTCTACCCTTCAGCAGTAAAACAGCCCTGCCTGCGAAGCCTTACACGACACAACTCCACCGACTTCAAATCCCGCTCGACGCCCACCACTTCGCGGCCCTCCATCACGGCCGCCTCGATCGTCGACCCCGACCCGGCAAACGGCTCGATGATGCGATCTCCAGGCATGGTCAGCAGCCGCACGAGAAAACGCATCAGGCCAAGAGGCTTGACCGTGTTGTGCTTAATGCTGGTCGACCAGTTGTCCATTTTCGGCTCGTACGAATCATGGCCGCACACGTCGTGAGGACGGTTGGCGTACTTCGATCCCGAGCCCATATACGAGCGCGTCACCACGCCGCACACCGTGCACTCCCACGCCCTGACCTTGCCCAGCGTCGACAGATCCTTCACACCCTCACCCGCCTCCACCTTGATGACGGGGCGCTCAGCGTTGTTGGGCTTGGACTGAAAGCGGAACGTCGGGAAATACGAGATCGCATCTCCGAACGCCGGAACCGGGCAGCCCGGAACGCACGCACCGGGAGGCTCCTCGCACAGCGACGAATGCTGCACCAGCACGTTGGGCGGAGCCGAGCCGTTGGGCAGCGCGCAGCCATCCAGATCAAGCGTGGCGGTCTTATGCTCGGCAATGGTGGGTGTGAGCCCGCCAGGCAGCATCGGCGCGCGAGCGAGCACAGCAGGCTCATGACGAGAATGAAGGGCCGACCCCCGGCCCTTCATCTCGACCGCGAGATCCTCATGCCCAGCCTTGCGCAGGCGCTCGGGCACGTTGGTGCTACGCATGAAGCCCGACGGGTAGTGCCAGATGATCGAGTCCATGACATCCCAGCCAGCCCGGTCGATGCCGGTAGCCAGATCATGCCAAGTCTTCCCCGCGCCAAACGCGACCAGCCAGCCGCCGGGCTTCGTGATTCGCAACAGCTCGCGCGACCACGTCTCGCACCACGCCGCAAAGTTCGGGATCGCGTCCCACTCGTCGGTGCCTCCGCCCATAGCGAGGTTGTACGGAGGATCGGTAATGACTGCAGAACACGAGTTGTCCGGGATCAGCGCGAGCGCATCCTCAACGGCACCGTGCAGCAGCGTGACCGGATGCTTCAGCTCGATCAAGACAATTCCCCATTCGCTGCAGACACCAGCAGCTCCGTCGCCAAATCCTGCTCAGCCTTCGGGAGACCCATCTCGCGCACAGCCTCGACCACCGACTCGATCGACGACGCCATCACCGTAGACGCGCCCACCGCCGCCAGGAACTGGTCCATACGCTGCTGGTAATCCACTATCGCAGCATGCTGTTCTACCCGGAACACCTCGGAACCCGGCTTGGCTGTCTGCAGCTCGACACGCTCGAACGCAGCAGCGCCCTCGACACCGGAATGCCAGATGGTGATCGCAGGCTTACGCGTCAGATCCGACTCATGCAGCGATCCCCGCGACAGCGCACCTTGGTTGCAGAACGTGACTCCGTCAACCTCAAACACCCCGTGATAGTCGTGGACATGGCCGTAATACAGATGGCCTTTGTGACCTGCCCACTCAGCCACAGTACCTGCCGGAATGTTCTCATATGGAAGCTCTCGACCCACCGGATACAGCGGCGCGTGCGTCACGATCAACCCGCCTGACTCCGACCAGGGAGTCCTCGACGCGCGCCAGTCCTGGAACGCCGCAGAAGCATCCTGCCAGTCCTGCTGCCACGGGACACCGTAGAGCGGCAGATCCTCAGCCCAGCCATCGAGCAAGCGCATTCCCGCCTGCAGCAGCACACCGAAAGGCTGAGTCTCGAACACAGAGTCAATGCGGTCATGCTGAATGTCGTGATTGCCAATCACACCGTAGACCGGGCACGGGGATGCGTGAATCACATCAATCATGCGCTGCACCGTCTTATGCGAGGTGCGGTCCGGGCGCTTAATATGAAAGATGTCACCAGACAGAACTAAAGCCTTCAGATTACGTTCTGTGGCGATCTTAATGATCTCATCCAGAAGACCGAACAGATCATCGTTATAGGTGTCATAACACTGACTTGGAGCTTTGTCAGAGAGATGCACATCGCCGACAGTGCCAATCTCAACTTCTGAATCCACAGCCCTCTCCTACCCTGAGACAGGGAGAGCTTCGAGCTTTAAGCGCTATGTCATGCAGACAACGCTACAGGTTTAGCAAGCATTGTATGCCGTCGCTGCTCGGGTAACGCTCTACCCGGAGGCGGTGTAAACACCATGGTGGGAGACGTTTGCTGCGGCATCCTCAACATCCAGCGAGACACGTTCGACGCCCACAACGCCGACGAATCCGACAATCGAGTCAACGCAGCAAGCTCGTCCGAACGTGCATGCATGATCGCCGCCTTATACAACGATCGGCGAGGCACCTCACCCGAGAACAGCGGCCACTTCTCCGAGCCCGGGTGCAAGGAAAGCACCTCGTGGAACACCCGGGCAGCCACCTTGGAATCCGCATCGGACTCCGGTGCTTCTGGATTGTCGGGAGCTGCATGAATCTCCCGAAGGATACGCAGCAGCTCCCGACAGCAGTCCTCAGTCCAGGCAGAGCTGAGAACCACCCCATCCGTTGTACGGAGAACCTCTGACGCTTGAGACACAGATGATGTCGTCATTGGAATCCTGTTCTCTAGACGACGTTATCGACCTGAGCGTGAGCTGCCGAGGCCCCGCACAACGGACAACTACCAGCCAGGCTCAGAGCCTGACTAAACCGATGACGTGCCTCGTCGGCAGCAGCACGGGCATCGGAAATCAAATGAGACAAACGGACAACACTGCCGTCGGTCTCGGACAACTTCTCCAGAGCTTGACGCAAATTCGCGCGCTGTGCCAGCAATCGGCTCAAATTCTCCGTCTCAGGTACTAGACGTAACCCCACGGTCGCTGTAGAGCAACGTTCTCGGGCTGATTCCACGTCATCGAGCCGATCTGACACGCGAGCGCGCACCTCGGCCAGCTTTTCCAAACGATCCGTACTCGGGATTTCACGACGCTGAGCCAAAGATGTACGCAATCGAGCGGCGGACGACTTCAACGTCTCCAGACCGGCGTTCAACGAGAACGCTATGTCTTCAAGCTCCTCAGCGTATCCCATCGCCGTCTGCGCTTCATCCGCAGCAGCCAACCGACCCGGGAGTCTGGCAAACTTCCGGCCCGACTCGGTCACCGAATCCAGCTCAGACGCCTTCGAAGAATAAGCACGTCGCGCCTCGGAAGCCCGGCGGTTGGACTCGCGCACAGCGGCGTAAATCATGTTGACGTTGGTGAGCTTGCCCAGCACACGAGCAACCTCAGCGCCGGTCTCATCGAGCAGATACGGGCGATCGAACTGGCCCGCGACCCACAGCTTCGTCTCGCCCAGCTGCAGGCCCTGAGAGACACCGTCCGGCACTCCAGACGCACACTTGGTGTACACCACCGGCTCGGCGTGCATACCCGGGAGCAGCAGCGTGTAGGACGAGACGCCCTTACCCCGCTCCACGGTCACGACCGTCGATGCGTCGAGCACCGGCTCCGAACCCGCAAGCTCCAAAGCAACCCGACACGACTTCGCGCCCTGACGGACATAGCTCGTGCCACGAGCGTTCTCCGCTACCAGCTTGAGCGCTCGCACTACGGCAGACTTGCCCGAGCTTGATGAGCCAACAATTACTGTGAATGGGCCCAACGGTAAATGCGTACTCTGATGCGACTGAAAATCAGTCAGAGTCACAGAGCGAAACATGCAGAGTTCCCTTTCACGTCACCGAGACACAGTCCTACTGCTGTGCACATCGGTGGGATGCGCCGGTAACCCGGAGCACCTCCACGATGCGCTCAGCACGCGATCATGAGCAGGGCCGAACGGGGGAACTATCGAAACGTTCCGAACCTCAGGAGCGATTACTTGCGGAGAGCAGCACTTTACTCAGCGCCAAAGCGCCGGTGTCAACATTACGCTCCACAGCCAATCGCAGCACGAGATCATCTGCAACCGACAAGCGAACCAAGTCGGCCTCTGCTTCCAGGTCTTCTACCCAGTTGCTGGCCTTAACCTTGTCCTTGGCGCCGCGAGCCTTGTTCTTGGCCTTTAAGGCTTCCCACTCAGCGAGCGCCTTCGCGGCCTTCGCCTGAGTCTTCTTGGAAACCTTGTCTCCGCCAGCCGCCCAAACTTTAATGCGTGAAATAGCGATAGCAATAGCCTGAGAAAGAGACTTGCCAGTCTTCTCTACAGAACGCGCAATCTCACGTACATAAGCTGGCAAGTCGCCAGAATTCTCTACCCAATTCTTTTTGGGTGACCTATCTAAACTAGCTGAGGACCCCACTGACAACTCCCGACGTGGCCTCTTCCGTTACCTCAGAATTCGACCCGAGCGCGACAGATTCCGCGTACTCATAGTTAAAACCTTCACCAGAAACCGCTATCGAAAACCGATCCCACAACTGAGAAACCGTCCAGCCATCAGCAATACGGTTCTTCATGTCCTCAGTTGCAACAGCACCACGCGGATCGAAAGCCATACGTGTCTCCTACCCCAGACAGCAGAAAAGCCCCCACCCGGAGGCAGGGGCTGATCTGGGATTCGTCAGTGCGCGTGACCGTCCACGCCCTCCGGGAGGACACGGTGACAACCGCCGCAGCGCTCGGCGTGACGAATGACATCTCCGCCACTGCGCATGAGACGCTGCTGCTCCGCCGTGCTAGCCGCGTTGTTCGCAGCCTGGGTGACAGCGTTGGTGAGCGCGTACATGGTCAGCTGGTCATTCTCGACCAGGTTGTTCATGATGCGCGTCCGAGCCGCCGTCGGAATGCGGTACTGCTCGAACAGATCCGTAGCCGTCGCGCCGACGTTGTTCGGGTCGATGCGAAGATGCACCAGCTGCTGCACACGCTCGAAAATGCCATCAAAATGACCGAGCGCGTCCTCGACAGCCTGACCAGCCCACGCGAGCAGCGGCTCCAGCTCCTGGCCGCTGGTGCGACGATTCCACACGCCGCCGTCCGGAAGGACGTCGATGTAGCCGTTGGTGCACCGCTGCCTAAACATAAACGCCGCGATCTCGGTCTGCTTCGACGCGGTGAGACTGTTGGTCAGCTGCAGACCTCCCCACCAGCGGTCATCGACCTCGTTGGTGCCCTCGATCAGGCGCGCGACGTCGGGGAGCACCAGCTGCAGATGCGTGAGCAGCAGGCTGTGGCTGATCTTGTTGCGGTCCACATACACCGAGACACCCGGGTGGACGCGCTCGATGACCTCCAGCGCACGGTCGAGCAGCGCCAGGTTGGAGAACGGCTGCACCGAGTCGCTGGTGAACGCCGAGCCGAGCTGATCCTCACCGATGACCATGAGCTGAAGGCTCTTGTCCATGCCGGTCCGGAAGTGATAGTTCAGCATGTCCTCGGTGAGGTGACCCGGGACGCGCTCGACCAGACCCTTACCCATGCTGAACTGCTTGGCAGCACCATGCAGACCGTCGAGAGACAGCTGATACTCGGTGCCGTCGTTCATTCCGTCCATGAACGTGACAAACGCGTTCACCGGCTCGGTGCCGTGAATAGCACCAAGATCCTGATTCCAGTCGTCCTCAACCCGGAACCTGACGTGAGGACCGGTGTCGAAATTGACATACGCCAGAGGCTCAGTCTTGCCGAGAATCTCACGGCCCTGCTCCAGAGTCACGAGCTTCTCGCGCTCGATCATCTGCTCGATGGTGATGGGCGGGTCGTTCGGACCCCAGCTCATCACATCGGTCGGTGCATGGCCGAGATCGCCACCCACAGTGGGAGCGGTCATGTCTTTGCCTCCTCAGGCTTTTCGATTTCCGCTTTCACGACTGTTCTACCCACGGAAATGGGAAACGAGATTCGGTGAACGCGCTATCTGACAGATTCGTCAGACGAGCCGCCTGGCGCCGGACAAATCCGGGCCGCCCTGTCGCTGCTTGACCGCCGACGTAGGAACCGTCGGCATAGCGACCGGCTGCGGTGCATCAGGAGGTGTCGACACCGTGGGCATCGGAACCGGAGGCGGCCCACTCAACTCGACCTGCGGCATGGGGGCAGGCTTGGGCAACGGAGCTGTCACCGGTACGTCCTCGGGATCCACAGGCTCCTCGGCAACTTCAGGAGCGTGACCGTCCCCCTCCGGATCATCAACCAACTTCGGCTGCAGGTCCGCGATGTCCATGCTCAACTCAGCACGAGCACGGGCCGAAAGCTTGGCGCCCCACTCCGGATCGAAATCCGCCAAATCCAACACGTTTCCGAGCCCCTGCAGCTGCGGCCCCTTCTCGCTCGACTTCATCTGCGGGTGATACAGATCATCGGGGAAATACCAAAACGCGCCCGACTTCCGTACGATCTTGGACGCCTCCAGCACCCGCATTGCAGCGTGCGCATCGGAGAACCCTTGGCCCAACACAAGATACAACTGGGCCGCCTGCATCGGCTTGCCGACTTTGTTCTTGGTCACCAGCGCCTGGCTCATCACCGAGTGCGTCTCGTTGATCTTCTCGCCCGACAGCGGGTCGACGCGCTCGCCCTTGAACTGCTTCACGATCTTGAACTGCACACGCTGCGAGCTGTAGAACTTCAGACCCGAGCCTCCCGGCGTAGTCGTCCGCTTGGGCATGCCCGGACGGGTGGGGCCGGTCTCGATGACGTCGCGCTCGTGATTGATGAAAATAGCAGCGGTGCCGGTCTTCGCCAGGAACGAAATCATCTTGGACAATTCGTTCTGCAGCAACCGAGCACGCTCCATAGCGGTGGTACGGGACTCGCCGTCCTCCTCCACCAGCTTGCGCGGAGCCATCGCCGCCACCGAATCGAAGATGGCCAGGCCCAGCTGTCCGGTGCGGATCGCCTGCGACGCCACGGACATGCCCTGCTCCAGCGATGCGGCTGGGTACGGCTTGAACAGGTCGCGGTTGTCGACGTCCACACCCAGAGCCCGGAGATAGGGCTTGTCGAGAGCCTGCTCGAAGTCGACGTAAAGAACCGGCAGACCCATCTTCATGCACTCAGCGGCGCACTGAGCGGCCGTCGTGGTGTTGTGCGTCGGAATAAAGTCATCGGTCACAAACAACTTGCTCAAAGCGGACACCGAGATGCACTGCGCTTCAGCTCGACGAGAGAACTCCACCGACACCAGCACACGCGGGCGCATACCATCGACCCAACCTGGACGCTCTCCGGTCTGCGAGCGTCGCGCCCAACACTCGGCCTTGCGCGCAAGCCGGAACAACGGCGAGGTCCGCGACGTGATCCGCGCGGTGTAGCACGGGAAATACTCGCCTCCACTCACGCGCACGCCCTTAGGCTGGCGCTGCCCCAAAGTCACCCGGCAGCCGAGCGAACGAGCCAGCCACACCACGTCATCGCGAAGCTGTCGTGACGCAGATCCGAAGATCGCTGCACCACCGCCAGCACATGCCTCTGCATCAGTGTCGAGCAACCCCTGCAACACAGCAAGTCTCGTCTTTGCGGAAGCAATCTTGTAAGACTCAGGAACAAACTTAGTATCCGCCTTGTGTCCCATGACGCCCAACTCGCGCAACGACGCCGTAAGGGGATTCACCGAGCCGCCACGAGAACCGCACGAGAGACGGTACGACACACCGCGACCTGCGCGGCTTGCCTCGTACAGCTCCACCCCTGCAGGAAGCGTCTGAGAAACCGCATCAATCAACTCAGAATCAGCTGAAGTGAACAACGCGACGCCGCCCATACCGCCATCGCCGAGCAACAAGCCGAGCAGGTAGGGATCCAGCGGCAACGGACCCTCAGCGAAGTCCAGGTCCGGGCGCAGCTCCGCATCCAACACGGGACGACACGTCGAGCTGTTGAGCCGTGATGGCACCATCATTTCCGAGAGCGGCACCACCTTGTGCTCGACAAAAATCTGACGCTCACGACGCACACCACGCCGCTTGGACGACCGTCCTCCCTCCTGCACCCGACGGGACACGCGATATCGAAACGGCCACAAGTGATCGGCAGTGGACTCACACGTCGAACCGTCCGAAAACGTCAGACGGTAGATATCCATCTCGCCCTGCGGGAAAACGCCAGTGACCTCTGAAGGCTGTCCCTCAGGATCGATGACAGCATCTCCGACCTGCAGATCACCCATGCGAACATAGCCGGTAGGTGTCAACACCAAGCCGTCCAACGCAAGCGCCTTGCCTGATTGGCTGAGTCCGTACAGCTCTGCGATGCGCCCGCGCGCGATGCCGCCGCCCAACACAAAATCGAGAGCCAAATTACCGGTGGGAATGAATCCCTTATCACCGATGACAGACTCGTAGTCCAACTCTTCTTCGGCGTACGCCGCCTGAAGAATGTCATCAAGAGTTTTTACAGCCACAGAAAGCTCCTCAGAAAACAAACACGGCCCGGGAGTCGAAGCCATTCCGCCGGGATCTAGCGAGGCGACTCAACCGGGCCGTGCGATAGCGATTATACCCGGCCGAAAACAAAACAAACAACGTCACGCTGCGAGACGCGCCAGCAGGCGGCGAGCAGGAGGATCTTCGAGATACTCCGCACCCCTCCGGAACGCCGCAGGATCATCTCGAAGATGTCCGACAATCTTGCGGTTGCACATCGTGCACAGAAGTCCTCGAACGCACAACGTGCACGCATTTTCTGCCGGATGGTCTGCAGTGCACGAATGATTGTGATCCACCGCAAGGCGCTTAGACTTTCCGTAAGCACGCTCGCAGATGTAGCACATTCCCTTTTGAAACTCGTACAGCTGCCAGTAGAACTCAGAAGAAATGCCGTACGTCTTCACCACACGACGTGCATGCGACGCGGCGCTGTCCACAGCTCTCTTAGCACGAGTATGCGTAGTGCAACGCGGACCAGGAACTAGCTTGCCGCTTTTGTCTTTCGCCAAGGGACGACGCACACGAGGGCGATACTGCTTGTCCGGAACAGGCTCCGTGCCCGGCTCCAGATACGGCAGCGCCCGGCATTCCTTGCACTCCGGGGGAGGCTTCACTGGCGCTGGTTTACGAACCCGAGGTGGCATAGCTCAACCTTCGTCTAAAGACACCACCGGCCGGGCACCCGTAGATGCCCGGCCGGTGACAGCGTCACTTCATGTCGAGATTGAGACCAGCCATGATGTCAGAGAACGAGTTGCTCTCCTTGGCCTTGGACTGCGGAATCGCCGACGTAGTAGCGGTCTCCGGCTCCTCGGCAGCCGCAGGAGAGCCCACCGTGTCATCCAGATCCGCAAGGGAAGCGGCGGGAGCCTCTTCCTTCTTGGAGCCGGACTGCTGGTCGATCAGCGATCCCGAGAGCGTGGACGAGAAGTCCGGCTCCGGGATCTTGTTGCCGCCCTGCGACACCGACTGCCACTTCGCGATGATTGAGTCAACGTCGGACTTGGTGTAGCGCGGGTCCGACTTGCGACCGCAGTACGCGGAGAGATCGCCAGCGTTGTTGCCCTGGAAGATCTCCTCGGCCTCCGCCAGCTTCTTGGGGTTAGCCGCGAGTACGCAGCGGGGAGCACCCTGGATCTCGTAGTTCTGGAACTTGGGGCTGTTGCACGGGCCGAGCGTCAGGTCGACGTCCAGCACGTTGCCGTTCTCAGCGAACTCCTCCAGCACCGCAACCACACGGGCGTACCGGCGCTCGGTCATTTTGAAGACCTTGACCTGAATGCTGATCGGCTCAGCAGCCTTGGAGGTGTTGCCCTGGCACGCGTACTCGAACACGTGCACCGCCCACTTGCGCTCCGGCTTCTCGAACCACTCCGAGTGGTCGAGCGCAGCCTTGCACATCACACAGTTGTCAGGGTCGATGCCGCGATCGGACAGCGCGTCATCCGCGCCGTGGCAGATCGGAGAACCGACGTACTCCAGGTCGGGGACCTCACGGGTCTCCTTGTCGTCGCCCTTACCGACCTCGATGGTCTTCATGACCAGCTGACCGGTGACATTGGACAGGCGCGGAGCCCGAAGCTGGTGAACCCACTCAAAGGTGGGCTCCGCCTCGGCCAACTTGATACGGGTGTTGTCCCCGATCTTGTCCAGCTTCAGGACGGGAAAAGACGTCCCTGACGCCCGGACGTTCGTCGACGCAAAACTCGACTTTGGCACGGCACTCTCGCTCTCTCTGATTCACAAGTGCGGCTCCGTGAGCCACGAACTACTTATACCCGGAAGGCCCGACAGTTTCGGGATCAGCAGTGATTCCACAAACCGCGATGCGCATTCCTGGCTTCTGTTTCGGCTGCTTCGATGTCAGACTGCAAAGAAACAGGCCGCTTGTCATAAACGTAATTGCGTGACATTCCTGCACGTGCAGACTCAACACTGAAATCCAATGTCTGATTGTCTTTGACGTACTTCACGTACGCCAATCGACGACCATACCGATCCGTGTCTTCCCTACCGGCTTCCGTCTGCAAAGCCACCTGCGAACCGATCGGCAGCTGCAGCTTCGCCCACGCCGTGGACTCCGGACCACCGCACTGCACCGGAGTGTTGGGCTTGCGCGTCTCCGGGGAATCGATCCCCAAGATGCGCACGGTCAACGTGCCTTCGCGCACCACAATGGTATCCCCGTCCACCACACGCGTGACGGTCTCCTGCTGCACGTTCGTGCCCGGAACAGGGTCCACGGCAGGCATGTAGCTCGACAGCGATCCGCACCCCGCGAGCAGACCGGCACACACCAGCAACGCAGTCAGCCCACGACTACCTCTCTTGCACATTCTCCCACGCCCTGATCACGGCCTCGCCCACCACAGCCAACTTGTACAGGTCACGGAGATCCCCCAACGAAATCCCCGTGACCTCTCCCTGCTCGGTGAGCGTCGCAGCGAGAACCAACGTGTCATCAGGAGCGCCAGCGTTAGCAGCCAGCGTATGTCGAAGGTCGCCCACCGGGGTGCCGTCCGGGTACGGCAACGCGTCACCCATCGGTGCGCTCCAAACGATGCTCCACAGAGAACAGCCGCAGCATCGCGTGCAGATCGAAGCGCACCGATTCCAGGCCCTTATAGACCCGCTCCAGCCCGCGCACAGCATCGTCAGCAGCGTCGAGCACCCGCTCACGCTGGCGCATCACGATCCGATCGCCCATGACCGCCACATCGGCTCGGGCGTACCGCTCGCGCGGTCCCTCCACCTCACCAGAGCCGGTGAACGTCCCCTTTCGGCGACTGGTTGCGCCGCCTCCCGCCACACGCTCCGCCCACTTGTCATCCACACGAGCAGTCGATCGCTTGAAGACAACCCGAGCGCCGGTACGGAAGCGCGAGACCTCCGAGAGCAGCACCTCAACGGCGTCCAAACGCAGCCGGACATCGGCCAGACATTCGAGCAGCGCACCCGATCCCATGGAAAGACTAGGGAGACCGTTGCGATAACGATGCTCCTCAGCCTCGTTCAGCTTCACCTCCAGCATGGCCTCCGCGTCAGAGATCCACTCGTCAACCTGCTCAGAGGTCATCTCTGTTACCGGAGTACCCGCTGGAGCTGTCACGAAATCGCTGCCTTCACCTTCTGAGAAACCTCGCCGTACTCATCGGCCGCTGCCTTAAGCATCGGCATGCCGACCGTCTCCAGCCAGCCCTTCTGATTCACATCGTTACGCGCAGCCGATGTCAGTCGCTTCCAGATCAAAACCCGGGCAAGCGCCGACAGCACCTCGTAACGAAGGATGAGCGGAATGGAGTCGAACAAAGACTCCGACACACCCCACTCCGCCATCAGCTTCTCGAAGTCGGACGAATCCAACTCCACTTCTGGCTTGACCCACGAACCGTCTCCCAGCTCCAGGCTGGATCCCTCAACAACGCGCATAAGAACGTCCTACCCGATCAGGAAGCCGCTGCAGTTGGAATAATAATCTGGAACTGCTCATCCAACTTCAACGCGTGCATGTCGCCCCACTTGACTCCGACTTCCCAATCCGCGCGGAGATTCGGCCACCCCTCAATGGGAAACACGACCTCGGGCTGCACCAGATCGATGACCGCCTGCGGAGGAACCGTATGGTGAGTCTCGAACACCAGCGCGTCGTGGATGTTCATAATCATATGAATGCGATCCGCATACTCCGACTGCTCGATCGCCCGGTCGCAGCGCACCATCGCGATGCGCATGACGTCCGCCGCGCCGCCCTGCACAGGAGCGTTGACGCACAGACGCTCGCCGTTGGCCCGGATTGCAGGCTTGTCAGACTCCAACGCCCAGATCGGATGTACACGGCCGAACTTGCTCAGCGTGCGACCGTTGGCGACACCAGAGCGCGTCTGCTTGTCCACCCAGCTCTTCACCGACGAGTAGATCGCAAAGTACTTCTGCAGGAACGCCTTGGCCTCATCAATCGAGATGCCCATGCGCTCGGCCATTCCCTTAGGACCCTGGCCATACAGCAAAGAGAAGTTAATGGTCTTCCCGATCGAACGCTGCTCGTCGGTGACTTCATCCACCGGGATACCGAACATCAGCGCCGACGTCATCCGGTGCACGTCGATCTCTTCGTTGAACGCCTTCACCAGCGCGGGCTCACCGGAAAGCCCAGCCAGCACGCGCAGCTCCACCTGCGAATAGTCGAACCCGATCAGATAGTGATGCGGTGCGGCCACCACGATGTTGCGGAACTTGATCGCAAACTCTTCGCCGCTCTTGAGCTTGTAAAAGTACTTCTTGGGCAGCTGCTGATAGGCAGGGTCCGACACCGCGAAACGGCCCGAGACCACCGCGCAGGACTGATGCGAAGGATGTCCTCGACCGTCCTCAGCGTAATTGAAGTCGCGAGGATACTTGGTCAAATACGAGCCGGACAGCTTGCGCAACTCTCGCCACTCCAAGATGCGCTGCACCGCTGGATTCTTCTTCGCAAGCCCGGCAAGCGCCTTCGCGTCGGTGCTCATGCCACCAGAATCAGTGAGCTTGGTGGTACGAAGGCCCATCTTCCCGTAGAGAACCGACGACACCTGCGGCGATGAACTCAGATTAATGTCAATCGCTTCGCCGGTGATCTCCGAAAGATCCTGCATGATCTCCGCGCGCATCGCATCCGCGAAAGCCTGAGCCCGGACATCCCACTTGCTCATCGTCGCCCAGTCCAGCTGGATGCCCCGGTCCTCCATCTTCGCGAGGATAGGAATGATCTGCATGTCAACACGAAACATCAGCCGGTCCTTGACCAGCGGAAAGTGCTTCCGGTGCAGCCCGAGCGTCCACGCCGAGTCCTCGCACGCATACGACACCGTGCGGGAGTCCAACGGAAGCGTGTTGAACCGCTGAGCCTTGTTCTGCTTGGCTGTAGCGTCCGGGAACAGATCGGAGAACTCGGTCATCTTGTGGCCGAACACCTCCAGCACGGCCGCCTTCAGACCCACCATGCGGAAACGGCCCAGCGCCCACAGCTCGACCATCGAGTCCGAGCGGATCGGGTAGTACCCGTTCGACTTGAGACCAAATGAGAGCAGGTCTTTCTCCGTCAAATTCTCTCGGAGAAACTTGGCAATGTGTCGAAGCTCGAACAAACCGTTGTGCGGAACACCGAACCCTGAACCGAGCAGCTTCGCAAGCAGATACGCGAAGTCCTTAACGTTCTCAGCGTTGCCGCCATCGTCGTGGCGAAGTGGGGTGTAGCGCGCCCAAGATGGGTGACCCGAGTAAGAGATCCCGGTGATGAACGCCGTCTCAGGGTGCAGCGAAAACTTCTCGCGGGGCGGGCCTGAATAGCCCGTCTCGATGTCGAACCCGAACCCATCCTCGATACCAGCCAGCTTGTCAAAAAGCTTTTCGATCTGGTCGAGATCAGTGAGCACATCAAAATCAACGGCCACGAGGTGCCTTACTACTAAGGGAGCCGCACTGAAAACTGCTAAGTCTGAAAAAACGACTTACCTGCAGAGCCGGTCTCCACGCCGCGTGTTCACACTCGCATTCGAGCGTGGGCCATTCTTCTACCCAGTGGGTGACCACGACGCGATCAGCGATTCCCCAAAACCCAACGGCACTACCTGCGATGATCCCAGTCTGGAATCAAAATCAGCGATCAGATTCCGACAGCGCCTGACCCGAGTGAGGTCAAACTTCCGTGCGATGTTGAATCGCTGATCTCCACGATGCGCATAGTGAAGAATCATGTGTCGGGGGATCTGCAGCCGCCTCATAACCTGATCCAGATGCTCACCTGTAGCCAGCGCGCCGTGCAACGCTGAAAGCCAGTCCACCCGCTGCGCAAGCAACCCGAGAATCTTCCGCCAATCCGAATGCTCGAAAGTCTGATCTGAGATCGACGCGAAAGCCTCCAGCTTCCTGTCGAACAACAAATGCTCCACAAAATCCTCGGCACCGTACATTCCCGCAATCAGCTGCACGCGCTCCTGAAACTCCGACGTCGCCAGCGCGGTGAGATCGGTATAGCCGAGCAGCACGAACGTGCGCACCACGTCGCGAGCGAGCAGCGTAGAACCACCCACGCGACGCCACAGAAACTCCGCCTGACGCTGCGAGATAGGAACCTGCAACGAAAGCCAACGCTGCGCTGATGACGGCTTGGTCGGATCCTGCTGATCAGCTGAAAGCGAAGCACACGAAATGACGCCAGCGCCCGTGTAATCACGAAGCGACGACTCCCACTCCTCGTAACTGTCCTCCCACACCGGAGCACCCGGAAGGCTCTTCTCGCGGTTGCGCACGCGCTTGCCCAGCCGGTTGCGGTCGAGCACCAACACCAGCGACGTCTCGGGAAACGCCTTCGCTCCCTCGATGAACGTCTTCAGATTCGTCCACGACCGATCGCGCATCTTGTCAGCGTGATGAATGACGACCAATCGACGCGAGATCCCCGGCATAGGCTGGGTGAACACTGCGTCCCAGATCTGCGCCGCCGTAGCCGCCTCAGAATCGCCCGAGCGGCCCGCGTGCAGATACGTAGCCTCCTGCGCGCCCGCGAGCCGCACAGCGGTATCCAGAGCCTCCGCGCGCAGCACCGCGTCCTCACCGTGAATGACGGTAATCCGGTAACGCTTGGGCTTTCCCGAAGAAACCCACTGCAGAAAAGATGGCACGCTTTCTCCTACCCCACACAGCAAGAGGCCCCTTGGCGGTCACCAAGGGGCCTCAGATTCCCGGTCGGAGGAACCGGGAAGTCACCGAGAATGATCGTTCGCCCAGAACATGTCAAGCAAGACCTGCTCGACAATCCAGCGAAGATCGTTCTTACGTTCGATCTGACGGTTGATCCAAAGGAACCGCTTGTGCCAGTCCGCGAAATCCGGACGCGCCAACTTCGGACCCTCCACCCGGATCCGCTCCAACAGGTGCAGCCACTCACCGGTCGAGAGCTTGCCGTCGGAGATTTCGCTGACCAGCGCGGTCAACCACTCCGCTCGCAGCAGCTTGGAACTCTTGATCTGAAGTGTGTCGGTGTTCGTCATGACAGCAACTGTAGCAGAGTCCAGCTAGGTCAGCAAGTCAATCGCATCTTCGTGATATAGCCCCGCCAGAACTCTGCTGGGTCGACGTTGGCGACCTCGGAGGCAACCACCACCCAGCGCGCCGTCTCCACGCCACCGGTGAGCAAAGCGATGTCACGATCCGAATCCGCACGTAGACCCAGCCGAGCAAAAAGATCGGCATAGCGCGCCCGGAACATCGCCGCGCTCATATCGGCATCCTCAGCAGCCACGATCGGAAGCACCGCTGTGACGACCTCCCACAGAGGCTCTCGCTCCGACAGGGCGCGGGTCGCGGTCATCATCTCGTCAACCTCTTCCTTAAAATCATCGTCGGCTGGCATGTGACCGCCTTGGTACTGAAGATCCACCTCTCACCCACCTGCCAGAGCTGCAACAGCTCCCAGCAGGATCCGAGGGCGGGCGCCGCGATGCCTTGCAACAGTACGAAGAACCCGCTCTGCAGCCGATACTGACACTTCCGGAGCGCCGCTGCCAGCGAAGATCACGTAATTATTCGTGATCCGTTCATGCGCCCAGCGAATCAGCATCTCCGTATCCGCGTCACTCCAGATCCGTGACTTCTCCGTCAGAGCCACCTGATCATGCGAACGCAGCGACGTAAGAACATCCACCACAGCTTGTACCGAACCCTCAAAGCCACGCGCATCGATCGACGGCTGCACCCGGCCACCACCCAAACGACCCGCCATCCGCGACTCCACTTCAGACAGATCCGAGACCGCAAACACGATCTCCTCGACCTGCTCCGGAGACAGCAACCCGCCCGTCAACTCGACCGCGCGCGAGCGGATCATCGGCATCGTCGGCTGCGTAGCCAGCAACACAAACCGGGTCGTAGCTGGGGGTTCTTCCAACAGCTTGAGCATCGACGCCAGCGTGCGCGCAGACGCCCGCCACTCCGAACCATCCGGTCGAACGTTGTCGAGACGCACGATCGCCACCTTGAACGGCGATGCCATCGGCGCCTTACGCGACCACGCGATCAGATCCCGGACATGGGTGATCGTCAGCTCCAGCTCGAACGTCGACGCCACCTCCGCGCGCTCGTTCGACGGATCGATGGGACGCCCATACTCGTCGCGCTGCTCCAGAGGCGGATACAGCTTCATATCCGTCACCTCCACGCCCGCACGACGTGCCGCAGCTAACGCCACCGTGCGCTTGCCCGTCGACGACGGAGCGCGAATCAGCGTAACGGGAGAGGGCGAGACCAGCAGCTGCTCCAGCCACCGATCTCGCCCTACGATCTTTCCGACCTTCATGAATTCACTTCTACCCGGAGAAGCCCAGGCCAGAAGCATTCAAGAGAGCGCCACATTCTGTGCATGCTCCGCCGCGAGCAGCGACGTGAACACCGACGGCATGATCTTGTTGATCTCCGTCTGCGGCAGCGACTCCAACTCGGGGTAGATGCGCTTCGCCGCCATCGCCGTAGCGATGCACGGAGGCTGCCCGGTGCCGAGCACCACACCCGCCACGTGGATCGACGCAGACGCCACCTCGGCGCTGATCGGCTCGCGGTCCCACATACGCAGGAACGCCGCCTCGGGAGACTCGCTCACTTGGCTCGCTCCTTCCTGGTCTTGGGTGCGTCCGGCTGATCGGAGGTGAACCACGGGTTCCGGTCTTCGCTAGGGAACTCCTTGATGCAGAAACGCTCCCAGCTGCGTCCATCCAGGATCCATCGGTCGTGGGCCGCGTCCGCCACCTTCTCGAACGGAATGGAGACAGCGGAGGCAGCAGACGCCACTCCGCCCCACGCGCGGTAGCGCCAGTACAAAACGGCAGCCTTCGCGCAGTTGATTCGAAACTTAATGGTGTTCGTCATGGCTCCTAAAATAGCAGCAAGGCCAGACCGTGTCAACAGTCTGGCCTTGCTTGAATGACTTCAACCCTTGACGCACAACAGGGTGTCGAGCTTCGCGATCGGGCGGACCAAGTCGGTCTGATTCGCCATCACAGCAGCAAGATCCTTGTATGCCGCAGGAATCTCGTCCACGATCCCGGCGTCCTTACGGCACTCCACGCCCGCCGTCTGCTCGACCAGATCCGCCTCGGTGAACGTCCGACGCGCCTCGCCACGGCTCATCCTGCGACCAGCGCCGTGCGATGCCGAACAATAGCTGTCCTCGTTCGCCAAGCCCTGCACGATGAACGACCCCGTGCCCATCGAACCCGGGATCACGCCGAGACGGCCGTCGCGCGTCGAGATCGCACCCTTACGGGTCACGATCATGTCCTTACCGTCGTACGTCTCCTCGGAAACGTAGTTGTGGTGACAGTTGATCTCGGAACCGAACTTCGAGATTCCGGTGATCTCGGTGAACGCCTTCTTCACCAGACCCATCATCACCGCGCGGTTGCGGAACGCGTAGTCCTGCGCCCACATCAGGTCATTACGGTACGCGTCCATCTCCGGAGTGCCGAGGAAAAACGCCGCGAGGTGCCGATCCGGGACGTCCTGGTTCTGCGGAAGTGCAGCCGCCACCTCGATGTGGCGCTCCGCCAACTCCTTGCCCACGTTGCGCGACCCGGAGTGCAGCATCAACCAGATCTGGTCAGACTCGTCCTTGCAGACCTCGACAAAGTGATTGCCCCCTCCGAGCGTTCCGATCTGGTTCATGACGCGATCGGTGTAATCGCTCGCCGACAGACGCCGAGTCGTCATCTTGCCGACACTCAGGTTGTCGTAGCTCGCGAAGAATCCCGACCAGCCGCCAATGCGCGACGCCTGCATGCGGCCGTCGGTACCGAGGTAGGTCGTGTGCGAAGACTGACCCACCGGCACCGCAGCCTCGATCGCCGCGCGCAGCGGACCCAGGTCATCAGGAAGCTGATCGATTTCCATGGTGACCGGAACTGCGTTCATGCCACAGTTTCCAGTCATAACAATGTTGCCTCCACGCCGCATCACCCAGAACCCGGACGGAACCGTGAAACAGTAAGCGCGACCATCCGCAGACGGAACGCGAACGATCTCGCTCTTGGGCGTCCCCATCATGGTCACCCGGCGATTGGGCTGAGCGAACACCCGGAAGTCCAGCGTGTCGTCCTCGCTCTTGTCCTCGCGAAGGACAGCCCGGAACCCGACGGCCGTGAACACGTAGTGCATGAAGTCCGCCGACGCACGATCACGCGTGTAGAAACAGCGATCCTCCGCGTTACCGTCCCACAACAAACACTCTTCGGCAATCACAGCGAGCTGCTCCCAGGACGCCTCCCACCAGTCGCCCGAGAACGACTTCGTGAGGCGCGGAGGAGCAAACCGGAACGTGGTGACGCCGCCGGACTCCGAACGCGAGGCATCGACGCCCGATGCCGCGAAAAGCTGCTCAGCCCGATCGATCTTGCGCTGCTTCTTGAGCCGCAGAACAGCCCTCCGGCCATCCAGATGCGCGTCCGCGTGCACCATGACCTGCACACGAATCTGCTCGTCGGAAAGAGGAAGCTCCGTCTCGATCTCCGGCTCAAAACTGGTCTCGAACTCCGCCTTGATGCCGACCTTCAGCCGGGTGTGCTCAGCCTCGAACTGCTCAGCGAGTAGTACCTCCTGCACACGACGCCGGTCACGACCAACCATCCGCCACACCAGCATCCGGTGATCCGGCGACAGCATCTGGTCAATGCCGTACTTCGTGCGCAGCCACAGGAACTCCGGACAGTCCCTCACGACAAACCGGCTGGGCTCCACGAACTGCCCGCGCGAGGTCTCCGGGTCGTACTGCATGACCGGACCGCCCGTGTAGTCGGCAATACGCCGCCACCCCTGCGGAGACAAATATTCCGAATCTGCATCGACACAGCCGATGTCAACTCCCACCGCAGCAGGACAGACAGCGTTGCGCGACGCGATGACCGTGCCGATCGTCGCACCCTTGCCTGCGTGAACGTCCGGCATCACCGCCAGGCCCTCGACCCACGGCATGTCCGCCACCGTGCGGATCTGGTTCAGCGCGGTCCACTCGACGTCGGTCGGGTCGATCCACATCCGGACCGGCGACTTGGTACCCGCCATCTCGTGATACATCAGCTCTTCTCCCTCTTCACCCTCACGCGCAGAATGCCCCGAGTACGCGGCCTCGTGTCCAGAATGGCCCGAGCGTTCGCCACCGCAACACTCCACGAAGTGCCCTCATCCTGCTCGTCCTGGACATTGATAACCGCGTCGAGCAAATCCCAATCAACATCGAAACGGCCCAGCTCGGCGACATCAGAGACCACAGACAAAGCCGTCCTGCCCTCGCGCCGCTCCAGCTCAACGAGGGGAACCTGCTTCTTCTCGTGCAGCCACACACCAACGATGCACGAAGGGGCGGAGCCATCCTCGGAGACATACCAGCAGCTCAGATCAGAACCCTCACGGTCGGTCTTCCGGTACACGAAGTCGTGACCCAGCTCAGCCTTGCGCGCTTCCGCGATCTCGGCCAGCTCATCGAGCGCCTGGTAAGCCAACGCGTAGATCTCTGTGTTCGTCATGTCAGCAACCTAACATAGTCTGACAAAACAAGCAAGTAGTCTAAGCAAACAAAAAGCCCCGGCTCCGCCGTGAGGGAGAGCCGGGGCTAAGAACAACTGCAAGGAGAGCGGGTCCGCTGAACTATAGGAGTCAGCCCTTGCGGGCCGATTAGGTTAGAAGGAAGCGGTAATAACCCATTGCCTTGCATGTACTAGGTGTAGTGCAGATGTGCGGAGAGCGTGAGCACTGTGCTTATTCACCAATTGAAAGTTTAGAAGGAAGCACCCTCATTGCCGCACATCTGCACTACACCATAGTTCTACCCGACCAGCAACTCGATGAGCCGCTCCGGCGAAACAATCTCCGAACCCTCCGGAAGACCGTCCGGCACCTCGCGGCCCACGAACGTCACCGGGTGCTCCAACTCCAGCTTCTCGTCCCACAGCTCCGCGACGGCAGCCTTCTCCATCAGCAGACCGGTGAGGTACCCAACCTTCAGGTACTTGCGCTCCAGGATCGCACGCACGAGCTGCGTCGTGGTCGACATGTTCGACTCCACGCGGTTACCCCAACTGTCACCCTTCAGGAACAGGTGCAGCCACTTCGCCGACCAACCGTCCCCGCGCGAGAACACCAGCGGCAGCGCGATACGAGAATCCCCACGCAGCTCCGAACGCATGCGAACGGTACGCGGCTCGAACGGCATGCCCTTCTGCGAACGGTGCCGCATCTGGTAGCCGAACAGCGATTCCGCCACCTCATCGAAGCCCTCACCCGCAAACACGTTCACCTGCGGAATGACGTACTCGATGACCGGATCCAGACGGCTGAGAACGACGTCAATGAACTCCGCCGCGCCGTTACGCGACTCCGTGATGTCACCAGAGTGCGTCACAACTCCATCACGGAGCCGCGTGTACGAAACGTGCGTGACGTACTGGAAGTCCTTGTCCAGCATCAGAACCGACAGATCGAAGTCCGTGCGGTGCTTCTGCTCCCGCCAGTAGGTGAAGAACCGCAGCGTGTCGTGCGCGTCGGTATCCAACGGAGCGTGCGAGCCGCGCGGCTTCACCGCGAACCCGTTCTCCGTAGCCTTGCCCGACAGCGACAACGCTTCCCCGAACATCGCCGGGTCGATGACCAGACGCATGTAGCTCGGAGCCCGGCGCAGCAGCTCCTCGTCGATCAGCCGAGCCGCCCGCGCGATGACACCGCTCGGCAGCACCGGACGCATGTCGTCCACGACCTTGGCGCGCTTGCTACGACCGACGAACACCCGCTTGCGCTGCGGCTGGTTCCGGTTGATCAGGTGCTCGCGCAACGACAGCAGCACACGGGCCGAAACCTTCGGGAACACCTCGCCCAGCGTCGAGAGCAGCCCCTCGAACTGACCCGAGGATGCGTTGCGCAACAGCTGATCGGTCTGGCGCACGAGAGCACCCGGAGCCACGGACAGAGCCCGCGCTGCCGAGACCACGTCACCGGCCACCATGAACTGCTCGAAACTCGAGTTCGGCGTCGGAATCTTCTTGTCCCGGACGACCTCCTCGAACATGCGAACCGCGAGCGTGTACTGCGGGTAGTCATGCGGGTGCAGCGCCTTCGCAGCTCGCTTCCACACCTCGCGGCGCTTCACGACGTCACCGACCTTGGCCCAGTCGACGAGCAGAACCCGGTGCAGCTCCAAGAGCAGCGCACGACGCTCCGGGCGCGCGAAGTTGCGGAACCGCGTCAGCCGCTCCAGCGTGACATCACCGTCGTCGGATGCCGCCGCCATGATGCGCAGCACGTCGGTCACGGTGTCCACGCCGAGCAGGTCCCGGCCCAACACCAAGCGCAGCGCGTTGATGAGCGCGCGGTTCTCCCGCACCGGGATGACCTCCGGGTGCGGTCCGGCCAGACGCTCCAGCGCCAGCTGTCCCAGGATCTTGCGGTCGCCCTCCGACAGCGGCACCGCCGACCCGGCCAGCTGCAAGTACAGCGAGGTGATCTCCTCGTCCAGCGTTCCGCCCAGGTGCAGCACGGTCAGCCGGTCGGTCTTGGCCTCGACGAACACCTCGTGGGCTGCGACCAGCTCCTCGAAGGTGTGCTGGTAGCGACCGTAGGTCGGGATCGACAACAGGCTGAAGCCCGGGGAGGACAGGATCTCGTCGAGCTGCTTGGTCGTCACGCGAGCACCGACCAGCGCACCGCGCAGCGAGTCCCGCCAGAACTCCACGGTCTCGGGCACGCCCGTCGGGAAGTGCTTGAAGTACGCGTTGTGGGAGACGTGATCACCGACGATCTTGCGTGCAGCCGACAGCGTCGCCACCGACAGACGCACCGCCTCGGACCGCTCCAGACCCGCAACATGCTCCAGCAGCGCGCGGGATCCGAGGAACCCGACACGCGCGAGCACGGCCGACAACTGCTGCGCCACGATCCGGCCATCACCAGACGGACCCTCGGACGCCGGTACGCGAAGGGTCTTCTCCACCAGTACGTCAAACATGGTTTCTCCCATGGTGCTCGTCATGTGTTACAAGCTAGCACAGCCAGTACAACTAGGCAAGCGATTTAACCTTGATTCTGATATGCCAATAACGAACGCCTCCGACCCAGCCGGTGAGCGGGTCGGAGGCGTTCGTTCTGCTGCAGGCTTACGCCCGCTTGCGACCCCGCACCGCGTCCTCGCCGACCAGATCGCGAAGGGCAGACCGAACGGCGTTGAGAGCCGACCGGGCGGCACCGGGCTCGGTCTCCAGGTGCGCCGCGAGCTTGCCCTGCGTCACCCGGCCCGTGTCCTCGACCAGGAACAGCATGGCGTCCACAACCTCAGGGTCCGGAACCCGGGTCCGCAGCGCAGCCACGATCTCGGCGAACTCCATGTCAGCCTCGACGGTGTCAGTGTGGTGCGGCGCCTTGAGGTCAGCCCAGGTGGTGCCGTCCTCACCGACAGGCGCGTCCAGGATCGCCAGGTTCCGCTTCACGTAACGAACGTGATTGCGGTGCTTGCCCGATGCATATCCGACGACGAACTTCGAGTAGTAGGACTGGAAACGCGACTTCTTGGTGATCGAACGCGTCTTCCACTCCCGACGGAACACGCCCAGCGAGTCACGCTCGATGAAACGAGTCATGATCTCGTTGACGGTGTCCTCGACCTGGCGCGAGTCGATACCGGTCTTGCGGACCCAGAAAAAGGTCTCGTCGCGGTACTGCTCCCACCAGGTGGCGTAGTCAGGCGGGCAGTTCACCTGGTCGTCCATGCCAGTCCAGAGACCGTGGGTTTCCGGCCGAATCGGCTGGCGGTCCTCCGGAGCGACGACATGTCCGGTCTTGCGTCCCAAAACATCTTTACCAGCGGAACGCGCGCCCTCCAGAATCTCTCCATCGGAGTCCGAAACGGCGGCATCCAGAAGCTCCACATCGTTGGTGGAGTCGTCCATGTCATGCTCCTCTTGCGATTCCAGTACCGGCCGGAGATCCCTCCCGGCCAGCTGCGGGGTGATCCCTCCCCCGCTTGCCTTGCCAGCCTAACATCAACTTGCTGGCTTTGACAAGTTACTGCCGCACTTAGTTCACAGAGACTGCGGAATGTCCCAAAACTCAACATTCACCGGACCCGGCTCGCGCACCGGCACCTCCACCGGGGCTGCCCGGCGTGGGGTCCTCTTCGGCTTCTCCGCAACGGCAACCGTAGCGGCAGGCACCGACACTTCCGGAGCGACCTTGGAGACAGGGCGGGGAGCAGCAGAAACAACGCGCTCAGCGGCAACACGGCGGAACTCCTCCGCCGGTGAAAGCAGCTCCTCGCCCGCAGCCCACCGTCCGGCGTACTTCGAACAACCGCCTACGTGAGCATCGATCGCCTTGACCGAACCGGTCTCGCCGCAACCCGGGCACATTCCCTGAGCCATACCCGCACCATCCCTCACCCCCGACGATTCGGCCGGGGCCACCGTCCTACCCGCCGGGTCCGCAAATAGTACAGGCCCCCTTGACGAATGCCAAAGGGGGCCTGTGTCAACATCGAACTTCACCAGTGTCGGTACCGACGGTCTTCCTGACGCTTCCGGGCCTTGAGCAGATCCCGAGCCCAGTGGTCGACGAACCCGCAGCGCCGGGAGTACCTGCGCCCCAGCGCTCCCATCTCGGCCAAGTTGTCGGTGGACAAGTGCTGCCAGATGTCGAACCACGCCGCGTCGAAGCGAAAGTCCTTCGGGAGCACGTCCTTGGGCTCGAACACCGAACCGGTCAGGATCGTGAGCTTCTTCCCCGCCGCCTCGACCAGGCGGGTCAGGTGCGGCCCGACCAGCGCGACCACGGCGAGATCGATCTCGATGACCGTGATCTCCCGGACCGAAGGCACGATGCACAGGCCCGTGACGACCATGCCCATTCCGAGACCGCCGATCAGCACGGTCTCCGCCTCAATCTCGTGACAACGCCGCACGAACGGAATGTGATCGTCCATCTCGTCGACGGAGTCGCTCATCCAAAGCCCGCCGTGACGGTACAGCGCAGTGATGGTTCCGGCGCCCTGTCGCATGCCACGGCCGCCGTGCATCGCTCCGTAGAGCATCGACGCCCTGGCCTCGTCCTCGCTGATGACCCGAGGACGGACCGATACCACACCGAACTCACCCGTCGGAAGCGTGCTGCGCATGGCCGCGCGAATCTCGCTGTAGCCGATGCGGGTCTCTGTGTTCGTCATGCCAACAAGCTAGCACACACTGGCAAGGCAAGCAAGTCTACGGGTTCGGCACCCAGCGCGTACGCTCCCGGTCCCAGGTCAGCCGACCACGCATGCCCTCCATGATCAAACGGTTCAGATCGTGGTGTGCAAACGGATGGTCAGGACTGCACGCAACAGACGGTCCCGACGTCGGCTTTGTCTCGTCACCAATAGGGGACGGAGAGCTGTGAAAATCCGTGCCATCAAAATGCACGTACAGAGTCCACCGGGAGAACCATCCGAACTCTTCGCACTCTTCGATACCGGGCCACCAGCCGGTCCAGATCTGGTTCTCTTCCGGAATCGGCTCAAAGACGTTCTCACACATCAAAATGAAAGATCCGTCTTTTTCTTCTATCTCGTCGCCATGACAGAAAGCCTGACCACCACAAATGACACATCGCGCCACATCACAGCCGTCAACATGACGAGAACCCGGCTCCACACCGCAATCAGGACAATTGGTTTTCTCACCCAGAGTCATGTCAAGCGTGTCCGTATCCGGTGTTCACCATCTCGACACCGAACAAAAACGCCCTTCCCTCAGAAGAGATGGCCCACGCGCGCTCCCTGCCTCCTTCGGGAGAAATACGGCTTGCCCTCGGCGAAATAAACCAGTGCGCCTCTAACCACTTCGCGATGTGCAATTCCTCTTCGTTGAAGATAAATGCTCCTCCAGACGCCCTCATGCGAAAAAGACATTCCACAGCCTTGTCTCCATCGTCGGCGCTAACAAGATTGAACGGCTCCACCATGCTCTCCCAACCCCCTTCTGTTGCTTGTCTTCTACCCGAACACGAGCGACCACAGCGACGAATACAGACCCGGCCACCACGCCAGCGCAACGAACGCCGTCACCACCCACGAGAACGTCCGCAGCTTCAGCTCCGCCCACTCCGAGGATCCGGTCGAGAGCAGCGCCGACTGAGGGCGGACGTGGATCGGGTAGTACCGCTGCCCCCGGATCCGGATCGGCCACAGCAACGGCACGCCCGTCTTCGTCGCCGCGTCACCGAGTGAGTGCGCGAGCATGCCGACCGAAACCGACACACCGACACCGAGTCCGACAGCTGGAGCGATCAGCTCGGAGGCGATCCGCAACGGCTCCTCGGCCGTCGTCGTCACGAGCCACCAGAGCGCCGTACCCGCGACCAACGCCAGCACGAGACCGCGTACCTCTCCGAGCAGCCACGAGCCCACCAGCGCCACGATCAGGCCCGCCACGACAGCCAGCGCGAGAGCGGGCCAGCGGGTCGCGAGCAGATACGAGACCCACCCGAACACCAGCCCGGATACCACCGCCGAGATGCCGAAATGACTCAGCCCGCGATGTCCACGGAAGTCGCCCTCAGATACGTCGCGCGAAGTTGCTGACATGTCGAACACCCAACACGACATGCGATGCACGAACAGATGCACCGCGCCGCTGATCAGCCCCATCGATCGGGTGGCCGTCGAATTGTGGTGATCGAGGTCGGGCCACAACGCCGCGCGCCCTGCCAGCCACGCAATCAGCAGTGCTCCCGCGACCGCGAGCACGCACGCCCACACAGGCGCGGGTGCAGGCACGACATACGGGCGCACACACGCAGCCACGCACGCGCCTGCACAGATACCAGTGACGCGATGCGTCAAGCCTATCATGACGAAGTCATACCCGTCACCCACAGCACCCGATGATGTCCTGCACAAAAGGGGGTCTGGGGGAAAAGTATGTCTTACAGGTCAGAAGGCCGCAGCCCTGTCCTGTGCACAGTGCTAGGACAGGGCTGCGGAATCCTCGTGGACAGCAAGGATGTCACTTAGAGCTGTCAACGGCAGACTGAGTGGACAGGAACCGCGTGAGGACGTAATTGGTCCCCTCACCCCCCGGCTGAGAGATCAGACCCTTGTCGATCCACGTCTTCTTTTCACGGTGGAACCACGAATTTCCGCGATCGGCCGCCTCGCGCAGCTCCTTGGCTGCAGCTCCGGGCAACCCACGCTGTTCCAACATTGCGAACACCGCCGCCTCACCCTGCGGAAGATCCGCCAGGCGCTCCGCAGCCGTGCGCGGCTCCTGCGCAGGCACCAGAGGCGTGGGCTGGGCAGCACCCTGTCCGGCAAGGCGAGCATGGTGACGCGCGATCTCCGCCATGGACACATCCGGGCCGGTCAGGTCGTAAGCCGGGATCGGATCCGGAGTGATGTCAGTGACCGTCGCACCCTCATCCTCGGAATCAGACATGTCCGCCTCCTCATCTCCATCACCGTATCGAGCTGCACACCGCGCGGCGTAGAGCGGCGACACCGAGCACGCCGCGTTCCGAGATCCCTCATCAAGAGGCAACCCCGGTGCCCGTACCGCCAACACCATCTCCACCATCTCATCGGTGACTCGGTAATAGCGCAGCGGCATGCCCGTCCACCTGTCACGATCCTGCACATAGCAAGTGCCCGGCTGCGAGGACGGAATCAGGTTTGCCCCGACCTTCCGATTCGGGATGATGTAGGACTCGTGCGACTCCGCCTCGGTGCGGAAACAGATCCGCTGATTGAGACGGTCACGGAACTGGCTCGTCCGTGTCGCCTCCAGAGTCGGGTTCTGTGTCGCGCCATTGACCGACATACCGAGAGCACGACCGGTGGTCGCCAGCCGGACGAGAACTTCCTCCACCCGGCGCATGGCCTTGTGGTCACGACCGTTGGATGCCGCCACCATGCGGTGCAGCTCGTCGATCCATACGAACAGCAACGGAGCGGTGGGAGAGACCGGCCACGCCTTGCGGCCCGCGCGAGTGTTCTCCTCACCGCGATACGTCATGATCGCGTCGAGCGCCTGCAGCGACTCATCAATGTCCTCAGGACGAGTGATGAGGTTGTCCATGATCGCGTCGAACGGCGCGATCTCCATGCCGTCCTTGAGGTCGTAACCCCACTGGGTGCCATCCGAACGACACGAGATGTCGAGGATGTGCAGGGTCAGACCGCCGGACTTACCCGAGCCCTGCGAACCGCCAAACAGCTTGTTGACTACAGCGTTGATGTCACGCTCGTAGTATGGGATGTAGGCGATCTTGCCGTCTTCCTGGATACCCACCGCGCACGGGACGTCCACCGACAGATCTCCGCCGTCGTCGCCCTGCTGCGGACCCGGCCACTCGACAGCCTCGGTGATTGGGTTGTCCAGGAACGACATGTAGTCGACACGGTTGGTGTCACGGTTGTGCTTGACCAGACGCAACGTGCCCTCGGGAAGGCCCATCGCGCCCTCCAGCTGTTCGCGACGGTCCAGAACCTGCTTCACCGTTGTCGTGCCGCGCTCCCACACCAGGAAGCCCGCCTCGTTACCGTTTGGGCTCTTCTCCAAGATGTGCCGATTCGTCATGCCCAGCCCGAAATTGGCCGCGATCTCCGACCAGCCCCGCAGGTCATCCTCCAGATGCACCTGGGTGCGCTTGAACCGCGACGACCACCAACCCATGCCCAACAGGTGTAGGCCGATGACCCACCAGAACATGACGACCGCCCACTCCGACAGCGTCGTCGTCTGCCACAACCACCACACCCACGCAGCCGACGCTCCCGCGCACACGAGCGCGTATCCGAGTCGGGTCCATCCGGTCAACCGGGTGAGCGTCCACATGAGCACGAGCAAGCCGATGACGGCGAGCGCGATCCACACCTCGGAGTGGTCACGCAGCGGCCAGGACAGATGTCCGAGCAGCAACACCACAAGCCCGGCGTAGTAGGGACCAAGTCCCAGCCGCTGGGCATGGCGACGCTCCCACCAGGACATGTCCTCTTGGACTAAACGTCGCGTCATCGGCTTGCTCGCCTTCTCAGTTCAGCAAAGAGTTCTTGTTGAGCGCCCAGTCATCCTGCGCAGCCTGGATCGCCGGAGCGTAGTGCTCCTCCCACGCCGCGATCGTTGCGTGCGCAGCGTTCTTGATGATCTCACCGGCTTCGAGAATGGGCTTGAGGTGCGCGATGACCTCCGGCGGGAAGCCCGGGTTCTCCTCGTTCACTCCGCGCGACAGCGTTGCCGTGAACGAATCGGTGAAGTCCTTCATCTTGTCACCGAAGTACCCGAGCACCGCCAGATGGTCATTCACCTGGGAACGCGTCTCCGGATACTGCTCCGCGTAATTCATGAGCGATGAAATCGCACCGCTCAGATCTCCATCAGCTGCCACAGCTCGACTTCCATTCAACTCGATGAGAGGACCCCAGCTCTTTGCAATCTCTGGAATCCGATCCTTGCGGACCTTCTTTGTCTTCCTACCCTTAGGCTTGGAAAACTTCTCAGTCTTCTTACGACTACTTGGTGCTTTGAACTCCTTTTTAGGAGCAGCAACCTTCTGTCCGCCGCCGTGTACGATCTGCAAAGAGCCAGAGTACTCAGCTTGATTAGCCGCTCGTGCTTTCTCGTACACTTCTTTGCGCAGCCTGAGAATCTCCGAACGCGCCGCCGACTGAGCCGGATACCTCTTGAGCACCTCGAACTCCGTCGGAGTCAGACGGCCCTTCTTGAAGTCCCGGCGATCGAGGGCCTCATGCCCCTTTTGCGCAAGATGATCCTTGGCGTAGGACAGCAGCGGGTTCGCCGCCCAGAACGCCGATCCCGTCGCCAATCCCTGCTCACGACGTTCACGATGCTGGGAGATGTAGCTGCGCTTGAGAGCACGAGCCTCAGCCTGGCCCTTGCGATACGCGGTCCGGCGGGTAGCCGCAGCCTTACGCTGGTTGGCCCACGCCTGCTTGGCGGCCTTCTTTGCCTTGGACTTCGCGGCCCGGCGCCACTTCCCGCTACTCACGCCGACACCTCCGACTTACGTGCCGCGCGCCAACGTCCCTTTGTCGTCCGACCGTAATCATCGCCTACTCCGTGTCCCGCCTTGCGTACCGCCGCGACCAGCTCCGGGCCCGACGGAAGCTCGCGTCCCTCGCGCGCCGCTTGATCCAGGATCGCGAACGCAACCTCCTGCGGAGAACCGACGGGGCTCTTCGCCAGCGACAGCACCACAGGCGCAGGCTCTGTCACGATTTCCTGTGCAGGCTCCGATACCACGAGAGCCTTCTCCACCTCGTCCTGCACACGCTCCTGCACATGTTGATGGCGCTCATGAACATGTGCAGGAGCGGGCTTCATCGCGCGCAGCACGACGCCGACCAGGTGGATCAGCGCGCCCGCGATCAACGGGGGAAACACACCCGGCCATCCGGTCTCGGCGTAGTTCACCGCCATCGATCCCGCCAACGCCGCAAGACAAATGATCGCAGCGTAGTGACGAACCTGAGATGGCAGCACCGCAGACAGCCACACCGGTGTCGTCACCACGACCGTGCCGTCCAGAGCCACGATCAACATGATCGCAATGTAGCCAGGAACAATCGGGCTCTCGACATAGTGGTACGTCGAAAACGCCGACCAGCACAACGCAGACCCAATGACGAGACAAAGCGGAATGATCAGGCTGGCAATGCGAAACCGCCGTCGCGTCTGCTCAGACAAAGTCAATCGCACCTCCCTCGTCAACTCGAAAGGACTTTGAGAGTAAAGGGGGTCTTGCCAAAAAGCAAGTTGCCTTCGGCAGATCGATGCGGCGCAATACTGAATTGGGCAAGGGGCACTAGACAGACAAGCTACTATCAGAACGTGACGGCCCCCGCTCCCGATGACACACCCTTCTCTTCACGACTGAGGGCGTTCATTGTTACGTATCACGAGGTCGTAGAGGCGATCAACGAAGATCCGGATCGCCAGCAGGCATGCCTGGACGCCACAAAACTGACCACCGCATTGCGGGGTCAGTACGAAGACGCCTCACACCAGCGTGCGATCATCGCCACAGAGGTTGTGGACTCCAGCAACATGAAGCTGAGTGGGCTTGCACGTCTTCTCGGAATCTCGAAACAGCGCGCCAATCAAATCGTCAAAATTGGACGCAGCTTAATCTGACTCAGAAAGTCGGGTCCTCAAGCTCCTCACCACGAGCGAGCACAGCTCTAGCTCCGTGGGGCTTGTCCAACGCTTCTCGACGTCCGGTCATGCACAGCATGCCGGGGGCAGAACCGCACGGACGGACCGGGCACGGCGTCGCCAGAATCTCCGCTGTATAAAAACCAATCCTGTCGATGCGAGACAGCAACTCCGCAACAATCTCTGGCGGACACACATGCTTACGATGCAGCTGCGGAGTAATCGCCGAATACTCGTGCGTAGACGAGCGCTGCACCCACACATAATCCTGCAGGTGACCCGGGTCCACCACCGTCGGATCCAGCGGGTAGTGCCACACCGAACCGTCCGAGTCCTCGGTCCGGTCGAAAGCCCACAGCACCCGTGACTCGCAGATAGGACACTGCCCGTTGACGAGGGTGCGGTCGGTCGCGAACGGAACCGGGACAGCACCCGGGATGGGGCGCGGGCGGTGCAGGTCGGTCACTTCACAGCATTCGCCGACAGCCGCTGGCGATCCAGCAGCAGCTCAGCGGTCTCGCAGATTTCCGACCAGTAGCGATCGACCAGAATCTCCGCGCGCGACGCCACGTAGCCGTAAGTGAAATCCGAGCCAGCCCGCAGGCTCTCGAACTCAGCATCATCTTCCGAGCACGACCTGTCGTGGCTCCACCAACTCATGTCGCCAAGATCGCGCTGACGAAGAAACTTCATCTCCGCCGGACGAGACACCGCCAGAATGGTCAGATGCGCGAGCAGCGTGTCCTCAGAACCATCCCAGGCCCGGACCAGCCACGCATTGCCGCGAGTCACCCGACCCGACCAGAAACCGGTAATCAGCTCCACGCGCTCCAGGTCGATGCCGAGCCGCTTCGTCGCGACCGCATGCGCAGCTTCATGTACCGCGAGAACCCGCGCGGTGCGGTCATCTTCGTGCATGTTTCGCTTCTACCCTTCAGAGACGCCAGCGGGGGCAGAGCCCGTACGGAACCCTGCCCCCGCTGAGGGGTTGATCAAGATGTCAGCTGTTGTCCTCAGCGGCAGCGACACCCTCGCCATCACCGGAGTACACCGCGTAGACCCGGATGACACGCTGGTCGCCCACGTCCTCGGAACGCGAGACAGCGTTGAACGAACCCTGCGGCTTGTAGGCCGCGACTCGACCCTGCTTGATGAGCGACGCGCGAGAGCTAGCCTTCGCGCGCACCTTCTTGGACTCGGCGCGAACCTCGTCCTTCTGCTCTTCGGTGGGATTCGCTGGGTACACCGGAACGGGGTACTCCTCGATGATGGCCCACTCGCCTGGGTTGGCTCGAAGCTGATCGGCAAGCTTCGCAGCAACCCCAGCCTGCTGACGGCCAGCAGGCTCCTTCCACTGCAGCTGAGCATCGGTCATGTCTGTCTGAACTCCTTGGTTTCAGTGTGGCAATTTGCCACTCTTCTAGACTTGTACCCGACCGCCCACTAAATGATTTGTTAACGGCGGAACGAATCTGATCTTAGCTCAGAATAACCGACAGCGCCTAATCAATCAGAAGGTTCTTTAGGAAACCACGCAATCCCCGCATGTGTAACTACCAGATGGGATCTCCGTCGCAATCATTAATGTCAGCTCTTCAGGTGTCAACCAACTTTTACAACGCACGCAACGTGTCGTTCCCACCGCACGACTGCCGCGACGAGCTTTCATGTGCTTGCAATCTTCACCAGCAGGGCCCGCACGATGCTCAAAATTGGGGCAGGTGCACGCGCGAGGAAACTCCCCCAGGAGAAACACCTCGTACACCGCACCCTTGGATCCGGCTACGCGGATCGCGTGATTTCTGACGTTGGAAAACGAACCTTTAGGCATCTGCCTTCTCCAAAAACTCTTTTGCTGCCGCCAACCACTTGAGTACGTGATCCGGTGTTGCAATCTGATCTGCCGCGTCCAGACAACGAGCGTAGGACTCGGAGAACCGATCCACGCCACGACGATCTGCCCACACCCCCAGCGCCGCCACCGCGCCTGTACGCAGCTGTGCAGGCGTGACAGGGACTACCAAAGACGAGTCATCCTCGCCCACATCCAAGCCCTGCATGGCCATCAGACGCCGCGCAGCCAGCGGGCGGGTCACGTCCCACACCCGGGCAGCCAGGCCCACAGAGTCCCAACCCTCGGCGCACATATGACAGAAAGCGCGGCCGTCGCTGTAAATACGCATGTCCTTCTCACCCGATCGGTCGGGTGGGTGCGTCTCCTGGAACGGGCACATTACCTTGATGGACACACCGTCTCCCGGAGTGCCCGGGTTGGCGATACGGAGATGGTCGAGCACCACCACGATAGGAATCAACCGCGCAGCTCGATCCACAAAGCTGCCGCGACGCAATCGACGCACGACGCTCTCCTACCGCAGATAGCAGGAAGCCCCGGCAGCGAATGCATACCGGGGCTACTCCTGTTGTTACTCAGTTCTCGGACGTCAGGCCCACCGACGCGAGTGCCTTCTCGCCGACATCGGAATCGACATCGAGACGATCCAGCTGCGACTGCTGAGACTGGACCAGATCCGACAGCTCCTCGACCTTGGCCGTCAGAGCCCGCACCTGCTCCGCCAGCTCGCCGAGAGACATGCCTTCCGCGAGGCGCACCCTCTTCTTGCCGTCGACCCAGGCGTACTTGCCGAACCGAGCACGGCCGTCCAGACCCTGACGAGCGACATTGCGCTGGCCAATCTTGATCCGGCGCTCCTCGTCCATCGTCGCGGACTTCGTGCCCATCTCCTTGAGAGCGCGCTCAGCGGGAACTTCAGCTGCGCCGACCGCGAGCACCTCCTCGACGTCACGCACCTGTCCATCAGACAGGTAACTGTCCATCGCCACGGTCCATGCACTGCTGTTCTGAGGCACTTAACTCCCCTCTCACTCTCGCAACCGGTTCATCCGGAACACCACTGTTCTACCCGGCAGAAAGGGAACTGTCAGAATTGCGCGCCCGCACCCAGCAGGTATGCCTGGTCAGCCCCGAAATTGCCGCCTTCAGCAGCGAAAGGATCCGCACCGGTCACACCAGGCGCGCCCACCGCTTCGGTAAAATAGCTCGTCGAGTAGTCCACCAACACAGGAATGGCTCGATCCCCCATGACCACCTCGCCACCACGGTGCTTGAGAATGTTCATTTTGATTCGAGCTGTCTGCGATTCACGCTCCCCGTCAGGAGACATCGCAATGACGATGTACGCAGAGTTGACCGCCTCCGACGTGTCCGCCAGACCGTTGGGGTCCAGATCGCCGGTGCGCGTCCACTCCTTCTGCGACTCGCGGTTGAGCTGCCACGGCGACACCGTCGCCACACCTCGGCCCTTGCGGAAGTCGACCGAGAAATGCGCCGCCTCCTTGACCAGGGTCGCCAGCTCCTCGCGCGAGGACAGCGTGTGGCGCCCGGACGACATCAGCGCGAGATAATCGATGACCACCAGGTCCGGCACCCGGATCCGGGAGTACGCCTCGATCTGGGCCTTGAGGCTCAGCATCGTCATGCCGTACGGCATCTGCGACACGTAGCACGCGCCGTCCGAATTGATGGAGCCGTCCGCGCCCCAGTCCTTCGCCACGGCCACCAGATACGGCATCACGGTCTCGGGAAGCTTGCCGCGATCGATGAGCGCGGAGTCCAGCCCCTTGGGAAGATTGAACTCGTCGCGGAAGTCTGCAAACTTCTCGTGCAGCGAATGCCGGGCCACCAGACGCGACCGGACCATCGAGCGCACAGTCTCCGATGTCGCAAAGAAAACGCTGCGACCCTGCAGCTGGGATGCGTGATAGCTCAGGCCCACGCAGAGCTGGCTCTTACCGAACCCGGACGGGGCGGCGATCATCGCCAAGCCCTTGCCCAAGCCGCCGATCTTCTCGTCGAGGGTGGGAAGACCGAACAGCGGGCGTCCGGACGTGTCCTCATCGCGAGCCCTGACGTAGTCCGTGAGAACGTCTCGACCCTCTTGCATGACGTCGGCCGCTGGAGCTTCTTCGAGCTGCGACTCCGTGTTGATTTCCTGGATGCGCGCAGCCGCCCACTCCCGCGCATCCGCAGGACCCGACCACGTCCGACCCGGGCGCCCGTTCGGGCCTTCCTCGGTGATCGAGCCGACCAGAATGTCCGAGGACTCGCGAAGGGCAATCTGCGTGAGCCGCTTCTCGTGCTCGCGACGCAGCGTGTGCGCCGCAAACCGAGCGATGTCAGAAGTGACCCCAGCATCTCGGAGAGACTCATACGTCTCCCGGAACAGAGCCGCCGTTCCGGCATCGAGATCGCCGGTCAGCGCGTCAATCGCCGCAGACGGCAGCACGCCATCGGCCTGACGCCGGTAGTAAATGGCCGAGCGGAACAGGGAGCGAAGCGTGGGATCTACAAAATGCTCTTCTTTAACCGACCTGTCGATCTCATCGATCAAAACAACGTCGTTGCTGAGCATCCCCGCAACTACTTGAGACGCCGAATCCAAAGACACAGTACTCCATTCGAGAGGATCCCAGCGGCTTCTACCCGCGCAGCTCGATACGGGTGTCCACTCCGTAATCGAATGTAGGAATGCCTGCCTTACGGGCGTGGCGGGCACAATGTCCCGTCCCGGAACGCCACTTCAGGGCGAACGCCAGACACGCATCCGCGCCCAGCGAAATCATGTGCAGGTTGCGCAGCAGCGGAGTCTCAAAATCGGCGGCGGGGTAACTTTCCACCGGACCGAACGGCTCCCACATCTGGGCAGCTGTCTTGTCCAAACCTTCCGCGTTACCATGCACAAGGATGTCACCGCGCTGCATGTGTGCGAGAATGGCCTGAACAATCAGCGCAGGATCAGCCCAACTCTGAGAACCGGTGAACAGAAAGCGCCTCGTCATACGACGCTTCTACCCTCAGCCAAACTTGAGAGTAACCGACTTACCATTGACGGAAGCCTTGGCATCCTCAATGTCCTTCAACGCAGCAACAATGTGCTTTGTCTGGTTAGGAGTAGTCCAGCCGCTGATCTGCACGTCAGAAATAACGTGATCATCTTCTTTGTGGCTGCGGACCTCGTAATCCGAGTCGCCTACCTCTGCGGCCTTCAAAGCCTTGTGAACAGCTGCGGTGCATCCGGCAGCGGTGAACTCGCTATCGCCCATGCTCTAGAACTCGGCTGCATAGGGCGGAACATCCAGGTTGATGAAGGCTGCAGAGCTGAACGGAGCCAATCCCAGCGTCGCTCGAACCACCTCAGAAGTAGGCGGATGCGACGGGTCTCCATGCTCAAAACGCGAGCACTCCACGCCCACCGGGTTGGCCGCAGACACCTCTACCGAGAACAAAATCTCCGGCCACTCGTCGAACCACGCAGGCATGAAATCCTCGCAGGGACCATCGTCATCGAGAAAACGATGCCTACACTTCTCGCAACGATTGCCCACAAATATATCGCCGTCGTCACCGTTGCTAAAAGGCCCGCTAGCCAAGGTCAACCTCCCGCAAAATCTTGTCGATAGCCTCGTGCAAGTTGCGACTTACCTTGCTCTGCACCCGGGCGCGGGCCATCACAGCCTCGACATCCGTCACCACCGGTTCGACCGTCGCCACGCCGCTGATCATGCGCAACGCGTTGATGATGAGACCCGCCTCGTCCTCACGAACATCCGACGCCAGCGTGACGATGTACCCGACGTGACGCTCAGTCACTGAAGTACTCCTTTGCGAAACTCGCCACGACAGTCGAGGTGAAGTAGGCGTAGCCCACGAAAACACAGATCGGCCACAGCGTCGCCCAACCGATCGGGTTCAACGCAGGAAGCGCGTTCAGATGCACGAACCCCAACACGACGGTCCAGAACCACGCCGACGGAAATGCCAGAAGCGGCGGAAGAAACACCCACATGAGAAATAGCTTCATGTCTGTGTTGTACCCAGCAGTGGCGGAACCGGGGTGAAGGCGGGGGATCCGACACCCCGGTTCCGAGGGTCGAGCGAGAGGTGGCTGGGGACACCGTCTCGCCCGGGGCTGCAGTTGGGTCAGCCTTCGGATGAGACAAAGAGCCCCCGAACCGGAAATCCCAGCTCGGGGGCTCTTTCGCAAGGGATGACCAATCCCTCACTCCACCATCAAAACGACAAGAGAATCGGGGGGCTTCCTCTCTCATCCCGCAAGTCCTACCCAACCGGTGCAGAAACGGGCACCAGCAACGGAAGAATCAACGTCTGGGCTGCACCAAACTTATCACCCTGCCCGACGAACCACGCCTGGGCTCGCTCCCGGGAAAGGAAGGGACCGAACCCCATCGACATGGTCTCAGAAAAGACAGCCACCACAACGAACTTGTCGGCGCGATCATCTGATTCCTGATCTGCATGGTAGAACACCGACTTCCCCCCGGCCTGCGGCGGAGACGAATCCGGATGTGCAAGCAGGAAATCTCGCACCTCATGCTTGCTCGGGTCAATGAAAGCTACACGGGGGTTAAACCACTCCAACAACCGCTCACGATCCTCAAACGGACCGTACGCGTGCAAAATAGACTGATGTCTCCACACCAACACGCGCATCAGATCGGCCTCCACTTCTGCACCGAACGCCACGCCACACGAGACGGTGCAGCACCCGGCTGGTCGTGGAACAGGAAAAGATCCACAGCCTGAGCCACGCTGCCGTACACCGCCTCGCCAGAGAGCCAGCGGCCATCGGGAGTCTGAATCTGCAGCACGAACTGCAGATCGCCCTCTTCATCGTCGCAGAACTGACAGTTGCCGGACTGCACACGCTGCAAATTCTCCACCGGGCAGCCAGTCTTACCGTATTTGCATCCGTGCAGCGCACAACAGTGCGTGATGTGAATTCCAGTGTTCGCCATGTCTACCTTCTACCCTGAAACGGGCTGTAGTGATAGATCATGCCTAAAAGCCAACTACGTCCCACCGGATTGGCTGAATGAACACGAACCACACGCGGCCAGCGATCCTCATGCTCACAGAGCCAGAGAACCACCGGCCGCGTCGTGTCCTCGCCGCCCAGGTCGTGATCAAGCGACATCTCCGAGACCGCACAGATACTCAGAGTTTCGATTGCCGCACTCGAACTCAGCGCCCACGCCCACTCGGAGCCCGGAGGCTTGCGAATGTCATCGACCCAGAGCTTCATGCCACATGTTCTACCCTGTCCGGGAACAGGCACCTGACGTTGTACGGAATCCACTCCTCCTTGGAGTAGCGCGACCGGATCAGACCGACCACCCACTCCGGGACCAGCTCCTCAGACTCCAGGTACGACGCACGCGCCCACTCCGGAAGCTGACGCGTGATAGCCCGGCGCTTACCCTTGAGCGAGCGCGGAGGCATACAGGAGCCCGGATCATCCCAAGGACCGGCAGGAACCTCCGGAACCGAGAACTGGCTCCACCGCTCACGGCGCGGAGCGTTCCTTTCCTCGTGCCACAGCGAGATGGTGCAGTGCGCACGGTTGGAACCCTTACGGTTATTGCAGTCGGCGCACAGGATCGTCGCGTTCTCCATCAGCGACGCACCACCCAACGAGCGCGGGTGGATGTGATCCAAGGTCAACTGCGAGCCGGTGCCCCAGACATTCGGACACCGGCACTGCCTACATCGTTCGTGGCCCAACCGGATGCGTGCTCGATACACTCGCACCCAGTGGGCATGCTTATCCCAGCTGGGGTACGTAGCCATAATGATGTTATACCCGACTACAGAGACCGTGTCATCTGATATTCGAGCAACGACACCGGATCAGACGCTAACGGGAGAACTCATCCTTGGTCTCCTCGGTCAGCTCTTCGAGCTTCTCCAGGAACTCCTCGAAGCACTCCCGAAGCTCATCACCTTTACCCGCGTCCGACTGCACCGTCGCCATGACACCGCACAGCTTGCGCACGCGATCAACGTCCTTGGTGTCGCGCGACAGAGTGTCAGCTTCGATCAGATCCCAGTTCCCCAGGAAATCAATGATCTTGCGCAAACGCCGAAGCTCGACAAGAGCCAACTCATAGCTACTCATCAGCAGGCTCCACATCCAGCCACTCACCAGCAGGCTCCACATCCAGCCGCTCCGGAAGCTTGTTGTGCCTCAGACCGGTCGCCAGCACCACCGCCCCCGCAAACGGAACATGGACTACCAGCGTGCGATTGCCGTACTCATCGCCGCCACGCCAAATCCACTTGTCTCGATTAACGTGATCACGAAGGTAATACCACACCCGGCGGGCAGACGGATACGTCATGCGCGCCATCAGATCGGGGCGCTTCACCGTCAGCTGGAAAACGATCTCTTCCGCAGCAGCCGCAGACCGCCGCGTCTCATCGGAGCCGTCCAAGTCGAGAATATCCTCGATCAGGCCCTGCGCCTCCAGCTGCGCAAGAGCGTAATCGTCCGACTCAGCGTCTACACGCTTCTCGTGACGATCATAAATCCAACGGGTAATACGCAGCATTACTGCCCTCTCATACAAATTGCTTACCGCTGTTCTACCCCGACATGCGTGAAAGCAATTCCGCTGCTACCGCAGCCGTGCGCTTAGCCGGTGTCGACGGCTTTAATCCGAGCGCGATGTTGATGGTCACCAGCGCCTCACCAAGACCCTCATTCGCCTCGATAAGCTGGCAAATGACGTCATTCTCGTTCGGAGACTGGCCCATCGAGGCAAACAGATTCGGAGCGCCAGTAGCCAGGATCGTGCACTCCCGGCACCAATGAGACTGGTCTTCCGGAGTGCCGACAAACGCCTCTGACCAGCCGCCGTACTCCACCGCCTGCCGCCACGTCTCCGCAGACGTAGCACCGGTGCCGCCCGCCCACACATCACGGCAGTGGTCACACACGAACTCGTAGAGATGCCTGCGCACCAACATCAGCGCCTCCGCTTCACACGCGCCCGAGAGCGGCGATGGTATGCCCGGCCATCGATGACCAGCGGGTTGGGTCCGCCCAGCTCGCAACAGCACCCCGCCGGGCCGTAGCCGCCCTCTTTCTCCCCGCACAGACACGTCCACTCGACGCAGCACAGGTTGATGCACAGCCCCGAAGTGTAAGACGGAGTGTCATCGTCGGGCTCCACACGACGTCCACAACACCACTTGTTGTAACCTTCAGGCTCACCGAGACCCAGGTCATCAAGCCAAGACATCAGACTCCCCTACAGACCCGGAACATCATCGGTACCGCCGCCGGAACGGAAGCGCGACAGCACCTCGGTCACCACTTCATCTCCGCTGTCTGTCAACTGCTGATCATGATAGAAACCCGAGGTGGTCTCCACCATGGGGCGATTCGAAGGCTCGGAATCGGCAATCACCGACGACACCGAATTGGACGGGACCGACAACGCGGAGAGCACAGCCTCTCGAACGTCATCAAAAGAATGCTGCTCGTCGAGAGCGATTTCGGTCAGATGGCGACCCACTAGAGTCCACCGATCTTGCCACGCTTGGCTCGAGCCAGCTTGCGCATCGCATACACCATGCGCTCCGCTTCCTCGCGCAGCATGTAGCGATACAAGATCTCCAGACTGAGAACGCCACCGTTCGCCGCAGCGATCTCGCCCATGCGGTAACGGCCAATCGCCCACTCGGTGACCTCGTCCATCTCTTCTTCCGTGAGGTCCAGCGCGAAATCTTCCATGCTCAAATCTCGCCACCGATCAGCAAATGCGCCATCGTGGCGAGCGCCCATCGACCGTGATCCGGATCGTCACGCAGCGGGGTCAGATGATCGCGCAACATCTTCAACGCCTCAATCGCAGACGTCTCACCTGTATCCTGCAGATACCGCAATGCGCCATCAACGCGATCAATAAGAACTTCCGCCTGCTGCTCAGCAGGAAGCGAACGCTGCGCAACCTCATGACCGCGCGACCCGGGGCTGTAAGACCGCGTCACACCCTCGGGAAGATTGCCGGGAATCTTTCCGTGAGTTCGATACGGGTCCGTAGACGGAATAACCATAAACGAGTCGCTCGATCCGCGCGCCAGGTCGCGCACGTCCGCGACATCAATCGGCACGTCGAACACCGCATCCGTACGCTCGGCACGAAACGCCAGGCTGGGAGAGATCGCAGAACGGACGGCACGCTCCGCCAGATGCGCTGCGTCGCCGTAGTCCACCGCTGGGACGTTGGAAAACACCACCGTAGCGATGCGCCACACCGGCTCGTCAGCGTTGTCGTAAACAGGCTTCTCGGTCATAAGCTAGTCATACCGACTCAGCGAGATCATCCAGCTCGCCCGCAAGCGCGGCTCCGCTATAGCCCTGCGCCTCCACCAGCTCACGCAGCGCCGCTCGCTTCTCCGGGATGGGCCCATCACCATCGACCCAAAGGCGCACCACCGCCCGGCATCGCATGAGCAACCACGAGCGCGCGTGCGCCTCGTCGTAGAGCGCCTGCTCCAGCGCCACGATTTCACGCTTGAGACGAAGCACCTCGGCCTGCAGGTTCTCCGCCGTGCCTCGCCAGTCCACCAGAGCCAGGTCTACGCCTTCGGAATCCACGCTTCCTCCACGCACCGCAGGTCAGCGCCGTAGCGCTCATACCAGATGTCATACCCGGTCGGGTCATCATCTTCAGCCCGGGGCAACTTCTTCGGTGCGCAGACCGGCGGGAAACACGTTCAGCTTGCGCACGTAGACGTCCATGGTCTCGTGCACAGCGATCAGCGGAGACTCCTCTTCGGACATGAAGCAGTCTCTACGAAACCGCGATCAAACAAACTCACCGCTCCCACCACCCCACCGGTTCCGCTCCGACCAATACTTCAGAATCGCGAGGACTCCACTTTTCGTAAAACCTGTACCACTCGATCTGCGGCTGAGTATTTCCAATGTGCGTACGCTTTCCATCTGTATAATCAGTGTGTACACCGACATACTTTTGAAAATCCGCGTGACGCTCCGCCTCTACAGCAGTCTGTTCCGGAGACAGTCGATACAGCTGATACCGGCGATAAAAACCGCACTGATCTGCTTCATCAGTCTTTTCATCGTAGCAATCGCACTGCTCGATCATTTGCGCCCAAAGAACTGTCCCGTCTTCAAGGCGCACCATGCCCGAAATGGGACCGTCGTAATACGACGAGTGATAAACCCACTGGATGTTATCCAGCTGCGGACCCAACGCAGGGTTATCCGGAATGTGCTCGGACTTCACTTCTCCGACTCCTTGCGGGCCAGATCCCGGGCGCAGTCCTTGCAGATCGACGGACCTCCACAGCGAGCCCGCGCCCCATCCGGACGGGGATACACGTGGCCGTGACCGGTGTTGGACCCCTCAGAACCCGGCAGATCGATGGGCTTCACCGCAGGCTCCTTGTCCTCAGGCGTAGGCATCACCACGGTCGCGCCCACCGGCACCATGAAAATGCGATACGACGGCTCGGGCACGACATTTCGATGCCCGCGACACAGGTACAGCTCCGCCGTCACGTTGGGGTCGTCCTCGGCGCGAGCAGACATCAGAGCCCGGACAGGCAGCCCGACCGACCACGGCTCCTTGCAGTTGTGGATCATGCACATCCGCGCGCCTCGATGAAGGGCGTACAGGTCCAGGACCGTGACCTTCTTCCAGTTCCGGGCGTAATCCATGTCCAGGACAGGCTCGGATTCCCGGATGAACATCACGCCCTGACCGGTCGCACGGTTGAGCTGCCACACCCGCTGCAGTACATCATCGGCGGTGATGCGCGGAATGTCCTCATCTTCGTCGAGGCAGAACTGCACCACCTCCTCAATGAACTTTCGCGTGTCATCGTGCCACCCGTAGGACCAGAACACCGGCATCGGAGAGCCCAGCTCCCCGTCAAAATCCATCTCGTAGTCCTGAGTGATTTCCAGAACAGGCTCAGACTCGGTCACGACACACCCGGAATCACGCGCAGCAGCCGCACCGACGTGCACGGCCAGCGAGAACCGCATTCACGACACTGACGATCGCGGTGGATGCACTCCTCCTGCTTCTCCACCTCGGTGCCGGGACAGGTGGGACACACCGCTCCCTTCACCACGTGCAGACGGCGCATCTCCTCGACCACCCGATACATCAGCGCGGACAGATCGTTGGTCACCCGCACCGGCTCAGGCACAGCAATCACACGTTCCATCAGGATGTCCTCTCGATGTTCGCCATGCAGCTGTCCTACCCTGACTTCTCGACTGTCTTGGCCTCCGCGCGCATACGCTTCGCGTGAAACATGGTGTCATCCGCAAGATCTTCAGGCATGTTCCTGGCCGCCGCCTCCAGCGCATCCGCAGACTCGCGCAGAGCCCTAGCCCGGCCAGCCGGAGACGCCGCGAACGCTTTGCGCGCCGACCGACGCGAGAACCACATCAGCGACGAGTACGCCCCGCACAACAGCCCGATAGCGGCAAGCAGCGGCCAGAACGGAGCCCCCACAATCGCCGCCACCCACGTGATAGTTACGTCATCCTTGTAATCGCCGAACTCGTCGCGTTTGCGGCCAATCAGCTCATGCCTAGCCTGATTGCGCGCCGCCAGCACCACGCCGACAACCCACCACAACGCCCACACGTAAATCCAGACAGACAGCACGATGTCCCCGGCCAGCTTGCCGGAACCGTCAATCAGGAACCACGGAGTCACGGTGACACACCGGTATTGGACAAATCAGCTTCCAACGCCTGGCGCAACAACCTCACCGCCGACCGGTACGCCTCCGACTTGAACGCAGACTCCAGCGACGGAATACAGCTCAGCTGAGCCGCCAGATCCTCGATGTCAGAGACGATCTCCTCGATCAGCGACAGCCGCACTCGCATCCGCACGTTGTCGGCCGTAAGTTTCAGCGGATCCGTGCGCTCCCCGATATCCGCTGCGCGGGCGAACACCCGGGCAATGCGCTCCTCGACGTCGTCCACGTCAATCACTCCCAGAAGTCAAAAAGATCCAGCATGCGCCGACGACGCTTGCGCCCGTACCGAGTCCGCACCCACAGCGTGGCAAACCACAGCGCCGTGCCCACCACGAAAAACCCGGCCAACCACCACAGCGACTCTGTCATCCGAACGCCGCCGCCATATGCCATCCCGGGGCCTCGGCGAGCAGCGGAAGCTCCAGACGCTCCATGAACGCGTGCAACCGATGCCACCACTCATGCTCGGTGCCCACCGGGAAGAAATCCCGAGGGCTCAGCGGCTCAGGAGAGTACTCACCGGTGGTCAGAGACTCCGCGATGTACACAAAATGCTTGGTCTCACCGTTGAGATTTCCGTACCAGTCGATACCGCAACCGGCGCCCCGCACCAGATCGCGCAGCTGCTCGTAGGAAGGATTCTCGATCCCGGCAACCTGCGCCAACCGCTCGTCGTACTCCAGCAGATTGGTGTCACCAGAGAGCAACCACTCCGGGGAACGATCCTCCCAGTCCGGAGCCATCCCGTCGATGCCGCCGAGATCGGATCCCCAGAAGATGTGTGTCGATACAGAGCTACCCATGTCGGTGTTCTACCCCTGACCGTTGCGACCCGGGATGGTTTCGCAGCCCCAACAACACCAGAACCGCAGCGTGCCATCCGCATCCGTAGTGAAATTGCCGTCCTCGATGTCTTCCCAGTCAAAACACCAGGGGCATAGGATCGCCTCACCGAGCCCGACCGCCTCCAGATACTTGATGTAGTCCGGAACGGACAACGGGGTGTCCGCCGCCTTACACGGCCAGGACACCCCGCACACACAGAAATCCAAACGGCTATCCGTCGGAATATGAAGCACTATTCATCCGTCCCCAGCAGATTAGTCACCCGGTTCTGCCGAGCCAACTCCAGCGCCAGCTTCTCAAACCGGTCATACTCGCGCTCCAAATCTTTGAGCAGCGTGTTATCTCCGTGCGCCATGATCTGCTCCCAGAGCTGCGCCCACCGCAGCGACCGCATCCAGCCCAACCCGGACGCCGCGAAATGCCGGTGGCGCATACACACCGCCACGCCCTCCACCACGGTAAGCGCCAACGCCTCCTCGCCCTGAGAACGGCCGGGAAGGTACAGGCAATACGCGCACATCAGATTCATGTCAGCCTTCTACCCTGACAATCCGGATCGGAGCTGCCGCACTCGCGCGATCAGCAAATGCCACTCCAGACCCGGAGGCAGATACCGAGGCGAACCGTCCGCCATCAGGACACACCCGGCCACAGACGCGCCGCCTCCGCGAGCACCGGATTCATCGCAGACACCCCGATCGGGGAAGACGCCGCCACCGCCTCCCGAATCTCGTCATCGGTGCAACCCAGGTGATAGAGAGCGATGACGGCCGACACCATTGTGTCTTTCACAGACGTGTTCACCCGCTCCGGAGCGCACGCCGCAAACGCCGTGATCACCAACTCGATTGCCTGCACCCGATCAGCAGGCAGCCCAATCTGCATTCCGTACATCACTTCCCCAACCCGGCATGACGGCGCCACGCGTGATAGGCCACCGCACCCGACTGACTCTGCCAACGACCCACCGAGCCGCAACCACACACCCACCGCCAGACGTCAGAACCCTCTTCCCCCGGCAGCTCGAAGCGATGCACACCGAACGCGCTCGACAACCGCACCGACTCCACACACCGCGAACAGTCGCACGGCCGCGCACCCTCACCGAAAAACTCCGGGGCCAACCCCGACACCTCACCCGGAACACCCTCGACGATCACCATCCCGGCCAACGGATCGACCTTGCGGCCCTCCCGAGCACGACGAGTCCGCGCATACTCCGAATCCGGCCACAGCAGCATGTCGATGACATCAGCCTCCTCCAGCAACTCCGCCCGGATCAACTCCAACACATCACGATCGAAGTCCACCGCCGACCGATCCAGATCCGGATCCAGCAGTTCCGCCCAGCCCCGACAGCGTGCCGCCAGCGCATCGACGCTCGACCGCAACTCGCGCCCCAGCTTCATCAGCGCAGCAGGGTCAGAGCTATTCGAGCCCATCGACGTCGCCACCGCAGCCATGTCGTCAGCGGCTCGCAGAACATCCGCTTCCAGCCGCTCCCGGCGCTTGCCGTGCTTGCGCTCCAGCGGCTGCCACACCCGGCGCAGCTCATTGTCCGCCTCCACCGAGAGCTTGTCATCGGACGCGCAGCCGATCAGTACATCGGCAAGATGGCCCAGCGGAGTCCGCCACCCCAGCAGCCGCTCGGCGGTCTCGAACGCCCGGATCAGATCCTTGTTCATACTGCTGTCATACCGAGCGAGCACAGCATCCACGAACTCACGATGCTTGATTCTCAACCGATCGATCTCACGCACGCGGCCACGAATCCACAAGACGACCATCGACCCGGGCCTCATGCGCCGAAGCATGATCGAGCACCAGCGAACAGCGATACCCCTCTGCACCCAAAAACGGGATGGGGCTCAGCTCGCCGCACACCCGCGAAACCTCAGCCTCGAAAGCGCGCAGCGCACACAGATACCCGTCGCGGAAATTGTCGTGCGACTCAGGAGCACGCGGACTCCTACGCAACGCCGCCATCACCGCACTCAACGAAGACTTCAACCGATCGATCTCGGCGAGCAGCGTCTCCACGTCCACCCGGGAATGGGCGATGAACCGGCCCGTCTCCGCCGGTAACTCCCCGAACTCCGAAGCCTGCCGGTGATAGTCGCGCGCCTCACAACCCGGACCGGGCTCGGTCAGCACCACCGGAGTCCGCATCGCGTGCATCCACGGAGCGTGCGCGCAGCCATACCCGTCCCCGCAGTCGCAAAAGTCGTAGTCAGGAATCCACGGACCCGGGATCGCCGCAGCCACCCGCTCCCGGATCGCCACCAGCGAATCCCCATGGTCGGGACAATCCACCGACTCCACGAGCTGACCATCCATACGGTGATCGCACACGCAACCAAACATGTCTAATTATCCTCGCTGTCCGGAGCACACTCACACGGCCACGTATCACAGTTATCGCACCACCAGCCGGAAAAACTTTCATAACACCCGGAGCAGCGAAAACTCGCATCACTCACTTGAAATGCTCCTTGGAGAACAGACCCTCCGCAGGCTCGACCATCACGTCCCGCCCTCCAAGCACACCGCATCCGGGCCCGGCCAACAGATTCGCCACTTGCGCAACGCCGCCATGACAAACCCGGATCACAGCGGCCGATAGCGGCGAACCACCGCAGCCAACCACCGAGGAAACCGCTCATCGAGAATGTCTTCCTCCGTGACCACGAACTCCGCATCACCGTCCCAGGACACCAACCTTTCCGGAGCAGGATCCGACACCAACCCGGACAGGCACACCCGTTCCACCACAGCCGGATCACCCGGCGCAGCACGGCCGTAGAGCACCGAAACCGACCGAGCCAGGATCGCACGACCCTCACCAGCCTGAGCCACCCACGCAGCCCCAGACACGGTTACAGACACCTCCGTGCGCTCACCGAGGAAACCGTGCGAGAACGGAGCAGACGGATTTGAAAGGCGATCATCGATCCGGATGACAAGACCATCGTATGACAGGTCTGCAGCAGACTCTTCGCTCACACACCTGTCATACCCGGGGACGGCAACAGGCCCGGCTCCCAAAGCGGAAACCGGGCCTGCAGGCCGCGAGCGGATCAGAGACACCCAGCGACAGGGGGTAGGACACGCCTAACCCGGAGGGGCGAACTCACCACCGATCCGAGAAGACACATCCCGCAACGCCGCCAGCAAATCCGGACGAGCAAGCAACACATTGACGAACCCGGCGGACTCGCGCAAATGCAGATTCAACGAACACTCCGGATCACAGCCATCCCGGGTAATCGATGCCAACTCCCGGAGCAGATCCAGATACGACAAACGCCGATACGAGAAGTTGATGGGCTCCGACAACAACTTGTCCATGGTGATCTCGCCCTCCATCAACGCGTTCGCGCTGATCTCCGAACGAACCACAGAATCAGCCCGGATCACACTATCCGGCTCAGGCGCTGTCATCGGTGTCTCCCTCCACGTAGTAGGTGCCGTCCTCACAGCGTGTCACCCGGGAAGCCCGGCCCGCCAGGAACACCTCGCGCATCCGCTCCGGGGTCCAGATCTCCTCGCCCGGAGCCAGCGTCACCCACACCTCACCCGCCGGAGGAACCACACCTCCAGGATGGAAAGACTGATCCGACCCACCATCACTCACAGCAACCCCCTCACGCCAACCTTTTCACCGATCACCGGGCAAGTACAGATCTACTAACTACTGTGTAGCAGACTTATGTTGGATCCCGGAGCTAGATGGCGGAGCCGTTCTACCCGGCCAGGGGGTTCGCTTCGCCGCGACGCGCCCATTCCGAGGAAAGTTCAGCCTTCAGAACAGCCGTGATCATCGACGCACCCTGTTCTCTAAAAGTCCGAACCCACTCCGTCGCATATGGACTCATCAACGGATCACAACTGATCTCCGGAAGCTTCCGGGCGATAGCCGCGTCGTCCATCTCCAAGTAGTACGCCATAGCCAGCACGAGCTGGTGTGTTTCCGGCAACCCCTGGATCACCGCCACGACCTTGTCGCACACGGTATTAGTCAGCGCATCGTCTGCGACATCGACCGGATCCGCAGGCCAAGTGTCCTCTGTGGTCTCTTCCAGAGACACAGGCATGCGCTGCAGCGCGCCCACCGCTCGCTTCACATCGACGGGCGTGATGCCCACCCGGGCAGCGATGGACTCGGCGGACTCGGCCTCCCACGGCGAGGACAGATCCACCCCCGCTGCGAGGATCTGCTTGATCAGAGCCCGCTCACGGCGCGTAGCCGGATCCTGGGAGCGGAGGGCATCAATGACCGCACCGTTGATGCGGCGCGAGGCGTAGGTGTCGAACCACGACCCCGCTTCGCCCTCGTACGCCTCGTAGCCGTTCTCCTCGCAATACTTCTCCCACCGCAGCGCGGCAGCGATCAGACCGGAGATGGCGTACGCGATGATCTCATCACGTTCGTATCCGACTAACCGCTGCCACGCTCGATGGCCGCAGGCGCGGGCAAGGCCCACGCGATCCTCAACAAGCTTACGTTGCCTGTCCGTCAAACGGACCACGTCATCGGCCATGCCCATTACTCCCCTGTGTCAGCTACACCCGCTGGTGTCGCCGCAGCTGTCACAGGTCCAACAAACGCCAGCCTTGCGCATCGCGATCCCACATCGACCACAGATCGGAGCCTCCAAAGAGAACCCGGCTGTGCGAGGGAGACGCTGCTCTGCAGGGGTGTGAGCGACTGGCTCGGTCTCCACGGACTCGGCCACCGGCTCCAGAGCAGCTGCACGCTCAGACATGGAAAGCACACCCAGCGCTTCCCTCTGATCGCGAGAAAGGTAGTCAACTGCAAGGCGCTTGAAGACATAGTCGAGCACAGAACTGGAAAGTCGGATATCGGGGTCCGACGTCATTCCACGCGGCTCGAACTGCATGCCTGTGAACTTATCTACGAACGATTCCAGCGGAATTCCGTACTGCAATCCGATAGAAACGGCGATGGAGAATGCATCCATCACGCCAGCCAGCGTCGATCCCTGCTTACCAAGCTTCAGGAAGATCTCGCCAAGCTGACCATCTTCGGTATCCGACGACGTCAGATACCCGCTCGCGCCTCCGACCTCAAACGATGTCGTGAGACCATTACGACGTGCAGGAAGACGGCGGCGCTGAGGCACGACCACCGGAGCGTCTTCCGCCTTCTTGTCCGCGCTGGTCGCCAGCGGCTGCGTGGCCTTGCAGCCATCGCGATAGACCGCAAGAGCCTTCAGGCCCAGCGACCACCCGGACATGTAGACGTTGGCGATGTCCTCGACTGAAGCGTCAGCGGGGAGGTTCACCGTCTTGGAGATCGCGCCAGACAGGAACGGCTGCACCGCAGCCATCATGTTGACGTGCCCCATCGGAGAAATGAACCGCTCACCCGTAGCGCAATCGAACACTTCGTAATGCTTCTCGTCCAGACCGGGAGCGCCGACAACAGAGTTGTTGTCCTTGACGAACGCGACAATACCCTCGATCTGCGCAGATGAGTAGCCCAGGTTCCGCAGCGCCGACGGGACCGTCTGGTTGACGATCACCATAGAACCGCCACCGTGCATCTTCTTGTGCTTGACCAGGCTGAAGTCCGGCTCCACACCAGTGGTGTCACAGTCCATCATAAAGCTGATCGTGCCCGTCGGAGCGAGCAACGAAATCTGCGCGTTACGGAAACCGGTGACCGCGCCGATGTCCAGCGCGTCCGCCCACTCCTGCGTCGCGAAATCCCGGATACCGACGTCAGTACCCGGAGCCAGCCGCAGGTGCTCGTTGGCCGCAGCGTGCATCCCCACGACCTTGAGGTGCGCCTTGGCGTTGCGCGCGTGCCCCTGGTACGCGCCCTTGGCCCGAGCGATGACCGCCGACTGCCGGTAGCTCGTCGCGCTCATCAGCGAGGTGATCGACGCCGCGATTGCCCGGCCACCCTCAGAGTCGTACGCCAAGCCCATGGCCATGAGCAGCGCACCCAGGTTGCTGTAGCCGATGCCCAGCTGCCGGTACTCGCGGGTGACCTTCCCGATCTTCTCGGTCGGGAAGTCCGCAAACGACACCGAGATGTCCATCGACGAGATGACGATTTCAACGGCCTGCGAGAACTTCAGGTAATCGAAGCGCAGGTCCGGGGTCAGGAACTTGAGCAGGTTCAGCGATGCCAGATTACAGCTGGAGTTATCCAGATGCATGTACTCCGAGCACGGATTCGAAGTCGTGATCCGGCCCGACTCCGGACAGGTGTGCCACTTGTTAATCGTGTCACCGTACTGAATGCCCGGGTCCGCACATTCCCACGCAGCCTTGGACAGCGCCTCGAAGATCCTGCGCGCGGGCAGCGTCTCCGCTACCGAGCCGTCGGTGCGGTTGTGCAACGAAAACATCTTGTCATCACGCACCGCCGCCATGAACTCATCGGAGACACGAATCGAGTTGTTCGCATTCTGATACTGAACCGAGTTGTAGTTCTCAGACGCCATGCCCATGTCGAACCCGGCGGCGGAGAGGGCGCGGATCTTGTCCTCTTCGCGAGCCTTGATCTCGATGAACTTCATGACATCGGGATGGTCCACATCCAGGCAAACGAGCTTCGCCGCCCGACGATTCGCTCCGCCCGACTGGATCGTCCCAGCGGACGAATCCGCGCCCCGCATGAACGACACCGGACCGGACGCCTGACCACCCGATGAGAGCAACTCCTTGGAGCCCCGAAGACGAGACAGGTTCACACCCGCGCCGGAGCCGCCCTTGAAGATCATCCCCTCTTCTTTATACCAATCGAGAATCGCCTCCATGTCGTCCTCGACGGCCAGAAGGAAACACGCGCTGACCTGCTGCGGAGCCTTGGTGCCGACGTTGAACCACACCGGCGAGTTGTAAGCAAAGATCTGGTGCAGCAGCATGTAGGTCAGCTCAGCGCGGAACGCATCCGCCGACTCGGTGTCTGCAAAGTAGTTGTTGCGAATACCTTCATCAGCGTACTTATTCGCAACACGACCAATAACCTGCTTGAGCGACCACTCCCGATCGGGGGTGCCCATCTTGCCTCGAAAATACTTCGAAGCAACGATCTGGCGCGCATTCATCGACCACTCAGCGGGGAACTCGGTGCCCAGCTGCTCGAAGTTGATCTCGCCAGTGCGGTAGTCCTTCAAAACGATGTCGGTGCTCTCCCACGCCACCTCAGAGAACGGATCCACGCCTGGCTTTGTGTAGACCCGGGTTACGACGATTCCCGTCGGCCGAGTCGAAACTTCATCAGTGGTCTGCACAGACACGAGCAAGCCTTTCCTGCAGGTAATGCGCTCAAAGCGTCTTGATGTAAAGCGCCAGATACGTCACGCCACGCGGCGGTTGAGCGCCTGCGGTGCGATCAGCGCGGAGATTTCTGCCGGAGACAGCGTGCGGAACAGATCGGACTCCTCTTCCCACACGGCCGACGCCAATGCGGCCTCGGTCTCCAACATCGCCAACGCCCGCTCCTCGTGGGTATCTGTCGTAAGTAGATTGTGTACGTACACAGCCTGGAAACGAGAGCCCTGACGACGAACCCGACCAGCAAGCTGCTGCATACGTGCTGGGTTCGGCAGCTGATCCACGTTCACCAGATGCCGAGCCACCTGCAAGTTCAGCGACTTCTCGATGGCCGAGGTCCCCAACAACACTCGACAGGACGGATCCTCACGAAACCGCTCCAGGGCGGCGTCACGAACAGCGCCACGGCGTTCCTCGCCCCAGATGACCTCGTACCCAAGCCCTTCGGATTCCATCCGATGTGCGAGCGAACGAAGACCGTTCTTGTACTGGATGAAAACGACAACCTTCTCGCCCGCGTCGTCTTCAGATTCACCAGCCCAGTCCCCGGTCAGACGGTCGAGCAGCCAATCGAACTTCACGGACTTACCCGGACCGTCGGGATCCCCGATTACCGACAGTCCTTCGCAAATCTGCTTCCCGTAGAGCAGCTTGTTCAACGCATTGATCCGCTGGTTCTCACCGTTGCGCACCATTTCGAGAACACCCTGCTGCAACTCGCGATACTTCTCGCGCTGCAACGGGTGCAACTCCAGAAAAATGTTCGAGGGCACGATCTCGGGAAGCTCGACATCATCGATTTGCGCCAGCGAACGGCGCAGCACCATCGGCGCGATCTTCTCCCGAAACTCCGGAAGCCGACGAATACCGGTGGTCTCCATCTTCGTGCGCTTGACCGGACGTCCGCGCGGACCGTTGACCCAGTAGTCCACCGGCTCCTTGCGAATGTGTCGGCGCTCGAACTCGGTACGCGGACCGAGCCGGTGCAGCGCTGAACCACCGATCTGGCTCAGCGAGTCATACAGCTCCAGCAGCTTCTTATGCAAAGGCGTGGCGTTGAGCAGGATGATGCGGTCGCACGAATTGTTCTCGATGCCCAGCTTCTTGAGCGCGTGCGCCGTCTTCGTCTCGGAGTGCCGCAACGGATCCACGTCATCCATCACCAACGTGGAGATCCCCAGCTCCTGCAGCTGGTAGTAGTCCTGACGCGCCATCTGGTGACCGATGATCAGAACATCCCACGGCTCGGCATAGCGGTCCGCGCGCTTACGCTGCGAGCCCTCGGCCAACTCCGTGATCAGACCCGGGACCGCGCGGCGAATCTCGCGCTGCCACTGCCTCATAGCCGTTGGCTCGCACACCACCAGAGCGCGGCCACCGCCCCGAGGTCGACTCAGCTCGCCGGTCTCGAACAACAGCGCGAACAAACCCGTGATCACGTGAGTCTTGCCGGACCCGACAGGATCAGCGATCAGACCACGCTTGACCAGCCAAAGCCACATGACCGCAACCCGCTGGTGACGACGCAGCTTGATGCCGCACGCCCGGCAATACGGGTTCGGATCTGGGTTTTCGGGGGCGTGCTCTGAGCACGGAGATGAGTTGAACAACGACATCTCTGGCATGCCAGGAATGTCGTAGGAATTGCGGACAATTTCGGCTGCCTCCGCCAGCGCAGCCGGATTGACCCTATCCAGAACTGAGGGCACGAAACGCGTCCTTCACTTGCGAGTGGTTACTGAATCGCTTGATCAGTCCTACCCGCCGAAGGCAGATCCCGGACGAACCGAGGGGGCGACCCCCACGTCACGAGAGGCGGTTGAGCTGCAGGTTTGCGGGGTGTCACCACCGCGACCGCATAATTCAAATCCCTAGAGAACGCCTGAATTGCCTCAGCAATCAAAGACGTGCGCCAGTCAGCCTTCATGGACATCTCCCCAGTGATGTCTGCCGACAGATCTACCAAGATAGGTGACCTGATGAAGGCGGTTAAGGCGACGTGCTCGGTGGCATCCCTGCACCACACCGCTGCGGGACAGATTAACCCCTCGGCACGCGAACTCCTACCTCAACCTCCGTTCCGGCCAAGGAACCGCGTGACCAGCAGAGATCATGAGCTGAGACATGTCTTCGCCGTCAATCCACACCTTTGACAGACGCTTATCGAAATTCCAGCCTCCAATGTCGACAACGAAATCTCCGCATCTATGCAGGCAGTCCACCGTCCACTGTTGAGCCACCGCGCCCTTGGGCGTCGACAGACCCGGAGCATCACAACCGGACAACCGCAACCACGGCCAGAAACCCACACCCTGCTCGTCATCGGCAATGAGCACCACGCGGAACGTGTCCGCATCATGCACGTCGACCAGCGACAGCACTCCGCCGACGAACAGACCGTGGTAGCGAGAGATCTGCGGTGTCTCCGGATGCCGAGAGTTCCTGCGAAACGCGGGAAACCGGCGCGTGACATCTACAGCGGGAAGCGGCCAGGTCACGTCGGGATCCGACCGTACTCTGTCATTGTTGAATACACCTTGTGAATCCCCACCGTTGTACCCGGCTGGGGGGCATCGATCATCACGCCGCCCCCCAGATAAATGCCGACGTGCCCAGGCCCGTACACCAGGTCTCCGGCACGAGCCGCCGAGCGCGAGATCGGTGTTGTCCAACTACGGAGGGTCAAAGATGTTCGGTATGTGTTTGTCAACCCCGCCTGCTTGAGCACGAGATACACCAGACCAGAGCAATCAACACCGGAACGCGCCTTGCCGCCCCAGCGGTACGGCACACCGATGTAGGTCTTCGCGATGGCAACAATCCCCGCCACGCCTGCAACCTGCTCGACCAGCCCACCCACCAGACCCGGATCAGCGGCTGTAGGCGGCGCTGTGGAGGTTCGCGGGGGAGCAGACGACGTAGCAGAAGCCGTCGGCGTGACGAACTTCTGAGGGATCTCAGCGGGCTCCGCTGGAATGACCACAGGAGTCAAAGATGTGGTGTCCGCCAACGATTGCGACGGCACGGCAGCAAGCCCGATCGGCACCGTGGTCGAAGTGTCAGCGGGAGAAGTGACAGCTCGAAATGCGCCGGAATCGGACACGACCAAGCCGCCAGCTGCAGCGATGGCAGCAGCGGTGGTCAAAAGCTTCTTGTTGGAGTGCGCGGGCGGTTTGCGGTGACGTCCAGCCATGCGTGACTACCTCTAGTCATGGCCCGACGTCCAGCGCTCAGTTCGGCCTGTGGTCCTTCAAGCGGCGGGTGCGCGCCGCTTCACGGTCTTTCATCTTCATCAACCACTCTGGAGGGGGAGTAGCTCCAAAGTACGTGTTGATCTTTCCGCCCTCATAGTTGAGGACGTAACCGCCCTTGGCGATCTGGAAAGGCTTCCGCAACTTTCCCATGTAGTCGAACTTGTCGCCTCGCGAAACAACCGGGGAGAAAAAGTCTGGCAGGACGAAGTTCGAGACCGACACACCATCAATTGTGTAAAAGTCGCTCTGCACGGGGTCACAGACCTCAGTAGCGACCAGCCACCCCTTGCCTGAATCCGACCAGCCCGAGCAGGACGGATTCACCAGCATCTCGCACACCTCATGCGAGACGATCGTCGACACCGACAGCTTCCCTGTCAGAATCTTTGACCCGGCATCGAGCACCGTGCCGACACCTACAATACCAGTAATTACGTCGCCTTCAAGCTCCGTGTGATATCCCAGAGCATTAGACTCGTCACTCACCGATACCAGACGGAGAACCCAGTCTCCCTTGCCCGGCTTCTGACCCGGGTTAAGCACCATGACTGGACTGGGCAGCAGACGGTATGCGGGCGCCAGATGAGCCTGCACCTGCGTATGACAGGCGCGGGCCATCCGAGCTACATCATTGTCCGTCACAAGATCTGTCTCACGAGACAGATACAGGACCGGACCTACAGTCTGGTAGGAAAGGTTGCCCACTACCCAGTCTTCGCCGGAACCTTGCCGTTGGTCTCCGGCTTGGCCTCAGCAACCTCGGCGGCCAACTCAGGTGCGACTGCAGACTCCGCCTCATCAGTGCTCAGACCAAGCACGTCAGCCTTGGACTCCAGGTAAGCCACGAGCTGCTGGTATTGCGCTCGAACGATAGACAGGTTTTTAGCAGACTCAGCCAGCTGGTGCGCCAGGTCAGCAAGAGCAACATCAGCAATACTGGGCGCTTCATTCTCGGCCACGAAAGCTCCTCCAGGGAATCAGAACAACACGGCAATGTTCGGCAAGGCTACGCAGCAGGCTTCAAATCATTGACATCCCTGCGGAGCTTTCGAAGCTCCTGTTCCTGCTCTCGACACACCTGCCACAAAAATCCCACAAAGTCCCGGATGTCGATGCCGAGACCACCCTCAATAGCAGGAGCATCCCTCACCAACTCAGGAAGAACAGCCTGCACATCCTCGGCAATCGGGAAAAAGTGCGGCTTGTGAATTGGCTCATCTAAAGCGTCAGATTCTACAATTTCATATACAGGAGCCTTGGTCTCCACATCCAAGACAGGCATTCCCTTTTGATCCCGCTTGGCAATACGCTGACGAACTTTACGTTTTGCGGGAACAGCTTCACCGGGAACACGCTCGTTCTTGTAATTCCACTGCTTAGACTCAACCGCCATAAGACCCTCGCGGGCGCTGGCAACATTTTCAAAAGAAATCTTCTTCTCGTTCTTCTTGGAACCACGACCCGAAGGCGCATTCCAATATGCAGCATATCCACCGCGCAAAACCGAGTAGTTTTCGTTTCCGTACAAAAACATCTCAGTGTTGGTAGAAAGAAGAATACCAACGTTACCCGAAATACCATGTAAGAACGGGCCTGAAGTGGAAGGACGAACAATCAATGTTCCCTGGCTGACAACAGCACCGCCAGAGGTGCGTCGAGAAAAACCGATAGTGCCGTTACCCGACACCTGCTGGCCTTCGAGGTTAACCTCACCACCCCAAATGTTCATGTCATCACCGAACGCAGAACACGCAGTACGCGTAACACCGTTCAACTGATTAGCAATAAACGCCTCACCCGGGTAGCAACCCACAGCTCCCAGTCGACCACTAATGGTCTGCGAACGAATGATGCAAGACGCCCCGCTACCAATACCAGCAGGCTCAGCAGAAATAGTGCAGTAGTTTGTATTGTCCTGGTAAAAACGAATAGCGTCAGGAGCAGAGCTGCCAGGGTTAATAACAATACGAGTTCCTGTAGAAGCTGTTGTCAGCTCTCCCATAAAGAACGCGCTACCGTTAGTGGAGTTCAAAAAGAATGTACGAACACCAGCCGCAGTAAACGCCTGCAAGCCAGTACCCGCCGTCATTTCCACCCGAGCGCCGGTGGCAGCAGCACCCGCGATGATTCGAGACGACAACACCAGGTCAGCCTGAAGCTTGTCCGCCGTGATCAGACGAGCCGTAAGGTTTGTAGTAGTAATTGTATCAGCGGCAATATTTGTACCAGTAATAGTAGCAGCGGCGATTTCAGTAGCAGTCAGAGTCGCTGTCGCAATCTTATCCGCAAGAATAGATCGCGCAGTAATTGCATTACCATTAATGGTGTTCGCCAGAATCTGATCACCATTGATTTGATTACCCTCAATGATGTTACCGACGATCCGGCCACCTTGGATATACGTACCGAAGATGCGGCCTGCAAAGAACGATGCTGACGTCAGCGAACCGCCCACGATGGCACCCGACACCGCCGTACCTAACGTGGGCGAGATGCGCGTGACGATGGTGTCCTGCGCACGCACAGACGCCGATTTGGCCTCCAGGCCCTCCCAAGAGCAGCCCGGCTCACCGCCCGCACAGAACGGCGTGGCGATCTCACGATCCGCCTCCACCTGCACACCGGACCACCAGATAGGTGACACCGTGATGCGATTCTGCCGAGCCTGATCTTTGGACGGGTTATGCAAGCGGACCTTGTCCATCACGCCGGTGCACTGCACCTGCACGCGGGTCCACTGATTCGGCACCACAGGCGTAGCCGACGATGTGCCGCGTCCGAGATTGAGCGTGGAGTCCCGGCCCTCGATCTGCACCCAGCACGCGACATCCGACCACACGTAGATCGACAGCAGGTTGTCGAGGGTGTCCGGGATCGGAACCGGGATCAGCGACGACGTCGAGATGCCAGGAGAGCCATCCCACTGGTAGCCCTCGGAGTCGCCGTCGAAGAATGCGCGGATCGCGGATGTCTGCTCATACAGCACATCCGAAACCTGCAACGTGTCAGTATTGTTGAGCGTCGGAGCATAAATCTCCAGCTTGGCCGTCACCGCATTCGAGGGTGCGACCTTCACCAGTCCGATCTGCATGACACGGTTGGCGAACAGCGAGAACAGCGACGACGAATCTGTCTGAATCACCTCGCTGGTGACGTCGAACCACACGATGCGCGCCTGAACGTACTGCGCCACCGACGCGCGGACCGAACACGAGAACGCCCACTGCGACAGCCCTGACACCGCGAGCGACGTCGCACGCATCGCAGCCGGGCCGGTGCTGGTCGCCTGCAGCTGCGCGGCGTGAGACTTCACAAAGCCGAGAACGGACTCACGAGTGAAGTTCTGGTACGCCACGGGGGACTGCGGAGTGCTAATAGTAAACGTGACATTGTCAATCCAGACAGTGTCAGATCCACCAGTAGTCGCAGCGTTCTTGATGTAAGTAAATGTAATGTTCTGACCCGGGACCACGGCGTACGCAGCGGACTGGGTCCACACCGCCGATGTACCGGACGCCTGCATCTGCTGTACACCATTGACGGCAAAACGGAAGAAGTCGTTGACCTCGGACGAGACGCGATACCAGAACTGCACCTGCGTGGCGTTGGCGGGCACCACGAACGTCGCCACCGAGGACGCGCTGTTACCGATGGTCGACGCCTTGAAACACCACGACCCGGACTGCGGAGTGGTGTTCACCCGCGTCCACGGACCGCTGATCGTGGTCACATATGTGGTGTCTTCAAAGTCCTCGGTCAGCGACGTGATAACCGGCGGAACAGGGTACAGCGGGGACGACTGCTCCCACCCCGACAGCGTGGTGTCGAGACCTGGGTTCGTGCTCTTGTTGTAGCGAGTGGCCGCAGGAGAGGTGCCCGTGCCGACCGTGTTCTTGAACGGCACATCGACATACGACGGAGCCGCAGGGTTCGGGTTGGTGCCACGGAATTTGACCGCGTACTCACCCGCAAAAACATGGCGCTGATCGTCGTATGCCTCACCCGCAACCGCCGTCTCACACTCGGAGCTTCCGATGAAGCCCGGGTTGAACGCGAGGTTGCGGGTGGCGCCAGCGATGAACTGAATGCCGTCCTGGGAATTCAAGCTCATGCGAGCGCCGTCGATGAGCGAGTCCAGCTGGAACTCACCGAGCGGGGACAAATAGCCGGTGCGCTCTCCGGTCAGTCCGAACAGCTCAATACCGTTCGCGGCATCGAACTCCAGGCGCTCACCCGTGTCACCGGTACGAAGGGTGAAGCCGCCAGGAGTGAACTCCGCCAACGGCGTGTTGAACGCGTTGTAGGAACGGATACCCGACGAGTCGATCTGGATGCGCTCATCGAGAATCTCAGAGACGTCGGTCGGGCCGAGGTAGATGTGTCCAGACGGGCCCATGAAGACCTCGTCCGCATTGAGCGTGCCCGAGACCAGCTTGCCGACACCCAGCGATGCGACCACCCGGTCGATGACCGAGCCGTCGGCCAGCGCGACCTCACCGACCGCTCCCGCAGCGATAGCCGCAGCCACCACAGCACCCGGGCTCAGCTCGGTCGAGGTGATCGACGCGTTCTTGATGTTGTAGCCGTAGACGGTCTCCGCCGCGATGTTGCCCACGCCAGGACCGTTCCCGCCGGTGATCGTGTCATACGCGATCTGGGTGCCGATGAGACCGGACGCCGCCGAGGTCACCACGCGATCGGTGCCAATGTACATCCGGTCCGACTCTGCCAACGAGCCGCGCAACACCGGACCACCGGTACCGAGCTGCAGCTCCGCCTTGTTGACGTCGGAGACGCCCTCCAGGATCACCCGGTTGGGGTGCGCCGGAAGGTCGGTGCGGATGTGGGCGGCGCCGCCGAGCTTTGCTGTGTAGCTCGACGGGAACACCGGCTCCGCCGCGAACGTGGCGATACCCGAGACACCCAGCGCCGAGAGCAGGAACGAATCTCCGGCGACCTGAACGCCCGCCAGGAAGTTGCCCTGGTTCGTAACCGTGAGCGCACCCTGGATGGCCAGAGAGCCCGCTGTGCCAGAGTTACCAGCCAGGGACGAGATCGATCCGCCGAACGTAGCGTTGCCAGAGCCGTCGACGGAGAACAGCAGCTGACCGTTGGTCTTCTCCGCGAGGATCGCTCCACCGCCACCACGCAGACGCAGCACCGTGTCATTGCCAGCGGTCTGCATAGACACAGCGGAAGCCGCAAGATCCGTACCGATAGACACATGCGTGCTGTCCACCCGGAACCGCTGCACGCCGTCTCGGAGAACGCGGAAAACATCGCCCGCATGATCGAAATCGACATCAAGCGTCAGAGCGGGAGATGCGGGAGAAGCTCCGTAAAGCTTCATCGACGTGATGGCATCGATGAAGTCCGCGAACTTCGACCCCGTCACCGCGCCAGCCGCCAGCTCCAGCTCGGTCACCGAATTCGACGCCAGCTCATCGGTGGTGACGGTGTTGAGCATGAGCTTCTCGCCGGGGATGGAGCGATCATCGATCGACCCGCCATCACCGCCACCGGTGGGCTCCGCCGACGCGACGAGCAGCGTGGTCTCTTCGTCGACCTTGATGTACGCCTTCTTCTCATCCGTGCGAATCCACAGCAGACCGAGATCCGGAGCTGCAGGGTCGGATGAGAACCGAGGATTCAACGGCGTGCGCTGCGCGCCGGACTTCGCCAGCGACATGAGCCGCTTGATGGACTCAGCCTGCGGATCAATCATGTTGTACTCACTGACGTGTCATCCAGCTTGGACTCGAAGTCAATCTTGACGGTCTCCGCGCCCGGCGAATCCGCCGAACCGTTGGGAACCGACACGGTGATCTTTTCAACGCTGAAGTCACCATCTACGTGCACATAGCCGTCGTCGATCGAAACGTGACACTGATGCCCGGGGCGGAGCACACCGAGCACGGGATCGCTTCCCGCCTGCATGGTCACCGACGGCTGCGACGGCGAACCCGACAGCCGCTTGAGCTGGTTCACCGCCAGGTTGAGCACTCCCTCGTCACCGAGCAGCTCGCGGTTCTCGATGGACGACTCGATGCGCGGCTGTCGGGCCAGTGCGTCATCATTTTGAGCGGTGCGGCGCAGCATGGCCTCGTTGTCGAAGCCGCCGAAACCATCGACGAAGTTCGGGGACGGAGACAGCGGAGTCCAGTCGTAGTCATCGACGTTGCCTCCATAAATGAGCCGATGCGGTGTCGGAATCGGGTGCACCGCGTCGATGACCAGCCGGAAGCCGAGAACGTTGCCCGGCTGCCACTCACCCTCGATGCGGAAAGAGAACGCCGGGTTCATCTTCAGCAGCGTCTCGGCGGTCTCCACCACGCCCTTGTTCTCCCACCACGGGACCTTGTAGGACTGTGGCGGGCCGCCGACGGTCTCAGAGCCGATGGACACGCCCAGATCCCCCGCCGGACCCATCTGCGCGTATGTCAAAAGATTGCGGAGCATGAAACCGCGATCCTGGTTGATCCAGTCGAGAGTCTGTCGCACCCGGCGATGCCCGAAGATCGACCAGACCTCCTGCGCTACGACATTCAGATTCTTGCCCGAACGCGTGGGCTGCCACAGGAACCCGCACCAGAACGGCTTGCCCAGCCGCTCAACCACCAGGTAGGTCTCCTGCGCCTTGAGGTAGCGCGTATTCGGATCATAAAGATCTAAAGTAGCACCGAACTCGCCTGCGACATTGTTCTGAAACGTGTACCCAACGTCAGCAAACTTGAACTCATGTGTGATACGACGAGACGCAAAATCGACCGCGAGATACCGCGTTCCCCGGCTGCGGTTCTGCGCAGCCACACGTACGGCATACGGATCGTCAATAATCGTAGAATCTGGCATTAGATGCTCTCTACTCAGCTCAGGTGGGCTGCTCGTAAACTCGAATTTCGTGAGTCACTACACTCTGCTGGGTCTCAAAAGTCATTGCAGTAGTCTGAGAACCCACACGCTGCACCTGCAGCTGAGAGAATGGCGTAGTCAATGCAGGAAGAACGTATTCTCCGCTGACCAAGTAGTTGAACATTCCTGCGCTGTAAAGCTTCTGCGGAAACGGAACAGTCTTGCACTGATCGTCTCCCGACGAGTTGCCCAGAATGGCCCGCATCAACGCTTCACCGGCTGCGAGAATGCGCGCGGTCGAACTGATCTTGTGGTGGCAACGGTGACCACCGTGACGCGCCCAGAACGGCCAGTTGGGAAGAAAGAACCCATTAATGTTGATGTAAGTGTTCTGATTTACAACAACAGTGGTGTTCTGAACAATAGTAATCTGATTGACATACTCCCGAGGCTTTACCATCTCCCGACGATCCGTGATCTTCGAAGGAGAGGACGCGTTCGGATTGATCACAATGTCCGAGAGCAGCATCGAGCGATCCGGAAGGGCGGGCAACGGTGGGTTGTTGCTGGCCGAGTTCGCTCCAGGGACAACCTCGATGTTGAAAGAATTATCGCCGTCGCCGGATACCAGGGACGCATCGCGAACCCGGGCGATGATTGCGTCACGTCGGTACTGAGTAGAAGACGCGGTACCGAGGTTGAGAACAGTGTCTTCATCCTGCGTACAGTGATAGCTGCCGTTGAAAGACACGTCCGAGTAGATGACGCCGCGACCAGGACCGATCGTCACACTCATCGGCGTAGCACCGCCGCCAGTAGTGGTCCGGAACGAATCAGGCGTGACGATTCCGGTGGCCCCGGCGCCCCACTGATCCTCGATCTGCAGGCGATCGGTGACCGCGTCGACGCCCACGGCCTGGGCGTATGCAAAACGCGCAGTCATGTCAAATCCTTCCGATCACAGGTACGCAGGCTCCCAGCGCCACACGACATAGCCCGACTCCGAATAGCCTTCGTGCGAGAACTGCAGTCGCTGGTAACCCGGGCGGGCATGCAGCCAGTCCGTAGTGCGGTCCAACCACCAGTACCGAGAACCCGTGCCGACCAGCTCAACTGTTCGCTCAGTGAAATCAATGCGGATAACGTCATCAGCAGACAAGTCAATATCGTTAATGAGACGGAAACGCTCATTGGTGTCCATGTTGAAAAGAACTGGATTCACCAGATCTCCATGAAGCTCCGCTACCAGCCGAGCCTCATGTGTTCCGTCATTGAAAAGCGTGAAGATTCCGGTCGAGCCGAAGTTTCCGTACTCCAGCCGATACGTACGCGGGTAGCGCCGAAGCCCACCGGGGGTCCGCACGATCACCGGATCCGAATGCTGCTCTTCAGCACGCCAGAACGGATCGTTCATCATCAGATCGACGGTGAACGTCGCGCGCATAGGACCCGTAGGGTTCAGGTCCATCTGCGACATGGGCTCGACCCACGTCCGCATCTTCATGATTCCGTAGCGCGTCGGAACACGGCGGATCAACATGATCTGCCTGTCCCACACCGCAAAAAGCTGCTTCAGCTTGTTGTAGTGCTCCCAGAACTGAGTGCGCAAGTAAATGTCCTCGGGAATGTCTCCATTCACCGTGGTGCCCTGCACCCACATCGCCAGCGACAGCTGCTTCTGGTCCGGAGTCTTAGGGATCCAACGCCGACCCGGGCGCGACGAGATACGGATGTTCTCGGTGTCAGCCACCGGGATGCCCTCGCGACCTGCCAGCGTGGAGATGTTGAACGCCAGCGTGGCAAGCGAGACCGGAGAGTCGTAGACCCACTCTCCACGGACCAGGCGGCCGGGATCGACTTCCCAATACTCCTTAGTGGTGTAAAGGAGATGGCCGTCATCGTCGTAGCCGAACTGCTCCGAGTCCTCGGAGTAGACCTGACGGTCCGAACCCGGAAGGGGCTCGGCAGGCAGCACAGACACGCCCGTGAACGCCGTGAGGCCCAGATCCGGCATGGTCGCGGTGATCGCCGCCGATCCCTCGCCCACGGCCGTCACGAGACCCGAGGAATTGACCGTCGCGACCGACGGATCCGAGGTCGACCAGATCACGCTCACCGGAGATGCCGTAGCACCGCTGGAGTACTGGATCGTCGCGTACATCTGCTGCGTGACGAGCGCGTGCTGGACCAGAGTCAGAACACCCTGGCGAGGCTCAACGTAGGTCGATGTGATGACCTCGCCGAACTCTTCATCCAGCGACATCCAGTGCTGATGAATCCGGCCGTCATCGAGGTCGCGCGGGTAGACCGCGACCTCATCGAGGGTGGCTGCTACGTCATTGTTGGGAGCGAATACCAGAGCGCCGGACCCGACACCATCATAGTTCGTGTCCGCAAAAGCAAGAATGTCCTCACCATCAACGTAAATGGTAAGAAGGCCATCGTTGTACGTAAAAGCGTAGTGATGCCACTGGTTATCCTGCCACGGCGCATTGACCTGAGCACCCGTGGAAGAACCGACCGGCATAAACCCGATCTGCGTCGTCCCGACCGTCGCGATCTTCCACTTATCCGTGGCGAACAGCGTGCCGCCAGTATCGGTGTCAAAACGCGCGAGGAACTCAAAGGTCCACTGGCCGAGCCCTACGGTGCCCAAATCCCAGGCGCCGTTGCCACCAACCACCGTGGCCGACCCGGCGGCAGCGAACTGCGACGCACCATCCCCGTCTTCCGGCCGAGACGTCACATTGTAAGTAACACCCGACGCGGAATAGTCGCCTCGGTAGATACCGTTTTCATCGACCATGTAACGGCGAGTGAATGTAGTATCCATACGAGACTGCGACTTGCCTACAGTTCCCAACCACACACAGTTGGCCGAGCCACCATCGAAATACGTCCCCAGCGTCGACGTCGCCTCGTAATGGACTCCGTCAACCTCCAGGCGATCAGTATTGGTAAGTGACTCCACCACCGCGAGCGCGCGCAGCTTCACGCCGTTCGCCGGAACCGTGTGCACCTGCGAGACCCGGGTCCAGGTATTCGCGGGGATAGAGATCGGTGTGCCGACCACCAGGCCGACCACGGAATCGTTGGAGCGCAGCGACTCCACGTTCACCGAGACGGTCTGCGCGCGGTTGACCCGAACCCAGTAGGACACCACGTACGACGTGCCCGCTGTAGCAGCGGTTGTCGGCATCGTGATCCACGACTTGAAAGACCAGTTCGCAGTTGCTGTCGCACGGTAATACGACGAGCCCTGCTGACCGCCGCTGGTCTGCCTGGATCCAGCGAAAGCCGCGTTATTGAGCGAGCTGCCATACCGCTGCGTGCTGTAACCCGTGGTGTCAACCTCGACCGACGGGTTGGGACACAGGTTGAACCGCGAAATGACTTCGTCGAACGGTGCATCCGACATGCGCCAGTACGCCAGCGGGCCGTCCAGCAGGATCTCGGTGTAGAGGCTCACGAGAACACCCCTGCGAAGTTCAGCTTCTGCATTGTGCCCTCGAACGAATCAGTAGAACGTTGCGGGGCTGGGTTCGTGATCTGAACAGCGCCCTCGGAGAACACCACAGACTTACTATTCGTGTCGCCCGACGATGCCGAAGAAATAGCCTTGGCAAGCTTCTCCTGAACCGCACGCCCGATACGCGGACGCGACAGCGACGGAGAGCCGACAAAGCTGAACAGATCCGCTGCATCCAGCACCGGCCCGCCGTTGGCGAAGTGCTGCATCGGATTGTCGTTCAGCTCATGCAGAGCCTGCACGCCGATCTTGCGGACTGCGTCTTTGCGCAGCACAAACTCGCCCGGAGTAAGCATTGCCGGGACAGTGTCACCCACCCCGGTACCCGGGACACGGCCACCGCGAGCGAACGGAAGACCGCGCTTGTAGGCGTCCATGTTGGAGAGGAACTTGTCCTTGTTCGGCGACGGAAGCTGCGCGATCTGCGCCGCCACCTGAGCGTTCTCCATCATGGTGAAGATGTCCTTGGTATCGATCTTTGTCGCCGTCGATACCTCACGCACACCGAGCCCTGCAGTCTTGCGCAGCGCACCGATGACGGTCAGCGCGTTCTCCAAATTCGCGCCGATGACGTTCTTGGACTCTTCCAGGATCTTCTCGACCTTGGCCGCGTTCCCCGGAGACTTGACCGCCTCGCGAGACAGCGCCAGGCCGCCACCGTCGGTGGTGCCCGTGCCGAGCCCCATCTTCGCGAGCGCGATAGCCAGATCGTCGTAGCCCCAACCCGAAAGCTTCAGGAGGTTGGACTCGAACTCCTTGGTCTGCGCGGTGCTCTCAGCGATGCCCTTGGACCAGCTGTCCAGCGTCATCGGGGTGGTCGTGCCATCGCCGGTAGCCGGGGCGGTGGGATCCGGAGTCGGCGCAGGTGTGGTGGTGTCCGGTGTAGCACCCTTCTTCGGGTACGACAGCCAGGCGCCCGTGAAGATCTTGCCGGGGTCCTTGATGTTGTTGATTCGAGCCAGCTCCGAGACCGTGGTCTCAAACCGCCGCGCGAGCGACCAGAGCGTGTCTCCGCGCTGAATCTGATAACGACCCATGTCGCCGGTGGTCGACTTCGCAGCCGCAGCAGGCGTAGGCGTGCGCGGCATGTTCAACCACTGACCGGTCAGAACCTTGTTGACGTTGGCGATCTTGTTAAGACGCTTCAGCTCATCAACAGTGGTTCCATACGCGCGAGCAATGCCCGACAGCGAGTCGCCGCGCTTGATCTGGTAGGCCAGGCCGTTGTTACGCTGCACGACGCCGCCGAGCGCCATGTACTGCGCCGCGTTGTCGGAGAACGCACCCGGGCGCATGGCGTTGAGGGCCGCGAGGTTCTGCGGGCCAAGCGACTCCGCCGCCGGGCGCGAGAGCACATACTCGCCAGGGGTGAGCATGGCAGGCTCGGTGTCGCCGTTGCCACGTCCAGGGACGTAACCGCCCTTGGCATACCAGTGCGGGGAACGACTCGACCACATGCGGTACGCGGTGATCGGGTCGCCGTACTTGCCCTTGATGTAGTTCAGACCCCACTCGGCCTGACCCGCAGCTGTCGGCTCAACAGGTCCGTGGGTTCCGGTCAGCTTCTGGAACAGACCGCGCGCCGAGGACGTCGGGTTCGCCGCGTTCGGATTCCAGCTCGACTCACCCTGGACCAGAGCAGCCAGCGCATCCCACTGCGGGCCCTCGCCCCAGCCGTAGCGAGCCGCTACCGCCTTGACCGCAGCGATGACATCCGGAGACCCGGAGACGGCGCCCGCCAGCGGTCCGGCCATAGCGGTGGCCGCCATGACCTTGGCGAGGGCGGCCTCCTTGACCTTGTCCGCGCCCTGCTGAGCGATATCCGCCAACTGCTGTCCGTGCGGGCTCGGGTTACCCGCACGGAAGTCAGAAATCATCTTGTTGGCTTTGTCAAACTCTGCATTGACAATTGGTGTCGGATCGAACGCTACGCCGCCAACACCGCCAGAAACGAACGTACCGCCCACCTGCGGCAGTGAGTACTGCGCGGAGAACATGCCATCATTCGCGCCACGAGCACCTGGACCCATGATTACCGCAGGCGGCGTGGACTCAACATTGATTCCACCGAGCGTGCCCGCCATGTGCGAGCCCGGCAGAACACCGATTGAGAACGCCGACGACAGTCCAGGAACAAATCCTGCCGTAGCTCCACCCGCGAACGATGACGTGGTGTAGCGACGAACGTAAGGGTTACCCGTGGTCAAAGCACCATGGATAGCGCTCATGAAGCCCGAACAGTCGTAGCTGCCCGGTCCGGTAGCACCCCAGACGTACGGCTTGCCTACCTGAGAACGTGCAAACGCCAGACCGGCCTCGACCGGGCCACCCTCGGCCATGTGTGCCCAGCCCGGACCACCCGGATCCCCGCCCTGATCCATCTCTTGCATCGAACGGGTGTCGCCGCGACGCACTGCCTTGTGCCACGCATCAACGGCGCCCTGGCCGCCGAGCCGGTTAACAGCACGCTTGGAGAGCATGTACTCACCAGGCATACCCATAATCGGAATGCTGTCCTTGTTTGCTTCTCCGCCCTTCAGCGGACCACCCTTGGCAAACCCAGGAACAACATCCGGAACATGCTTGTTCAGCGTAAACTGCGTGTCAAGCGCATTCCACGCAGCAATAATACCCTTGTTGAATGGGCCCTCAATAACAGCCCTGACAGGAACCGAAGCCGATTCCTGCATAGTAGCCATCTGAGTCTTAAACCACGCAGCAGTGTTACCCACCGACGTGTCAGTTGCGGTCAATCCAGCGCGCACCGCAGTCAACGCGGTATCAGCGCGAGTCTTGAAGTCTTCCGTCGACACCGACATTGCGGTTGTCGATGCCGCAGTGTGGGTCTGCGTCGTAGTCAGGTCCGTACGCAGCGGGAGCAACCCGGCGGTACGCACAGCCAACGTGGCCGCGTTCGACAGATCGCGATGCAGATTCATCGCGTTGGTCATTGCGGTCGTAGTGGTCTGCTCATGCACCTGAGTGGTGGTCAGGTCCGTACGAAGCGGGAGCAGCCCGGCAGTACGGATATTGAGCAGCGAAGTGTTCGCGGCAAGATCGTGCGTCTGCATCGCCAGCGTCATTGCCTGCGTCACAGCGTCTGTAGTGGTCTGCGTTGTAGTCAGGTCCGTACGCAGCGGGAGCAACCCGGTTGCCCGGAGATCCGCGAGCGCAGCGTTACCAGCGACGTGCGTCGCCTCGATCGCGGCAGAGATTGCCGTGCCCACCGTCTGCGACGTGAGCGAAGTCAGATCGAGGTCGGTACGCAGCGGCGCCAGGCCGCCGGTGGAGATCTGCTGCAGCGCCGGGAACGCCTTGGCTGTCAGCTCCGTAGCCATGGCGGTAGCCGCCACGGTGAAGGTGTTCAGCGCAGCGGCCGACTCCGCGATGGCAGCAGCATCGATCGGGGCAGGAGCCTCTGGTGCGTTGGTAGCGCCTACACCTGTCGATGCAGAAGCCTGTGCGACCGGACGCCTGCGGCCAACGATGCCTCCGCCTGCGTAAGCACCCGCACCGGTGGAACTGTTCCGGTTGGGCGAACGTCCAGAAGCTTCTCGGTTGGCCCGGAGAATGTTCTTGGCGCCGATCTTCTTGACCAACTCAGGAACGAGAACAGCTTCACCCGGAGAGAGAGTCGCCGGAACAGTATCCTTGCCTGGAGCGTATCCAGGGACAATACCTCCACCCGCAAAATCATTCTTCAGGCGCGAATAATCCTCGCTAGTTGCCTGACCTGCGTCGAACCGCATGCGAATCTCAGCAAGATCCTGAATCTTCTTAAGCTGAGACTCAACTTCACGAAGACGTGCGATTGTTTCTGGAGCGTTGTCAGAAAGCTTGATCTCTTTGCCACCAGGCAAAGTGATGACAGCGTGACCTGTCTCGTCAATACGGACCTTGGCGCCAGCAGCGGCGAACGCCGTACCGTCCATGCCCGTAATGATCTTCTGCAGAGCTTCCGGCAACGGACCCTTATACGTCCCCGCAAGCTCCAGCGCAGCCGTAGACTGACCACGCAGCGCAGCAGTGTCAAGATCTGTCTCACCGCGCAGCTTAGCCGCAGCAACTTCGGCGGTGCCAGCAGTTGTAATGTAGTTAAGAATGTCTTGCTGAAGTGCATTGCTGGCAGCTTGTGCTTCAGCACTTGCCGCACCATTAGCAGCTACAGCATCATTATACGCCTTTTGCGACTCTTTAACACTGTCCAAAGACTGCTTTTTAGCAAGATCTCCGTTGAGAGAAGCCAAAAGCATATCATTATGATTGCGAGAAGCTTCAGTAGCCTTCTGCTGCTCAATAGTTACACCATTAAGAGCAGCTCGAACACCAAGCGCTTCGTACTGCTCACGAACGAATCCCTCACGAAGCTTATCAATCTCCGCAAGCAACTCACGAGCACCCTGCCCAGTAGCGTTATATTCTTTATTCCATGTCTCAATGTAGGTGCCTCCCTGAGCACCTCCCGAAACGTACCCACTCCTCGCCATGTAAGAGTTAGCTTCAGCGACATCGAGCAATCGCTGACGCAACGTATCCAGAGACTGCCCACCACTAGTGATAGCAGTAGTAACCTGCTCCTGACCAATCTTAAAGTCTTTAAGACCGTCAGTTACCAGTCGTCCAGAACGCGCCATAGTCTGATCAGAAACAGACTTAGCTACAGACTTACGAATTGATTCGTCAATGACGCCATTAGAAGAATCAATAGCAGAACGATAATTAGCAATTGCTTGATTGTTCTGCTCAATAGCATTGCGAGAATTAGCCGTCGCCGACCGAAACAGCGCAAAAAGCCCAATAGCACCGAGCATGGCAACCATGAACGGGCCACCAAGAGCACCCGACAAGCCGCCTAACACCTTGCTGAAACCACCCGCAGCTGCACCAGCCGTGCCAGCAGCTCCCGCGAGCGCGCCTGCTCCACGAGCACCATTCGTTGCAGCCGTGGCGTACGACGTCATTCCGCCAGCCGCACCAGCCGCCAGCGTTCCCGAGCTACGCACCGCAGAACCCGCGCCAGTTGCTGCGGTGGCGTACGACGTCATACGACGCTCAGAATCCGCAGCCGCAGTCCCAACAGCACGAATGTTGGTAGCCGCTGCCGTAGCAGCAGCGCCCACCCCACCAGTCATTGCGCGACCGGTGTTGTTTGCCGCAGTAGTAGCGTTGTTCAGCGAACTCGACGCAGAAGCGGCACTTGTCTCAACCGGCTTGAATACGCCGGTGAGCTTCGATGTCATCGAGCCAAACGCCGAGGACACCTTGCCCGCTGCGTTCGATGCAGCTGTAGCCGCTCCACCGAACGCAGTAGTAGCAGTCTTGGCAACAGGCGCAAACGCGCCCGAGACCGCCGCTCCCACCTTCGAGAACGCGGAACCGATCTTCGAGCCGGACGACGTCGCGGTCGATGCTGCACTGCTTGTTGCTGCAGCGGCTGCCGATGCCGCAGAACCGACTCCACGCAGCCCGGCAGACGCCGAATTGGCTCCAGCGCCGATCTTAGAAGATGCGGAGGCGACACCTGCAGCAGACTGCGAGAGCCCGGATGCAGACTTCCCAGCGGCTTGCGCGGCCGAACTCAGGCCGGAGACCGACTTCGTGGAACCCGCAGCAGACGTTCCCACACGCGAGAGCGAACTGGACGCTCCCGTAGCGGTCTGTCCGAACGCGCCGGTAGCCCTCGCAGCCGCCTGCGTGGCCGCGCTGTAGCCCGCCATCGCCTTGGTGGCAGCCGACAGGTTCGACGTGTTGATCGGCTTCGGAGCAGCAGGAGCGGGAGCCGCCGTCGAACCGACACCGCGCGAGCCAGGAACATTGCCCGCTGGGCGTGTCTGGGCACCGCTCTGGTTGGTCACCTGACCGGCGTTGCGGCCCGTCAGAGCAACAGACTCGCCAGCCTTGAGGCGAATCGGAGCTGGCTTGGCGCCCGGTGCAGGGAGAGTCTGCGCGGGACGGCTTGGGTGGTTGAGATTGGTCTTGGCCGGGGTCGACGCCGACGGAGTGGCCGATCCGACCACCCGGACAGGCAAAGGCTTCGCCGGTGTAGCCAGCGGACGGGCACCAGCGGACGGACCCGGAGGCAAGGCCAACGGAGCACGACGCGCCGCTGAAGCACCCGCTGCAGTCTGACGCGCGCCAGTCGTTCCCGGAGTGATCGGAGGAACCCGACCGCCCGGAGGCGTCGCCACCGGAGATGGGACACGAGAAACAACCCCACCAGGCCCCGCTACAAACGAAGCTCGCGTAGGCGGCACAACATTGCCCGCACCAGGACCAGCGGTGAACTTGTACGGGTTACCCGCAGGAAGGGCGCGCGTGGTGCCCGGAGGCAGGGCACGGACCGTGCTCGGCTGTGTAACCGTGGGGGAGAATCGAGAAGTAGGAACAGCGCTGCCCGCGCGGTTGACCACCGGTGTGCCGACCGCCGACGCGCCCGCACGGAACAGACCGCCCACAGCCTGACCAGCACGAGCGGTACCGGTCACCGGCTTGGTGTCCGCCGCCTTGCGTCCCGCCGTGAAACCACTGCCGAACGTCGATGCCGTCCTGGGCTGGTTGGCAGCAGCAGCCGCGCGGGCCGCCGATCCGCCCAGCGCCGCGTTGAGCTTGGAGGCACCCGGCAGGAACGCCATGACCTTGCCAAGCGCAGCGAACGCGATCGTCGCACCCTTGGCAGCCAGCATCATGCTGACCAGGAACGACACGATCGGAATCGACGTCAGGAAGTCGAGCAGCTCGACTGCCTTGCCGATGATCGAGACAAACGCGCTCAGGCCACCGCCAGACCCATTCTCGGAGAGGTTCGAGAAGAAGTCCATGAGGTTCGAGAGCAGCTCGATGATCTGCGGACCGAGCTTGTCGAACGCCGCACCGATGGCTTTGAACATGCGCTCCAGCGCAGGCCCCATGGTGTCGCGAATGGACAGCAACATCTTCGTTACTGTCTCACTAGCGCCCATATCAATGAACGCCTTGGCAATATCGCCAAGAATGCCCATTGTCAACTCAAGGTTGGGCTTAACCTTCTTGAAGTACTCCGCCATGGCATTTTTGCCCTCGGCGGTGCCCATCCATTTCCGCGTCTCAGCGGTGAGCTTCTCGAAGTCCTCCAGGATCCCGGTACCCGTCGGATCACCGGCCTTGAAGACCTCCTTGATGATGCCGCCGACGTTGAAAATGATCTTGCCGAGAAGCTCCAGGCGCGCGCGGACCTTCTCGAAGTACTTGACCAGCGACTCATCGCCACGGCCGATCTCAGCTTCCTTCTTGTAATACTCAGAAAGCTGCAGTACAAGGTCGCCAATCCACTGCGCGAGCGGCTCGGCGGCAACACCGACGTCTTCCAGCGCGGAAGCAAAGTTGATGAACGCCTGACCGAACTTGTCGATCAGCGCCGGGCCGCCGCCGGTACCGAAGCGCTTAAGATCCTCTTCCCAGCTCTTGACCTCTTCAGCCAGCTTGAAGCCGAGGTTGCCGAGCACCTCGCCGAACGCCTTGACCGCCGGTGTGGCGACCGTGTCCAGCATCGGGATGAGAAGCTGCAGACCCTTGATCAGGCCCGGGAACATCGCGGTCTGCGCGGTGCGGCTCAGCTCGTCGAACTTCGGGGTCAGATTGCGGAGGATCTCCACCATCTGACGGCCCTCAGGTGAGAGCTTCGCAAGCGCAGCCGCAAGCTTGTTCGCCGCAGCCGACGCTCCACCCGACGACTTCGTCGCCTGATCTTGGGCCTCGGCGAGGCGCTGCATGGCGTCGGAGACACGCTCAGCCGCATCACGCTGACGCTTGGCCGAGTCTGTCTTCGCTTCCGCGAGATTGCGCTCCGCATCCGCAACCGACTGCGCAGAATCGCGCTGCTGCTTGGCCTGGGCCTGCTGGGCATCTCCGAGCGAGCGCGCCGCGCTCTGCTGGGCCTCCATCGCGGACTTGAGGGAATCCTGCGCCGAGACAACGCCCGGCATCCCCTCGACGCCGCCCTGCTGGGCCTCGTTGAGATCCGCCTGATCACGCGCAGCCTGGCGCGCTACATCGTTGATCCGGTCCTGGGCCTCAGCGACCCGCAACGCCGCTTCACGACGATCCAGCGACGACGCCGTGGCATCAGCGTTGACCTCAGCCAAACGCTCCTGAGCCCGGAGCAGGCTGATCTCCGCGCCCTCCTGGGTGAGCGCGCTGTCGTGAACCCGATCGGAGAGATCCTCCAAGTCGCGAATCGCCTGACGGCGCGCGTCGTGAAGATCCTCTTCCGCCCGGAGAACGTCTTCGTTGGCCCGGATCAGATCGCGGTTGGCGTCCTCGACACGGCGCGCCGCCTGCACAGCACCCTCGGCTGCGTCCTCGCGCGCACGCTCCACCGCACGTTGGGCATCAGCGACCTGTCGAGCGCCAGCAACCTCAGCGTCCTGCTGACCCTGAACGGCATCACGGACACCACGCTGGGCCGCGCCGATCGCCTTCGCTGCCGCCACCCGCTGCGCCGCAGCAGACGTAGCACCCGAAGCAGCCTGCTGATCCACAGCCTTGTACGCCGCGAGCGCATCACCGACACCACGGAACGCCGATGCGATCGTGCCGACCGCTCCCGCCGCAGCGACGGCCATGGGGCCCAGAGCGGCGATGGCGTTCACCGCAGGACCAGCAGCCCCGACGATCGCCACAAGCCCGGAGACAAGCGATGAGAGCGCTCCTACGAGCAGCTGCACACCGGGGACCACGGCGGCGAAACCGAGCCCGAGCAGGATCGTCCGCAGACCGGCACCCGCAACACCCGTGCCGTTGAGCGTGGCCCGCAGCGGACTCATCACGCTGGCGAGCTGGCGGGCTCCGTTGGAGGAATCCCGCGACGACGATCCGACACCGCGCAGCGACGAGGACAGCCGGTTCGCCGAGCTGTCACCCTCGCGCATCGCAGAGTTGCTGTCGCGCACCGAGCTGGCGTTTGACCGGTTGGCCGACGCCGCGCTCGATGCCGCCGGGCCGACCCGGAGCAGCGACGCGATCAACCCATCCTGATCGCTAGCTGCCGAGCGCGCCGCCGTGCCCGACTCACGGTAAGACGACGAAGACGCCGACACCGAGTTGCGCGCGTTCGCCGCAGACGGTGTCAGACGGTCGAGCGCAGCTTTGAGCGCGTCATGGTCTACCGCCGACTGCTTGGCAGCGGTTCCCGACTCGCCGTGCGCGGTCGCCAAGTTTCGATGCGAGCTGACAGATTGATCCGCCGCGTCGCGCGACCTGTCAAGGGAATCCGCGTGATCTTTGGCTGAAGCCGCAGCCTTGTCGTCGGCTTCAGCGACCTTGCGGATCGACTCGGTGAGCTTGTCGATGACCGACGACTTGTCGCGAGCCGCGTTGCGCTCATCCGAGAGCGACTTCGCATGCTGCTGCGCCGACTTGGTCGCGCGCTCTTCCTGATCGGCCAACCCGCGCATCGATGTCGCCAGCGAGCCGACCTCGCCCTTGGCCGCAGACGCGCGATCCCGGAGGCGATCCTGCTCCGTCGCCAGCGACCCGGCGGACTTGCGGGCCCGCTCCTGGGTATCCGCCAGCCGAGCCATGGACTTCTCCAGCTGCGACGTAGCAGCTGTGCCCTTACCCAGCTTGGACTGCGCCGCAGCCAGCGAGTTGGTCTCGGTACGAAGATTCTTCTGCGCGGTTGTTGTCTTTTCCAGCGCAGAATTAAACTTATCAAAATCGCCGGTCTTACCAGACTGACGCTGAAGCTTCTCAATCTCCGCGCGAGTCTTCTTGACCTCGCGGTTAAGGGAGGCGAAATCGGCGACCGCCCGGAATACCGCAGTACTCGTAGGAGCCACCGATTTCCCCGTTCCTTACTCTTTTGGCTTAGGAGGAAGAATCATCCGTCCACCAAAGATTGCAGTGAGCTTCTCGAAGCTCCCCGCCTTGGGATCCGCCGAACTACCGACAGATTCCTCGTACGGGGCGTTGCCATTCTGTTTTGCTTTCTCCTCGGCAATGAGGTGATCAGCAGTGGGCTCTTTCGATTTACGCTTGTTAGACATAATCGAAAGCTCTGCTGCCGCCTTGCTCAGCTCCTTAGCTCCATCACTAGACATCGAAAGATTCGCTAAAAAGAATGCCAGCATCTTGGTCTGCCACTCGATGTAGGTACGTTCTCGATAATCTGTAAGTGACTTTCGCTCGTTGATCGTCTCTACAATCTGCCTCAGTCGGCAGATTCGGAGGTCGAGGACTTCTTCGTCTTTCCAGCCGTACTCCGACGAGACGAGGTCTGCGGCTCGGGCGTAACTACCGACAATTCTGGGGTCGGCGAACCGGACTCCGGCTGGGAGTTCGAAGTCTGCGAGTTTGTCAATTGGCCGGTCTTCGTCATCATCGTGAAGGCCGCGCTCAGTCGTTTTCCCAGGGCCGCCAGGTCATTCTTCTCGCGCATGATGACGGCCTCGATGATCGAGATCGCGTCCTCAGGCTCGGGGTTGAACAGCTCCTCGGACAGCTTGCGACGCAGATCGTCGTTCGTCTCACGCTGCTTCTTGTCCGCACCCGGGGTCAGGCCATCGGGCTCGACCACCGACATGATGAACTCGACGGCCTCATCCTCTGCCTCGGGCAGCGCGATGAGCGCGATGGCGAGCAGCTGCGTACCGAACGCCTCCGCCCGCTCCTCATCACCGGAGATCGACATGGCCTCGCGCAACATCGGGATGTACGCGGCACCACCACGGGTGATGATGCGCAGCAGCCGGAACAGCTGGCGCAGCTTCAGCCGCTGAATCTCCACCTTGGAACCGGAGACAAGCTCAATCAGCTTGCCCTCCGGGTCCAGACGGTCGGTCTCAGAGTTCGGTAACGACACAGGTGCTCCTTGGCATCAGAAAACGACTAACAGGGATCAGGTGACCGGCGAGTTCACCAGACGACCGATGGCCTTCTCGGGCAGAGGGTCGCCCTGCTCATCGACCGGGGACACAACCGCACGACCGGAGTAGTTCAGGACGAGACCGTCCTTGTAGGTCGGACCGTCGAAGCTGATCGGCATGAACTGCACGCGGAACAGCACGATGTCCATCGTCCGCACCGCACCGGCCGAGTCCTTCGACGGAATGCGGATCAGAACCGGGCGCGGGGCCTGGTTCAGCGAGGACTGGGTCCACAGCGGCATGCTCCACTCGTCACCGGTGGAGGTGACAGGGGCTCCGGTCAGCAGCGAAATCACGTTGAACGGGACGTAGCCCGAGCTGATCGTGACCTCGGCGTAGTTGAACCAGAACCAGTTCGACAGCACCGCGTCATCACCGGTGTTGTCGTAGCTGTCAGAGTCAACCGACACAGAGCCTTCACGAACACCGTAGATGTCCGCAAGCTCCGCACCAGTCTGACCATTCAAAATTGCTGCATGGCTGACCGAAAATGCTTCAAAGATCCCGGTTGCGGGCATCAAAGATTCCCTTCATAAAATCCCGGGGCATCTCCGTGCTTCGTGGGATCGCTTCACTGGCTACGGGAATCTTCGGCTGCCTCTACTCGGCAGAACCGCGCGCAGCCTTCCGGCGAGAAGCCGCGTAAAGACGGTTACACTCTCTGCAAGTGCCATTCTTAGACAAAGAGTTCTCTAAATCCAAAAAATGTCCGTCTTCGCATACAATTCTGTCCAAGCCCTGCTGATAGCAAATTTCAGCACGACGAACAAAAAAAGTATCACGAGACTTAATTACCTTGTCTCGCTCACACTGCTTGCACACAGCAGTGCCATTCTCATTAATTCGAATACCAACTTCCGCAAGCACGTGTCCATGATTACAAGTCTCACGCTTGGTCAGCGACAACTTCACCCGGCCACGCCGAGCACTCTCTTCAGACGTGGTCCCATCCAGGTGCGCGGGATTCACGCACCGACGAATACCGCAAATGTCATTGAGATGGTCCACCACCTCACCCTCCTCAAGAGGGCGGTTGTAGAACTCGAAACTCCAGCGGTGCGCGCCGACCGTCTTGTACTTGCCGTCGACCTTGACCGAAAACCTGCCGTAACCCTGATGCGTCAGGTGACCGGTCCAATACCAATGGCCGTCGCGGTCCTTCTCCACCCGGCGAAGGAACTTGGTCTCCAGGTCTTCATTACGCGGCCCGTACTCACGGCGGGGAACATGCTCGTACGCCACGGGCACCGCGTAGATGATCACCGAACCACGGGGAGTGCGGGCGACCTCCAGACGCGGAGACTTCAAGCCCGGCTCGGTGATCTGCTTGCGGCGCCCGTCCTCGTAGAAACGACGCGGCCTGGTCGGGATCCCCATCTGACGAATCAGAACGTCGCGCAGCGGGACGCCAGCGATCTCAATCAACTTACACTCCTCTAGGTATGACTACTTTGTCGTACCCAAAAGATCAGCTGTCGCGGTCGACTACCACAGATTCAATGAGGTCACCGGAGATGTCGAAACGGTGCAACACGAGGGCAACGTCCTTGCCCTCGGAACGCATCCGGCGGCGGCAATCCTGGCACGCAAGCTCAATAAGATTGTCTGTGGTGACAGGAGCAGTCTGACCAGCAAGTCGGAGTTTGGCGAAAAGCTTCCGGGGGCCGGTGGGACACCGAAGCTCGACCTCGCGTGCGCTATCCACCGACATGCCCCAGACTTCGACCGAAGCCGTCATGATGACAATCCGTCTAAGGCGCCGCGACGCAGCATATCCTGGAACTGCGCTGACTCAGGCTTCTCCGGTTTGCGGCACATCCGCATACGTGTAGCGACCTCGACTCCTCGACTGCCCGCAACAGTTTCCAAGCGATCACAGAACCGCTCCAGGACCCGGGTCCAGCTCACCATGTTCGGGAGCGTGCGAGCGGCAACCTCGCCGCGACGCGCCGCCTCAGAACGATTGTTGTAGATACCGAGCATGATCTCCGCGAGATGGTCCTCATCCGCGATAGCCGCTCGCGCCTTGAGACCGGAGAACGTTTCCTTCATCTCGAACCGCAGCGGATAGGCGTACTGATCGCTCATCCACTGCGCGTGCCCGCCCACGTTGGTCGCCACGACCGCACCACCGGTGGAGGCGAACTCGATGGCCGGTCGGTTCTTTCCCTCGCCCCAGGACGGCGCCAGCAGCACGTGCGACTCACGGTAGAGCGCGTGAACGGCCTCGACCGACCACATCTCCCCGATGATCTTCAGACCCGAACACCAGGACTCCATGGCCGGATGCAGACCGGGATACGTGGTCTTGAGGACCAGCTGCGCATCTTGCAACTCGCCCGCGTCGCGCAGCTTCTTGAACGAATTGATCGACACCCACGGGTTCTTGCGTGACGACAGAGCGCCCAACATGAGAAAACGGAACGGGGACGCATTCCAGTCACGCTGATGCGGAGGAAGTGTCGTCACCCCACCCTGAAGTACAGAAACTTTGTCGTGGTACGGGCTCAGAGCTGACTTGGACACTTCGTCGTAGGCGAACACCGCGTCGAAGTGTGTCAAAGCCTTGCCCAGGTGATCGGTCACCCGAAACGCGTGCTCGCAGTTCGCCTGATTGACCTCATCGACGTTGTCGAGAGAATCCCACTCCCACATCGACCACGCCACCGACACCGTCGACACCGAGTACAACCCCGCCGACTCAGGAGAGCGCGCCAGCTCCTGGGGGCAGCGATGCGAAATCAACAAATCCACATGCTCGGGAATGGGCTTGGTGATTAGGGCCGCGACATCCGCCGGGAGCGGGGGATGAACACCGGAAGGGTGCAGATACACATCCGCGCCCCACGCCATCAGCGCCTGAGCAAGTTCAATACCATCTGTGCCGTAACCTGTTTGACTGTTCACCGGGCACGACAAAAGTACCTTCAAGGTATCTCCTTGCTCAACCTGTATTAAGCCCGTAATGGCATTGAAGACGTACGCCTTCCGGCCAGTCCGAGACCTCATAGACGTCGGGGAGCGACATCAGTTGCGAGCCCCATACTCGCAATCCCGGATCTCCCGAAGCGCTGCCCCACACTTCGGAGAAACCATCAACCCGATGCAACACTGTCTGGAAATGCTCCCAGACCATACGAGCCCTAGATTCCGCATCATCTCGCAGCGGGGGCCCATTCAAGGACTCGCGCGAGCAATCCGCGTAAATCTCCAGCGACAGCCGTGGAAACCGAGCTGTGTTGTGCTGATTAGGACGTGTCCACGCGCCCTCTTCACGTAAAACTGCAGCGGCTTTCCCCGTTCCCTCCACCACTGCCTGAAGCTTGCGAACGAACAGCCAGACTCCAACAGGCGCAGACCCCACGGGGGAGGCGAGCGCACTCACCACACCGGGAACGGTCGACAATTTGCGATGAGCGGCGACTGCGAGATCATTGCGCGCCAACAGAGGAAACAGCGAACTTGTCACTGCAACCTCGCACGGACTGTCGCACCCATAGCGTGCAAAAAATCATCGCGGAGCAGATCGAGGTTGCTCATCGCGTCGTGCTCCTCGCCGCGCCCGAACTCCTCTTTGGCGTACCTGACGATGGGGTGCGCGTAACCCGGGGCAGGCCCGCCATACGAGATCTCTCCCGACCAGCTGCTCTCATCTCGACGGTTCGAGACGCGACCTGAGCCCTTCAACGAGCCGGTGATGACGTGGACACGGGCCTGAGTCTCCTCAAAGCCCTTTGCCAGCACCTGCGACAGCTCCGCCAGCGTCTCCACGCCGGGACCTTCGTGGGCGTCGAGAGCGTCGAGCCACTCCGACACATCGACATAGAGATAGACCGACATCAGAGATTCACCGCCACAGCACCCTGGGCCACAGAAGGGGCCACCTCGATCGCTTGTCCCTCAAGGTGATGGAAATTCCGCATGTTGATAGCGCGATCGGGAGCGGTGCGGACCTCCCAGGTGCCCACCACCGGACCCGCCACGCACTCCATGCGATCACCGGGACGCAGCTCGGTGCCCGGGGCACACCAGTATGTCGCCACCCGATCGGGGGCACGACCGGCTTGCGCGGGCATGGGGACGTCCTTGCCGGGACGGTAGAAGCCGACCTCGATCCGGCACTGCACCCGCTCCATGCCCGCCACCACGACCCAGCTGGTCGCGAGCACACCGTCGGTGAACACGCCCTGAGAACGTGTCACTCGCACGTATGTCGGCATAAGTCGATACGGGATCACCGGTACATGCCTCCACCGGACTCCAGCGGAGGACCCTGCCGGAAGTTCTCCGTATCCGCCGGACCCGTCAAGATCGGACGGCCACCGGCCCAGCCGATGTCACCAGGACGATCGAAGGCCGAGATGGACGCGTTGGAGATCGTCGACGTGAACGCGTCCGCCGCTGCATCGAGCAGCTTGGACACCGCGACGTCGAACCACGACACACCCGACGGGATCCCGGCCAGCACATTCTGCTCAGCCAGGGTGTAGGAATACGAACCGATGTTCTCCGTCTTGAACGGAGAGAACCTCATGTCGCGATGGTTGTTGCCTTCAAAGATGGCCTCCGCCATCGCCAACACGCCGCGACGAGCAGTGCGCCCGAGCAGCGTGTTGGCCGGTGGCAGCTCCGTGATGGAGACAGACGACAGCGCAAGCTCCAGCAGATCACCAGCCTGCGCCAGAGCCTCCATCACGAACGGACGGTCGTAGTGCTCCGGGCTTTGACCGGTGAAGTTGGAAAGATCAATTTCCGTAAGCCCGGTATCCACCACAACCTCCGATTAGGTCAGCTTGGTCTTCAAGGTCGCCAGCTGCTGAATCGGACGTGCAACGCGGTTGCGATTACGCTCGCGATCCGCTGCAGCGCCGTCCTTCCACGGCAAACCCGGCCATGGTCCATGTCCGAACTTGACCTGACCCCAACGGCGAAGCTGCTCACCATCGGTCAGCAGCACCCACGACTTACCGGTGCGATCACAGGTGTCGCGCCACGCTGGAGTGCCCACCTCGAACTCGATCTCCTGGCCGACATACCAGACCTGACCGTTGGAAGTGAACCCGTCCTCGCGGACGTGAATGATCACCGTGTCGCCGGGAGCCGGGTCGATCGGAGGCGGGCCCACAGCCCACGACGCGACCTCCGCACCAGAGCCGGACAGAGCGGCCCGTGCTGCCGCCAGTTCGGCTTCCAGACGCAGCACCAGCTCGGTCTGGGCGGTGTTAGGGACCGGACCCGCCGGGAGGTTGTCCGAGCCAACGGTGTCGTTCGCCAAATTCTCCACATTGGTGTTGGAGATGACCACAGACTCCGACACATTCGAAGTAGTGACCGGCGGGACGTTGATGCCCGGGGTCGCATCGATCACCGGCTCGGGGTCCGGCGGAACGATGTAGGCGGACAGATCATCATCGGGCTCAGCCGACGCCACCTCATCGGGGGCATCCGCAGGAGGGATCGCTCCCTTGGTCTTAGGAGTGCGCCCCGATGGGGGTGGCGGGCTGGACCGACGGATAGCAGGCTTCTCGTCTTCAGATGGCATTGAATGCTCCTTGAGCTAACTCAGACCTCAGCGATGTTGGTGTCGTCGTACGACACCGTCTGGCCACGGTTGGGGATGGCGTAGACGCCGACAGCACCGGCTGCAGCGATGAGCATCTGAATCAGCTCGACCGTCTGGATGCCGCCGACGATGGCCGACGCCAGCACGGTCAAAATCGCCGCGAGTGCCGACACGATGAACTTGGTGTACTTCGCTCCCGGGATGTTCGGTGCGGTGAACACGGCAGCGGCACCGACGCCGATGATGGCGACGTTGACCCACTCCACAGAGTCCACAACGTTGTCACCCGCAAGCGCCGCCACCAGAGCAGCGGCGATCGTGACAACCACCTGCATGACGAGCTTTGCGTACTTCATGACAACCCTCCTCAGGAAGCGCAGCAGGAAAGCCGTGCTTCTCCGAGGTCTTCGACCTGGTGTCGGTTAAACTCCTCGACCCCGTACAAGTCCCAGGATCGCCAGAATGAACAGGACCACGGCGGCGATGTAGCCGATGATCATGACAATGGAGCCGCCCGGGGCAGGGATGTAGGGCGGAACGAAGATGGCGATGAGCAGGCAGATGACTGCGCCGATGAGGCAGCCGATCCAATTTGTACGCACCATGTAAGTGTCTTCGACCTAGAACGCAAAAAAGGGACCGGATTCGTCCGGTCCCTTCTCAGCTGGCCTCCGCATCCGGGACCAACCCCGTCGCCTGCCAGTGCGCCAACTGACCCTCGGTCCAGCCGAGCCACACGTGCAGCGGCTCACCGATGGTCTTCTTACAACGACGCCATTCTCGTTCTAGAAGTCTGACTTCCTCCGCGTTCAACTGACGAACCGGATAATTCTTCTCATGAACGGAATTGAGTCTACGTGCTACTTCCTGCGGAGTTTCCGGGGGAAGAAAACTCATCCGCACTTACAAAAAAGGTAAGGACGTCCACACTTTGTGCAGTTACCGCGCTGAGGCGGACGGTAGAAATACCAGAACATGACTCTCCTTTAGTAGGGAGGATAGTAGCCACAATTCATACCAATGTTAAACATGCACTTACAGCAAAGATACCGCGTCAGTTCGTGAAAATGCCGAGGGCCTGATTGATCACCAATCTTGTGTGTAGCCGGGCCTCCGCACACGCAGATTTCTTCTACCGCCGAGATCGAGATGGAATGGGGAGCGTAGTCCACATTGACCCGATCCGGTTCCGCCCACGGCTGGCCCAACGAAGCCAACAAATCATCCATCTCACCCGGCACGATGCGCTCCTTTAGTCTGTCCGACCATCAAGAGGCTGATGCACTTCCTGCCACTCGATGGATCCGTCAGGACTGACTTCGCCTTCAGAAACCGGACCACACTGACAGTCATTCACAGGATCAACATCATGCTCTACAAGATCGTCCAACGGCACGATATGCACCCCGTGGATGGGATCATCTACTCGCGCCCACATCAGGACGGTCCCAGCAGAAGCGAGATCGCATCTCGAAGCTCCGGGCACCCGGTCATCTCAGAAGACGCGCTCAACTTCTTGCCGTCCGTGACCTCGATACCCCGACCATACTTGCAGTCGCAGGTACGGTTCCCGAACGACCGGTACGCGCACACCTCCCGACGTACCGCCTCCAGCGACGCCGCCAGTTCCACGCGCCTATCGTATTCCGGCGCGAGCACATGCTGGGCCATCAACGGAGCCCATTCGGGATGTCCAGCACGCTGCATCTCGTAGAGAGCGACGTTCAGCGCCCGCTTCGCGTCATCGACCTCAACGTTGGTCTTCAGATAGACCCGCTGCAGGTTGGCCCGCGCTTCCTCAACCGACATCGACATTCGAATCCTCCCAACCCGGAGACATGCACGTCGTCCACGACGCCTTGGTCAACGACCCGTCCTTAGAACGCCGGACCAGAGAATCCCGGCCGTTCCACGTCACGCACGGCTCGACTACCACGCACCGATCACCAGAGCAGATGGTCACCACCTCGTTGCGCACCGGCATCCAGTACTCAGACTCGACGTCGCCCCGATGCAGCAACCACTGCAGGCGCCACCAGTACTCCAACAGCGGGAGAACGATGCCTCGGCGCCAGAACAGATACACCAGCATGAACGGAACGCGAACGGCCCAGAACCGCGTCGACACCGAGCCGTCCGTAGGCTTCTTGATGTACAAACGAATCGTCGAAAGTTCCATCAGATGACCGGATCAAACTCTTCCGGATCGAACTCACCCAGCTTCACGCCACGAATGAATGCGCTCCACTCGCTCCGGGTAAATCGCAACTTCGGGCCGTCCGACTCCTTGGTGTCGCTGATGAGGAACACAGCGTCCTCGCGCGAGAACTCGACGTCGACACAGTCACCGGACGGGTTCGAAAAGGACGACTTCACGGCTTGGTGCGCTCCTTCCATGCCTTCTTGAACAGATCCCAGTTCACCCGCTGCCGATCGATCCATGGCGCCGCGTCCCAGGCGTCCACGATCTGCTCGTACAACTCTTCACACGAGTTCAGATCTTCAGCTCGCTCTGCGGCGTCGTACTTCTCATTCAACTCCAGCCACTCCTGCAGAGACGGCGGGACTGCCAAATCAGCGCTCATGCAGGTGTTCTACCCGCTAGTGAGCTGCCAGAGCCCCCACAAAGACAGGCCAAAGGCCACCACCGTGATCACCGGCAGCAAAACCCACGCCCACTGCCCCGCCTCATCCGAGATGCAGAACAGAATCACCCACAACATCCACACGAGGAACGCCGCAGCGACCGCACCAAAAAAGACTCCGAGCAACTCCAAAAACGGAGGAAGCGTGATCGTCACGTCCGGATCACCACGGTATTGCGCACCTCAACACTGTTAGTGCGGCCACGTTGCGCGCGAGAATCCGCCTTGACCGACGACGACTGTGTCTGAGTCTCCGAAGGGAAACGACCGGACAGCAGATCCATCATTTTCTCGACATTGTTCTCAACAATGTGAGTGTAATCCACACCATCCAAAACCAGCAGAATGGCAAGCTTGCCGTCACGAAGTGCGTAGATCAGCTCTACAGAGTCGGTGAACAGACTCAGAGCCCAATAGCCGCGCTCGTGACCCACTTCAAGAGACTCGCCAAACCCGGCCGACAGATGCTCATACGCCTTCTGAATGAGCTTGGGGGCATCTTCGATATTTGCGCCAGTCGGAAAGTCGCGAGGAAGACTTTGACGGTAAGTAGGGTCGCGCCACAACTTACCGAAATCGTCATCCAGCCACACAGTAGGACGCTGCTTACCATCAACAGACAGCTTCACGTTCTTGAGGAACGTGCGTCCGCTCGGACTGACCTTGAAAAACGCCTCGTTGCGGACCCGGCCGTTATTGGCGATCAGCGTCCAGCCGCGCGTCACCTTAATGACCTCGGGGACCTCCCCCGTCTGTGCAACAACACGTTCGATGTATTCCTGCACAGACGGGGGATAGATCGAAACATCAGCCACTCAGCACCAGCCCCAGTACTTCTTCAGCGTGTCGATGACCCACGCATCGATCTTCTGGTAGTCCGGCTTCTCCGGGAGCGGACCGGCACCGGACTTCATCAGATCAAAGATCTCCGCTTCCAGCGCTTCCGCGCGACCCAGAGCTTCCTGCTTGGTGTACTTACCCACACGAAGGTCCCGGATCCAGGTGAGATCCGGTTCCGGGATCGGAAGCGTGATCGAACCGGTCTTGAGCAGCTCCACGCCCTGCACGCCGAGACGCACCATGTGCCCCGCGAACTTCGTATCGAAACCGTACTGCTCCCTGATATCCGCACGGCCCTGGTTGCGAGTACCGCCCGAGCGCAGGCCCAGCAGACCCTCACGCTGCGAACGCAGATATCCCGCGTACTTGAACCCGTTGCTCCGCGAAAGAAAAAGATGCCGGTTCTCTCGCAGCGAGCGGCCCCACTGATTTGCAAACAGCACATGCTCCTGGGGGACAAACAGCGGAAGCTGCATTGTCGGATTCCCCTGTGCCACCAGATCGACATAATGCCGAAGATTGTAAGCAACAAAGTCCAGGTCACCCGGACCGGAGCACACACCCTCGGGCTTGGTGCGCCAGGTGTACGTCTTGGTGTTCACCGACCCCAGAACCTGACGAGGGTGCTCCAGCCACACACCCATCTCATCGCGGTCGTCGGTTCCCTCGATCGACGTGCCATGCACACCCGAGCCCGCCAGCACGCGCAGGATCATGCCCTCGCGTGCGACCTTCTGGCGCGGGCTGTCCGGAAGGATCGGAATAACTTCGTTGAATTTAGCGCTCACGTAAATCTTCTACTCATTCCTTAGGAGGATCGCAGAACTCCGGAGGCGGGTCCGTCACCCACGCCGGAGTGATATCCCGGTCCTCGAACTGAGGATTGCGCGTCCACACGCCGCCGGGCTTACGCTCCCACGCCTGCTCGATGTAGCACCCGACCGACGACATCGACTCGCCCGCACCACGACACTCATGCCACGGCGGATCACCGTAGCGGAAGTTCTCCGTCAGGTAATCGAGGTTCCACTCCGGCGGAAGCTCATCGCCTTCACGGAAGCTCCGGTACCGGTCATAGCGTGTCCAGCCCTCACCGACCGACATGCGCAGAGCACACGCCTGACACTCGATGCGAGCCAGCACGGCCCACGTGTCGTAGACGCCCAGCATCCGAGGATGGAAAGCCGCGTAACGCGGAACCCCGTAGCCATCGTGCCACAACGGGGTTCCGGCAATCTCGCGAATATCCTGATAGTCAGGAAGCATGTCAGAGTCCTACCCCGGGAGAAGACGCCTTGAGAACAAGTCCTTCAGCTCAAGGCGCGCCTGCGCTTTCCACTGCTCCTCGGTGCACGGGGAATACTCACCCCACACCTTCTGACCGAGCAGCCGACAATCGTAGTCCGCCTCGGTGGGATCGTTGTCGATCGAATAGCCCTCCCGCTCCTGATAGCTCGGAGCGGGATCCCGGAACGGGCAGTCAGGACAGAACGAACCCGGACCGTAGTCCGGGGACATCGTCGAACCGTTGAGCAGCCACTGCAAAGCCGGATAGAAATGCTCGTCAGCAGAGTCCGCCATCTCAGCGAGAGTATCGCCGTAGAGAGACAGCGTGCACTCAGAGCACGACAGTCCCCAAAACACCTGACCGGTGTAACGGCGGTAGGAACGCAGCTTCGAGCGGTGCACCAACGGCATCGCCCCGCGCTCAGACATCAGAAAGTCCCGGAACCTTTACGCCCCAGCACCTAGCTACCTTGCGAAGCACCGTCGTCGCATAAATGACGGACTCCTGCGTGTTGTACCCCGCCTGCGAGTAAATACGAATCAGATGATGAACTGCCTCGTGGAGAGCGTCTTCATCCACCGAAACCGGCAGACACACCATGACATCCTCGACGTTCTCCACGACTACACCTCCGGAGGGAACGCCACGTCCCAACACGACGGGCAGATACCTGACATCAGCTGCTCACGACGGTCCACACTCAGATCACTCAGAGCTTCCTGAATATGTGCACCGTGCTTCCACCGGTTGTACCCGATCTGATCGACCTCGAACTCGTCGACCTTGTGACACGTCGGGCACTCGGAACTTACCAACAATACGGACATGTCACTTACCCACCGGACGCTTGCCTCCGCAAAACTGATCCCACTCGGTCATCCGCAGCAGCGGCGTCGCGCCACCACCGCTGTCGCTACGGCCCGACGACGGCGTGGCGAAACCCAGGCCATCGACACACACCTTGGCGATGTTCGGGTACAGGTCTGCGTTGCGATACACCTCGATGTAGTCCACGTCGCTAACCACATCGACCGGAGAGCCCTCGTGGCCGCCCCGGTCACCGAGCTGCTCCGCACACCCGGTCAGCAGCGCGAGCGACAGCCCAGCGCCGACCAGAACACCCACAACACGCTTAGTCCTCACGGGGATCCCTTTCACAACGAAGTTCTACCGGGGACGACGCTTCTTGCGGTCGACCACAACAGGCTTAGCAATGCTCAAAATATGCTCAGAAAACTCGCACCCGGGACGGGCGCAGTACCGCATGCTGCGCTGGGTCAGAAACTTGCCGTGACCACACTCAGGGCATTTCCATGCGCTCACGGCACACTCCTCAGCGGTCGCCTTCGAGCAGCCGCTCGAACGCCTCGACGTTGCCCTTCGCATCGTTGACCGGGTTATGGTCATGCGGGGTCCGACGGTACTTCTTCCATCCCTGCGTGTTCGGGAAGTTGTCCTTGAGCCCGGCGTAGTAGTCCGAGATCCGACGGCCCGAGTGCCCGAACGGGTTGTCCCGATCAGCACGGTCGAACATGCCCGCGATCCACATGAAGTCGTAGGCAGGGTTGTCCGACACCAGCACCGCACGCGAACCCTCGGGAAGCACGTTCAGCAGCCACAAGCCGAGATCGATCGACACCTCCTCGTCGGAGGCGACGCGCTCACCCACCACGGGAATCGCCGGATTCTCCGGATCCGGGTACGACTCGAACAGCCGACCGTGGAAAGTCTCTCGCGAGGTGAAGTGCACACACCCGAACTCGGTCAGCGTGCCGTTCACCGGAGACCGGCCCCGCGCTTCGCAGTCTACGAAAATCAGCTTGTCCAGGTATGCCATGTCAGTGTTCTACCCGTCAGAAAAGAACTTTGATGATCCGGGCCAGACACACACCCGGAGGCGGCGAGGGGTTCAGCACGACCACGCGGGCCTCAGACGGGTTGTGCCGGAACGAATTCGCGGGCACCAGCACCCAATTGCCCACTCGCGTCGACGTGGGCGCCAGGTAGGTGTAAACCCGGCCCAGCGGGTCGAACTGCACACCGACGGTGAAGTCTTCCTCCGCCGACGCCATGAACGACACGATCTCCGTATCAGAGATCGTCAGCTCTTCAACGTTGGTAACCATGTAGGTGTCCTACCCGGTCAGTACGCAGTGCCCTGGATGTCCAGCCGATGGTCCTCCAGCAGCCGCACACGCTCGCGGAACGAATCGATCGCCGCCTCCACGGTCAGCTCCACCTCGTCAGCGACCAGGGCGTCCGCAATCTCCTGCAGCTCCCAGCACTCGACGATGATGTCCCACCCATCCTCGTGGTAGCGATGCTCGGCGTAGGCGTAGACAAACTTCGCCAGCTCCATGGGGGTGTGCTCAGCCACGATTCCTCTTCACCCTGTGCGAATCCAACATTTCGCGGTGCTGCTCAGTCCACCAAGCGCGGAACTCACGTGACACCCGCAGAGTCTCGCCGGTAAAGGCGAAATACCTAGCCTGCTCCCACGTCGGAAAAGCCCAGCCCCGAGACGAACCAACCGGCCGCACGTGCCAAGGCCACGCAGCCGCCTCCGGAGTGCCGTAACCCTTCTGACCCGGGCGAATCTTGAAAACCTCACACCGCCTAGTCACGACGATCCACCTTGTACGTGAAACGCTGCGTCGTACGGAAATACGCCACAGCCTTCATCATCTCCAGCGCCTGATCCAGATCAACGTGAGCACCCTCCCAGAACGGAGTGCCCATCTGCTCCAGGAGCATCTCGTCCTCCCCCTCGGGCAGCGGCCACACCCGGAACCGGCCCTCGCGGTCCACGAGCATCATTGCCGCCGCAGGAACAGGAAACGACTGCTCCGCCATCACGCACTCTCCCGAGAGGTGCGCACCAGATCCCGCGTCGCCAACTTGCCCACGCCCAGCGCCAGCAACAGCCCACCCAGAAACACCGAAACCACCCAGAACGTCAGCCCGAAGTCCAGCAACGCCCCCGATGAGCGCCACCGCGAACAGCCCCACCCGGATCACCAGACGCAGCACCAGCGTGACCAGCTCATCGAGCGAACGCAGCAGCGCCTCTTCGCCACTCACCTCAGGCATCATGCACTCCCGAACTGGAACGAAATGAAGCACTCGTCCTCACCGGGAATGAATCCCAGCTCATCGAGCCGAGCCAACTCCTCAGAAGAGAACAGGCCCGGATCCACGCACACGGTCAGCACGTCATGCTCGCAATGCGTAGGCGACGAAGGGTTAGCGCGCGTACGCATCAGCAGCAGGATCCCAAGAAGCGCAAGATCGATCATCCATCACTACACCCCAAAGATCATGGTCGTCGCCGGAACACCGGTCAGACCCGTCACGACCAGCGCAACCGCGACCGAGCCGATCAACAGCAGCCCGACCGCAGGAAGACACCCGATCTCGCCACCGGAGTCGCGGCGGGCCAGCAGGAAAATCACCGCCACTTCGGCCAGCGCGAGCACTACACCGCAGATCAGCGCGGTCAACTGGATAGCAGGACTCATGTAGCACTCCTACCCGAGCAACTTGATCAGTCCCTGCTCAATCAACTCATCGAGCAGTGCATCCGCAGACTGCAGGCGCAGATCCGCAGTCAGGTAATCCGGCGGGAAGTAGCTCTCGATCAACGCCACCGCGCATTCACGAACCGTAAAACCCGAGTAATCAGACATGTCGGTGTCCTACCCGGTAAAGGTCGGGAACGGCCTGATGGAACCCGCGCCACTTCCGGCACCGCGCCGGGAGATGCTCCACCCAGATACCCGGACCAAAAAACTCCCAAAGAACTCCATCCAGCACGAACACCAGACGGGTGCAGTTCTCGCACGGATCGCAATCATCGAAGTTGCTCACTTGCCGAACACCTTTCGATACAACCGCGCCGCCATGTCAGAGACATTGACGTAAATCAACGCCTGGGCGTAGTCGGTATTCTGCGACGCCGGGCGGGTGAGCAGATCCTCCGGGATGGGCTGATCCGACAGCTCCTGCGCGTACACCTCGTGGATGTCAGACTCATCGACCAGCTGCAGCAGCCACTTGTATCCCATGTCAGGGTTCTACCCCTCCGACGCCTCTTCCCACTCTGCGTAGGAATCGAACAGCGACGGACCCTCACCCGGGAAATCCAGGCCGATGACCGGACCCTCCACCGAACCATCCGGGCGGATGATGCGCACAATCGTGTACCAGCGATGCACGTCGAACTCGACACGGTCAATCGGACCCTCAATAATCTTCATGTCAGAGTTCTACCCTAGAGGTGTAGCGATACGCCTGACGCATACGAACTTCCACATTCAGTCGAATGTCAATACGCTGCTGCATAGACGGATAAGAATACTTACCGCTCATGCCTCTAAAAGTAGTCATCGCAACAGACTGCACCGGAGAGGGGCCCGGAGTAGCGGCCTCCAAATAATTTCCCTTGCGGCTCACGACAGCGTCGAGCTTCTTACTCCTAGTGACGGCCCAGTCCAAGGCGTCCGCAGCCTCATCAACGCTGACCTGCCACAACACCGCAGCCGCGACCAGTAGGTCACAGGTGCGGGCAACACGCTCATCTCCCCAACGAGTCATGTCAGGGTCCTACCCGTCCAGCGAGGACCGCGCGTGGCGGAGGATGTACTCGTCGAACGCCGCTCCGGAAATGTTCATAGTCTCCAACCGACCTAATGTGGTGTTACAGCTGAAACACAGCAGCTGACGAAGACACAAACCGCAGGACTGCCGACCCGGACAACACGCGTGGTCGTGATCCACAGCCAACCGACGATCACCCGGCGAAGCCCCACAAATGGCACAAACCCACCCCTGAGCATCCGCCATACGTTCATAATCTTCAACAGTAAGTTTATACAAAAACCAAATTCTACTTACCCAAACCTGATCTAAATAAAGCTCACGCTGATCGTCAGTCATAGAGTCATAACGAACTTTACGTTCAATTTTACGACAAACTCGGCATACGACCTGATATCCAGATTCGACCGTCTGGTCTTCATAAAAACTAAGCACAGGCTTGCTCTCACCACAGGTAAGACACACCCGGACGCCATCGACAACCGGGTTTTCCTGATCCTTGATCGAAGGAAGTACATAGTCCGGACCACGCCACTTCTCCGCCTGCTTGGCGTTGGCCTTGCGCTGCAGCGCGCGGGCACACGGGAGACAGCGTCCGGTAAGACGCCTACCCTCACCGCGATTCTTCTTCACCAGCTGCGCCAGCTCCATCGGAAGCTTCTCCCGGCACTGCGTGCAGGTGAACTCCGGATCCTCAGGCGTGAGGCCACGGTTGGGCTGACGCTCAGACGGCGTCTGCTTCATGCCAGGGCGGGGGATACCCGGGCGCCCGGACCCGGGACGAGGAACTCCCTTCCCACCCTTAGACGGCGGACTGCCAACAAAAACTGCGTCTTCCACAAAACCTCCAGAAACGACTGAGAGGGCAGAACCCCTTTCACAGGAGTCCTACCCTCTCAGAGGCTAGAAGATTTTGCCAGTGTTTTATTTTGGCCTTCTAGATGACCTTCAGATCAACGTTTCCGCAGGTCAGTTGGCGACGCGGGCGACGAGCACCTGCTCGGGGCGATAGATCACCGGGAGGAAGTGTTGTTCGATGAGATACTGGCGACTGGAAGGGTCTTTCTCCTTCCAGGTCTTAGCAAATCGACCTGTAAAGCCACGAGGGGCCTCATCGTCGGCAGTCGGGCCAAGCATGAACTCCATGGGACGGTTGTCCGAGAGGTTGGCAAAAATAATCTTGCCGTCACCCAGGAACATCGTCTCATTACCAGCCGCGTCCTCGTAGACCGACTCGGTGGTCGTCCAGTTGAGGCCCATGAAGCCCGGCATGGTGCCCGACGAGTAGTACTCGTCCTTCATGCGGTCCGACATCAGGCCAGCGGCGTTACCGTCGGTGGCGAAGGCGTCGAAGATCAGCGACAGCGTCTGCTCGGTGCAGAACGCCTCGCGGACCGGGACCTGACCATCACGCTGGATCAGGCGCTTCCACGCCCGGATGTCAGCGATGATCTGCGAAGCCGATGCGCTGGCCCAGAGGGTCGACGCGGTGGGCTTGTGCGAAGCCGAGAACTTGTAGTCGATCGACGCCTGAACGTCGTCGTAGTCGAACACCAGCTGACCCTGGAGAGCCTGCCACGCGCAGTACTCCATGAAGTTGTCAAAGCGGGTGTTCAGGTCGTTGATCTCACGGAGAACAGCGGCCTCGGCGTTCTTGGCGGCAAGCGACCCTGGCTCACGGATCCAGTGGATCGTGGTCGGCTCGAATACCTTCTTCTCGCGAAGGTAGACGAACGCGGCGCTTTCCTGGCTCCGACCGAGCCGAGGCACGATGTGCGCCTCGGAGTTCGGAACGTTGGGCTTCGCCACGCTCCGGGAACCCTTGATCACGTCCCACTTCGCCACCGGGTAAGGCCACGGCTGCTTGGAGAGACGGTTGACCAGGATCAGGTTCTCCGGAGCCTTCATCTTCTCGACCACGCCCATAAGCACGGTCGGCTCCAGCAAACTGATGTCCGGCAACTCTGTCACCTTTCTCGCTGACGCAGTCACCGGAATTATGCTGGGACTGCTATGTACATCTGATTCGTCAGCGAGTCCGATATTTAAATCGAACCCCGGCCTGCGCCACGCTGGTTAAAGCGTCATCCGGCTGGCCTACGTGCTAATGCTTATCAGAAGGTAAGCGTGTCGAAACTGTCATCGAGACGAGCGTTGAGGTCAGCGATGGCGGCGGAGTCGAGTCCGACGACCAGCTGGCTCTTCAAGATGCCCGAGATGACGATGTTGCCCTGGTAGGTGTGACCCTGGGCGTCCGTACCGGTGTCAACGCCACGACGCAGGACACCGCGAGCAACACCCGCGCCATCCGAGCCGCCGTTGTCGTACTTGACCCACTTCTTATCCGTGGTGCGCTGCGCAAGCACAGTGCCCAGCGGGAGAATGCCCTGGCCAGCCGCGAGGGTGACACCCTTCTGGGTGAACCGCGCGTAGCTGTAGAGCAGCTCGGGGTCGTAAGAGGTGTTGCCCTTCCAAAAGCCCGGGGAAGGGATGATGTTGCCGACGTACTCCACTGCCATGTCTAATGCTCCTCAGGAAAAGTCGCTGCCGCCGCGATCAGCCGAATCAGGAAGTCAGGTACTGCGCGGCAGGACCGTCAGACGCGGTGAGACGAGCAAGCTCGGCCTCGACGTCGATCTCCTGCTTCTGGTGAGCCTCAGCGTCAGGAGCGACACCCTTCTCGACCGACAGAGCCACGATCGGCTCCTCGGGGAGCAGGGCGTCGAAGGTCTCCCGGTTCGACAGGGCCAGGTTCAGGTACGTCTCACGCTTGGCCGGGACGATGAAGCCCCGGTCGATGAGACCGTCGATCTCGGTCTCGACGTTGCGCTTCTCCAGAGCGAGAATCCGCTCACCGGCAGCGTCGAAGTTGCTCGACAACTTGACGTTCTGCTGAGCAAGCTCAGACACAGCGTCAACGAGCGTGTCGGTGTCGATTTCGCCATCCTTGTTCGAGAGAGCGACCTCGGCGTCGGTACCGGTCAGAGCAGCCTTGACCTTGGCGGCCAGCTCCTCGACGTCCGGCTTCGCGGCCAGCTCCTCCTGGGCGGCAGACAGCGCAGTCTCGGCAGTCTCCGTCTTGGTCTTGAAGGTCGCCAGCTGCTCCTGCAGCGCGGTGACATCCAGCTCGTGCTCGGCCTTCAACTCGGCCAGAATCTCATCCAGCGTGCGGGGCACCGCAGCCTCCCTCTGATCGCTTGTCGCACTCATCTCAAGGAGCGCGGGGCTGCCTTCGTATTCGGACGACGCCGCAACGATCTCCTCATAGGGATCCAGCTGGGTCACGTATGGACGGTTCGTGACAGCTACGTGTAAAAGCGTCGGACCAACCTTCTGGTTGGTAGTTGTGTCGGTGTAGTTCAAATGCATGAACGCCGACGCACCCAAAAGGGTCTTACCGAAATCATCGGCACTCTTACGCGCATCTACGTGTGCGTAGATCTTGCCGTTCTTATCATCGACCTCGATGTCGAGAACTTCACCGAGATTTGCACCAGGATTCTCGACATGCTCATTCTGGTCATTGGCAAGAGGGACCTGAACAATGGGACAGACATTGGCGTCAAAGTTGCCCTTAAGAGCATCGCCAAATGCCTTGTCAATCTTAATCTTGGTCTTGGTGACCGGATGAATCAACTCTCCATAGGAGAGGATGTGCTTCCGGAACACCCGTCCCTGCTTCTGGCGGGACAGAGCGACAGAGTCGTTCATCTCTGTCCAGTCCGCATCCGGTGACGGCGCAATTACCGTATACAGATCGCCCATGTCCGAGGTCTTCGGCAGCTACCAGATTCCAAACATGAAAAAGCGCCCGGGATCGTCATGAACCCGGGCGCTTTGACAACGCTGCACTACTGAGGTGACCGCTTGCGGTTCTCCACCGCCTCCAGCGCTACCGCGCGGGCGAGAACGTGCCGTGGCTCTTCACCTGTCTTACGTGGGATGGCTCGCCACAACGCCACCGTGGGAGTGCGCTGGGCAAGATGGCGCGCCCACTCGTCCCATGTCGGAGCTGAACCTCGGGACTCCATGATGGACGCCCCGAGTGTCCGAGCCTCGCCTCCGTCCTTGGTGCGAAGGTATGCCGACGATGTCGGGGACAGCCACACACCGAGAACCTTGTTCGAATCTGGGTGCACATGCACCAGCGCTAGAGGCATCCCGAACTCCTTACGAAGACCGGGTCAAGGATACAACCTCGGGCACCGTTCCCGACGGCGCACTCAAGGCCACACCGCCCACATGCGGATTAACGTATGCCAGCTCCATCGACTCGGTATCGATGTCCGAAGAACTCTGCACGACCAGCTCACCAGCCGGGCCCGCAAACTGCGCCTGATCCATGAGAACCCGACGCAGCTTTTCCCTGTGCGGGGCCAGGAACTCCGCCAAACCCTCGGAGAACCACGAGTTCAGCTCCCACAACCCGGAGCGAGCACTGTCCAAGGGCAACAGCTGCGTGCGAACCACGTAGTGCCCGTCTCGGTCGATTTCCTCCCAGGAGTTGATGTACATCAGCACATCCTGGTCGCCATCGAACGACATCAGCACCGGCCACTCGCCGCGCATCTGCATCACGACCAGCACCGGGAAGTTGAACCGGCCATCCGGGTCGAGACGGCCGTCCGCCATCACCTGCGAGAACGTGGCCCCCTGAGGGAAGCTCTCATCGAGAAACACCTGCCACGCTGCCGCCGCTTCGACAGCAGAACTGAACTGCTGCTCCGTCGGGTTGTTCACGATCAGTCATCCTCCTCATCAGGGTTCCACGCGAGCGCTGCCGCCTTGACCTTAGCCAAAGCTTCCGCCTTGCCCGCAGCTACCACGAACCTATCTTCAATCGTCAAACCACGGATGTTTGTTACACCCTTGCTCTTCAGGTAGTCGATGAACGCCTGACGTTCCGACTGACTGTTAAACACAGCAAGTTCGATGTCATCCAACACCGAGATTCCATGCTTAATCATGGTCTCGTTATGGTCTTGAATGCTGGTAGCTTTCTCTAAGCTAAAATCAGACTTAATTTTACGATTGTCAATTTTACCCCAACCATCGCCCTTAAAGGAATAGTTGGTAGTTTTTGCCAACACACGCGGGTTTACATAAATTTGAGAGTAATCAAAGTTATTGCCGGTCTGATTAGTGCGAACAAAGTTAAAATGTCCAGCGCCGTTAGTAATGTCCGGCGGAGAAGACTGACCTTCAATAACCTTGCCCATCATACGAGGACGCGCTTCGTTCGACCACAGACCGCCCGTACGAAGAATCGTACGCATATCACCCATACCGATGGAGTGCGTAGCAAAAGGCTTGTTCTTGAGGTACTCCCAGTCCGCATCAAAACGATCCCAGTACGGGTTGCCGCCGACTACCTCAGGACGCGCCACGTTCGGATGCGAGAACTTCGGCATGTACTTCTGCTTATCTACAAACTCTTTAACTTGCTCTTTGCTGGTCAATCGAGACCACGCCTCGCGCCAACGCTCCAGCTCTTCTTTAGCCTGAAGCGCAGGAGTGCCCTCCGTGCCGCCCGGCAAATTGTCCCGGACGTAATCCACCACGTCTTTGTGCTTACCCTGCCCCTGGTCCCTGCGATCCGTGAGCACGCCGTACAGGTGGCGCCAGTAGAACAGCTCCATGTCGGTATCCTCCGCAGCAGACAGGTCCAATCCCATCTGCTGCAGCGCAGTCATAGCTGCCTCGGTTCCCGTATGCGTGCCGTCGTAGTTGCGCACCTTGATCTTCAGACCGCCCTGCTGAGACCGCCGCACGCCATCTTCGTCGTGCCACGACCGGTACTCGATTTCTGTACCGTCAGGGAGTTCCACAACATACGTTGTACCCGACTGAAGAATTTGGCTATTCCAGCCCGATGGCTTAGATCCATTCAGAACCATATTGCCGTCATCGTCGATCGAGCCCTGCTCGTAGTAGGACACAACCTTCTTGACCTTGAAACCGTCCGACGGAGCTGCAATCTCCGGCGTGATAGCTGGCCTCTTCGGAGGCTCGAACGGGAACGGGTCAAAATCACCGTGCTTAGACTGACCGCCAAAATCGATTAAACGCTGTACGTCTTTGATTTTGCCATCGTAGTACGACAGCAAATTCTTGTACGTTTCCTTGGCTTCTGTCCAGTCAGCAAACTGTGATGGATAAATACCCGATTCGACCTCAGCAAGCTTCTTCTCAACATCCGCTTTCATGGTATTAAAATTAGCCATGTGCGACGAGTTGAAGTTTTGATCTCCTAACCCGTTGTGATGAGAAACAGTCTTAGCAGCAGCAAGCGAGAACTGCGAATAGCTAGTAGCTCCCGCGTTACTCAAAAACTCAGTCTTTTGATAACTGTCTGAAACATCTCCTACTGTAACCGTATTGCCAGCGCGAGCCACAAGCCACTTGCGCAACTCCTTGTCCGCCTGCTTACGGACCAGCGCAGTCATATGCAGCTCGGTACCACCCTGCGACGTCTTCACCTCTTGCGCCAGAACGTAGTTCTCCTCCAGCGCATTGCCGCCAAAGAAAGTAGAAGCTCCCGCATGTCCGGCTTCCTTCACCCGGGTGAGATGGTCCTCCGAAAACCCGGAGAACACATGCTTGCCGAGGCTCTGGCTCTTGGCTGGCTTCTCGCGACCCAGCTGCGAGTAAATACCGTCCCAGAACTTCTCAAAATCCTCGGACAATGCGTTCTTACGCGCCAGCGCCTGCGACACCAGGTCAGGCAGATCCTTGGCAGACGTCCATCCAAAGTTGGTGCGGTTCTGTAATCCCTCAGTGATTGTCGAACCCCAGGACGCATCCGATACCGACGACGTCTTCCGTGCCTGCGCCATAGATGCGAGGTACAACGAGTCCACATCCGCGTCGGAATACTTTCCTGACAACGCAGCCTTGTAGACCTTGTCGTAGTAAGGGGTGGTCCAGTCGGACAACTGCCCGACCTTCAGCTGCATAGAGCCCGGCTTGCCGAAACGCACGAAGGAACGGGCGATGTCGATCGGCATCACGCGCTTGCCATCGGGCATCAACAGGAAGTTGTTGCCGTGAGCGTCATCGTTTGCTGTGGCCCAGTCCTGCACGTGCGCGGCCATCAGATCCTTGAGTGCCGAGATGGGCAGGTCAACAGGATCAGTGTTCATCAAGGTTCCCTGGCTGGGGACCTTGGCCTGGAACTGGCCGAACTTGCCATTAAACGTTCCCAGCTCCGACGCGGCAACCCGGAATCCCGCAAGCTCCGCCAACTTGTGGCTGGCGTGCTCGATCTCAGCGCGGAACTTCTCAGGAGCGACCTTGAACAGGAACGGGTTGCCCTGCTCATCGGTCAGCTGCCAGATCTCCGAAGACGAGCCACCACCGAGCGGAGGCTGCTCCGCATTCATGGTGTAAGTCTTCTTCTCAAGCTTCAACGCATCATGCACAAAGCCCAGCAGTGCAGGAACGTTGTAGTGTGAATCCTCGTAAATCTTGCCCAGCAAATCCTGCATCTGCTGCTTGGCAAAAGCCGGGCTCTTGAACGTGGCAGAACCTTCAGGGGCCGCAGCTACCGCGTGCAGCGCGACCAGCTGTGCCTTTACCTCGGGCGTCTGACTAGTCAAGAACTCAACAGACTTGTCACTGACACCAACATGGTTCAAATAAGTATCAAGCTGACTGTTGTTCCATCCCTGCACCGCAACCTTGGAATAATCCATTTCAGGAAAACCTTCGGGCAACGGGACTGCATAGCCGGGAGCGTACTTCTCCACTGACGGAAGAATAGGCGAAGAATGAATGTCGCCCTCGTTGACATTTTTCTGTCCAAGATACGAGAGAGAATCAGTTCCCAGCTTGTTCCCTGAAGCGTGTGCGATTGCCCAAGAACGCTTTTGGCTACTGCTTAACCCTGTAGGATGCTGCATGTTTGCGGCAAGCAAATACGCATCTACAGTCTCACTCTGCCAAAGATGCCAAGAGTCAGTGTTGGGCCACGATCCGTCAACTTTGATTCCAGCAGGAATCTCGCCTGAGACTAACGGCGGCATCTTCTTCTTGACGAAGCCGGACGCGTTCACCGGGTTTTCAGGAGAACCCGGGTGCACCTTGCGCTTACCGTGCTGCTGAACCTTCTTGGACTCGATCTCGTAAGCCTTGTCCCACTCACCGTTGGCCCACGCGTACATCCACGCGACCAAGTCTTCCTTCTTGGTCGAGCTGTTCAGATGCTTGGCTGCAATGTTCTCGAACCCGGAATCCTTGGCCCACTTCTTCGCAGACGCCAACAGCACCGGCTTCTCGACCCAGTCCGGCCTGATGTGCCCCGCCACCATGAACGGCTGCAACACCGGGGCGTCCGCATCGAACATGTGCGACGGCGTAGACGCGACCGGAGAGTTCTGCGGTGGCACCCAGAACATGTCACCGGACTCCACGGCGTTCATGAACTCATCGATGTCCATGTTTGGGCCACTGGCGTCCAGCGTGACGTGCATTCCCTCGCCGTCGGTCCAGGTGCCCAGCTGCACCCCATTCCAATAACCGTCCGGCGAGACCTCATCGGGCGCGTCCGGGGTGTTGGGGACCGGGTCGACCGCAGGAGCCACCGATGGGCCGTCGTAGACGCTGTCGAGCTTGGAGACCAGCTCTTCCGGGCTGTAGACCTTCAGCACCGAGCCATCGGCATCGATCTTCTGGACGAGACCGTCAGGATCGAACTTGTAGTGCGCCACCTGCGGGGCAGCACCCGTAGACAGCAGGTTCCCCTGGCCCAGGCCAGTCAGATACACAAATTGGTTATTCTTCGCAGCAGTCTGGAAAGCCTGCGAGAACGGCGTGGTAGTCGGCGCCCACGCGTCCTGCATAGAAGCGTTGCCTGCTTTGGCTACCAGGTCGCCCAGGTACGGAGACTGCAACGCAGCGCCCGCCTGATCCTCCAAAGACGGGGGCCCGGAATCCTCCAGATCTCCCTGGAACACCGCCGTATGCGTCTGGAATGACAGAGTGTCATCCATCAGGTTCATGGCAAAAAACGATGGTGAAATGCCCTCAGGCCCGTTCTCGCCTACCTTGAAAACGTTTCCGTTGTACTGATGCTTGTAATCGCCGATCAGGAACCCGTTAGGGTCCTTGAGCGCCTCGGTCATCCAAGAGTCCGGACTCACCTGCAACGCCGTGGGAGCAATACCCTCGCTGGTGAGATAGGGCTTCACCACATCAATATGCGCCATTGACTCACCGGATGGCGTCGCAATGAGCACCGAGCCGTCCGGGTACACGCTGTAAGTAGAAGTCCCTGAAGCGTAGTGACCGACCTGCACTCGATTCACGTAGACAGCATTAGGATCCGTCGGAAGATCCGACAGCTTATCCCAAGTACCTAACTCAAGCATACTCTTGACAAGATCAGAATCTGTCATATGAACAGTCTGACCAGAAGACGTGTTAATGCTGTGCGCTGTTCCGTCCGGGTAGACCTTGAGCGCCATACCACCCGGAGAGGTGTAGAACCCGACCTCAGGCAACTCCGAACCCGCAAGATCCGTGCCTAATCCGGAGGTCTGGAACTTGTCACCAATCTTGTCGGCGATCTGTGCAGAACTCAAATTCTTGAAATCTCCATCGTTGATTTCAACAACAGAGTTCTCTTCAGGATTGATCTCGAAGTAAGTTCCGCCCTCGAAATAACCATCATCGGTGTCGATGTACCCGGAAGAACTCCAGAAATGGGTTTCACCAGTCTTGTGCGCCTGCTGGAACGCGTCCGCAAAAGAATTGTCAAAAATGCCATCCGTGTCCTTGGCATTTTTGACCAATTCCTGCAGCGAAAGAGAACCGCCCGACACGTTGGTGGTCGGCGGACCACTGAAGAAATCTTCCACCGGGTCCGGCGCGCCCACATCTACAGGAGTGACATCCGGATCCGAATCAGGTCCAGTCACAGGCGTCGGGTTGGACGCCATGTTGTCGGCCTTGCCCTGCAGGACAGCGATAACCGCTTCCTTGAGCTTGCCGTAGTGAACCTTGCCGTTACCGCCCTTAAACGGAGCAGACAGCGGGTCCGCCTCGATGAAGGTCTTGAGATCCGCCTTGGCGAGCGGAGAGTCAATCGCCTTGAGCGGCGCCTTCACGCTAGTAGAGCTGGAATTCTTCACCGCATCGATAGCGTCGAGAATTTCCTGCTTGGTAACGCTCTTCCCTGCAACGGACACCGTAGACGGAGCAGTCGGCGCTTCCGGCGGATTGTTGAGCTGCAGAACAGCATCGTCCATGTGCTTCTGCAGCGCATCCGACACGGCCTGCTTCCACGGCGCCGAGTCCAAATGCGAATCGACACCGAGGCTTGCTCCGAACCCGTTCTGGCCCATTCCCTTGAACGGATGTCCCGCAGGGAGATGGCCCATCAACGTGTAGAACTGACCATCCGGGTCCAATCCCAGCGGCGGGCCATCCCACAAGCTCTTGAGCAACTGCAGCTCGTTGACGCTGGCCTCGACAGTACCCAGCTGCACCTTGGGAGAATCATCCGGACCGGGCGTCTCGACAGGACCATTCTGACCTGGACGTGTCTTCACATTCAGATAGTCATTCAACCCATCGAACAGCACCTTGTTCATCTCATGAGCCGGAGTACGGCCCACGAACTCGCTCCAGTCCACGCCATACGCGAGCGGGTTATGCCCTACTTGCGCCAGCTTGCCGGACATCGTTTCACCCTGATCAAAATCGATGTCGGCAAAAAAGTCCTGCATCTCCTTGATCTGCGCCTGCGACGCCAGCACACCCTGGATACCCGGGCTGGCGTGCGGAACCTCGGGCAGATCCGCAGCCGGGTTCGGAACAGGAGGGTGATCTGTCTGGTGCTTATCCAGAGCATCCTGCAGCAGCGCGATCACAGCAGGCTTGAGCTTGCCGTAATGAACCTTGCCGTTGCCTCCCTTGAAAGAATCAGTCAACGGAGACGTGTTGGCGTGTCCCTGCAGGTCGACACCCGACAGCGGGGAACCAATAGCCTTGAGCGGCTTCTTCACACCGGTCTCAGACTTAGGCGACTTCTGCAGCGCGTCAAGCGCTTCCGCCACCGCCTGCGGGGTGACCGGAACACCGCCGAACGAAATGAAACCCGGAGACGCAGGCGCGTGCGTGTGTCCAGAGCCCTGCGGATCCACCGCGTGCAGCGCAGCGTGGATCGCTTCATGATCAGAAAGCCCGAGCGAGGACTGATGCTCTTCGAGACCGTGCGACTCCTGCAGGTGCGCCACGGCGGGAGCGGCATCCAACGGCGTAGCACCGGTCTGCTGATGCGCCTTCTGCAACGCGGCAATCAGAGCAGGCTTGGTCTTGTTGTTGTAGTACGCCTTGTACGGCGCGGCTACCTCGTGGAACTTGCCTGCCGCCAGCGGGGATCCCACGCGCTTGAGGTCCGCCGCGACGTTGCCCGACGGGTTCGCAGACAGAGCGTTGATCGCCTGCTCCAGCTGCGTCGACGTCATCTCGAACCCACCGACCAACGCCTTCCCCGAACCCGGGAGAGGCTGGGTGTTCTGGATCGACACGCCCTCGTCAGTGACGTTGTTGAGGCCCGAAAGCAGCTGCGCGCGAGCAGCCGGATTGTCCGCGCCGCCGACCTTCTTCGCCTGCACACCCGCGCCCTGCGGGTTGTACTTGATCAGATCACCATCGGGCTGCAGGACGTAGAGCGTGTCCTTGGACTTGCCCGACTTGTAGACCTGCGAGCCCTCCTCCATCTGCACGGAGTGCGCGCCGACCGAAAACAACGACGGACCGTTCTTGACCACACCGCCAGGACCGCCCTCGGGCGCTTCAGGCTGGCTGAACTTCGGACGCACCGGAGCGGACATATCCTCGACGACATCACCGGTCTCAGGGTCCGTCACCGGCTCGGCATCCGCCGGGACAGCAGGCGCGCGACCGTCGAGACCGAACTCCTTGATGTCTTTTAGAATTCGCTTGTCACGGTTGACATTCAGGAGACTCTCGGCTTCCTCCACAGAGACCTTCTTGACCGAAGCAGTCTCCGAGCCTCCCGGCTCGTACGGAGAAGCGTCATCGGGCAGCGGCTGACCGCCGGTCCGCTTTCCGACGTACATGCGGACCTTGCCGCCGCCGGAGCGCTTGAAGTCGCCAAGATATCCGGTGATGTCTCCTTCGAGACCGGTCTCTTCCCACAGCTCCTTATGTGCGTTCTGCTGCGGAGAAAGATTGGCTTCGATACCGCCCTTGGGAAACGTGTGCTCGTAACCTGCGTAGTGATCCTTGGGCTCGTAAATCCAGATGTAACCGTCAGGCTCGATCAGCGCGATGCCCGTAGCCATCCGGCCCTCGGTGTCCGGCAACGCAGGCTCACCCGGGATCGCGACATCCGGCTTGGCCGTGAAGTCCGGCATCTTCTGACCGTTGGCGTTCTTCTTGGACTGCGGACGATCGCCAGGCTCGGAAGTGTTCTGCGATCCCGAGGATCCCGAAGCGTTCTGCTGTCCAAGGACATTCTGCTGCTCTGGGGCCGGGATTCCCTTGGGGACAGCCTTGCCACGATCGCCGGGCTCGGCCTGATTTGGAATCGACGGAGCTTCAGGAGCAGAGCCCCCGCCCGCCTTAGACGCGTTGAACTTGCGCTGCCAATCCTCATTGAAATCGTCGTCTTCAACTTCGTCGACATCACCGAGGCTGCCGTTTGCAATCTGCTTTACCGCCACCTGTTGCAGCGGAAAACTCTTCTTAAAGTCAGACTTGTAAATTTCACCAGTTCCGTCTGGATTAACCTTTACTCCACCCCAGTTGGAATTATCAGTGAAAACGTAAGAACCCTCTGGGAGCGTTCCATTCTTCTTCAGATCCTCATTCATTTCCATGAGCGGACCCGGACCATCGGGATCCGGAACATCAGGATCGTCAGAAATTTTTGTTACTGTTCCGTACTGCTTGTGCAGAGAAAGGAACTGAGCTGTCTTAGCTTTATCGCTATCGACAGTCTCACCCTTGTGAATAGAAGTAGAAGAACCATCCTGGTGAACAATAACCTGAGTATCTTCATCACCAGGCATGTCAACTTTATAAGTGCCTGGCTTCCAGTTCAGGTCGATAGAACCGCCCTTGGGCGTGGCCTTATCCGCCGCCTTCTGAGCCTTGTTGATGGCCTTAGCCTGCTTAGCAGAAACCTGCTTCACATTTGGCGAAGGCAGTGCTCCACCAACATCCGGAATCTTCATTCCAGTCTTAGTGTCGTAGTAATAGCCCGACACGTGCTGAAGATGACCGTTGACCATTCGCGTGTACGCCTTCACGTGCACGATCGTGGCCGCAATATAGTCGTCTCGATCTTCAGGAGACACAGTCATCGCCCACTTGGCGTACGCCTGCATTCCCTGCGCGGTCAGTCCGACCGTCGGCGCGCTAGCCGGGAAGTAGATCACCAGCGAGCAGCGACAGTTTGGGTGACGCGGAGGCGTACTCAACACCTTGGTGTAGGGAACCGGCTCAGAATCAGGAACCTCGAACGGCTCTCCGAGCGGCACGTGCTGACCGTGCAAACGAGTACACATGGGGCACGGAGGGTTCACCAAATCGAAGCGAGCCACCCACAGCTTGTGTGCTGTCTCAGAAAGCAGCTCCGCCAACGCTTGCAGGAACTGCTCGGTAGCCGCACCACGACCCGCCTGCACCGCCGAGACAACCGCCAGCTCCGCGCGGCGCAGCATCTCCGCGAGCGCCTTAGCCTTGTCCTTGGCACCCTTGGCTACCGCAACCTGGCCAGCCAGGAAATCCGTGACCAGCTGCGTGCCCAGCTCCTCGCTGGAGAACACCACCGTGTCCATGAGCGCGGTCGGCAGATCCAACGCCTCCGCCTGCGCCCGGCCGAACCGAGCACCCTCATCGACACCCGCCGACAGCGCACGACGGATGAGCGCCACCGAACCCGCGAGCAACGCAGTGGTGACCAGCGGAGAGCCATCTTCCTCTGACTGCGCGTCGGTCAACCGCTGGCCGTAGAGCACCCGCATGTCCGCCACAAACTGCTGCTCCGCCGCAGCCGCGAACGTGCGCGAGGTATCCACCAGACCCAGCAGCTCTACGAGATCCTGCTCGATCGGCGTCAAAGCCGGGGTGGTCACTACGCACCTGCCATCGCGCTCAAGGCGCTGTCGATCGCGTCACGGTCAGTGTTGTCGAGAGCGACGAACTCGGGAGCGAGATACGTCGAAGCCGACGGAAGGCCCTCAGAAGACAGCTGAGAGGGCAATGCGGGCAGCTGAGGCGTAGGCGCGGGAGCACCCCCCGGAAGCGCAGCCTGACCCGGCATTCCCATGGGCTGGTTACCCGGGATGAACTGCTGCTGCGGGGCCACACCCGGCTGCTGATCTGCAGGCACCGTAGGGATGGGCTGGAACGGCGGCTCCATCGGAGGGGCTCCGACACCGGCCATGAAGTGCTTCACGGTCTCATCGGTCTGCTTCTTCAGCAGCTCATCGAGCTTCTCGTACTCGATGTCAAGGCCCATCTCACCCGCCATGTACTTCTCCAGCTCCAGCATGAACCGGCGAGTCACGTTGGCGCCCTGGCCAGCAGAAGAAAGCTTGTCAAACGTGTTCTTGATGGCCTCTTTTTGCTCTTCAGAAAACGGGCCAAACTTCAGCTTTGGATACTTGTCGTTCTTAAAGTTCCAGTCAATGAATCGCGGAGTGAGCCAATCGTTAAAAATAGTTTCTAACTCGTTAATAATGACATTGACCAGCACCAAATACATCGAGTCGTTAGGGCCGCCGAACGACACCAACGGAGAACCGCCACCCTGCTGATCGTCCAGGAACGGCGCCAACACCGACTTACTCATCTGGCTGTTGTGGTGATTGATGAAATCCATGAACGGGAACTCACCCGGGGAACGGCCGAGATCCTCCACCGACCAGCCAATATCCGGAACCGTCACCGACTGCGCAAGGCCGAAGTCCTGCAACGCCATGCGGAACTGGCTGATCTCCTTGGGAGAGGCCGACGTCGGGTACTTGCCCAGACGCGACCCCACCGCACGGTGCTGCGCCGCGAGGTGCGCCAAGTAGTACAGCTTGATCTTCTTATCGTAGTGATAAAAAGCAGCGTTAAAGTAAGAAACTCCGTAGAACGGATTCTCTTCCTCGGAGCACGCGTAATAGATCGAGTTCTTGGCTTCGATCTTCTCGTCGATGACTCGGCCATTCGGAGTCACGGTGCGCTGACGGAACCCGTCGTACTCACCCTGCTCATCGACCGCGAACGACACAGTATCCGAAGGACGATACGCGATCTTGTCGAGCGTGTACTTACCCTCCAGCGGACCCTTGCGCGGGCGCGTGTAGACCAGCTCGAAAGGCGCAAACCCGTCCACCGTCGCCAGCAGCATCTGCGAGACAACTCGATTGAACGGCGTACGCATACCGCCATTCACCGCAGGCAAGGTGTAGAGATTCGTGATGAACTCCGCCTCCTTGTCCCCGCCATCCGCCGGAACCCAGGACGCACGCTTCGCCGCCGCGCGGGCGGGCATGGTGAGCAGCCGGTACAGCGCACGCGCCTGGCCATCTTGGCGACGCATCTCTGTCAGCTGCTTCACCGTGGGAACGTCGTTGCGCCCCAGCAGGTACGAACCCTTGGAGTCGAAGCCCTCGGCGAACGGCATACCCGCCAGCCGAATACCCATCTCCTCATTAAGCTCAGAGTTTTTGGGCTTGACCATTTCGGTGACATTGTCGGGCTTTGCCACCGACTACCTCCAAAGATTACAGTCCGGGCAACTTAAAGCTGTTGCCTGTCTGCATGCCGCGCCACACATCCTCCGCTCCAACAGGAGCATCACCGGCCGCGCTCGACACCCAAAACAGGTCTTGGGGGTCTTCGTCTGGATCCGTCGTCTCCTCGGCCCCGCCCGTCGTCACGGCGGTGATGACCGCGCCGCAGACAGCATCGGATAAATCCTTAGACCCGCCCGGAGGATGATCGATCTTGCGCTTCTTGGGATCCTGCTGAAGATGCAGCAGCTCATTGCGCAGCAGACGGCTGTAGGGAATCTCAACCCGACCCTCTTCGACCAGGCTGCGGAACTGCCGGTACGGCTCATCGGTGCGGTCCATCGACAACAGCGGAGCCTCAATGCCGCCGACCTGAAGGATCTGTCGGTTGTCGACGCTCTGCCATCCGTCCATCGACGCCGCGCGGATCGGGAAGCCTCGCTGCTGCAGCTCGAACACCAACTGTCGATAGAAGCGAAGCTGGATCTCGCGGGGAGGATCCGATTCCAGGTCCGCCTCCAGAGCAATTGCGGTGTCCACCTTCACCACCGGGCGCTCATCCCAGACGAGCTGACCGTTGTACTCCGGATCCTTGCGTGCGAACTTGTCCCAGCTCACGACGTGCGCCATGGCGAACCCGGCACGATCACCGTTAAGCGCAAGGTCGCAGTGAGTGGCATACGTAGCGCCGGGGATAGGCTTCAGCGACTGCGGAATGACAAAGCGAGGGTGCCATCCACCCTGCGCGAACTCCCAGTGGACCTCGATCTCGGGAGTGTCGACCATCGCCGAGTCGACCGAATTCTCGGAACGGAAATACGGCGGGAGCATGGTGCGCTCGGGCATGCACAGATACGCCGCGCGAGCCCATTCCGGTTCCGCCTCGAAGTCCGCCACCAGCTCTTCAGGAACCGGGACCGGAGAGATCTCCTTCTCCAGCTCCACGAATGTCGTGCGCGCCAGCAGCGGATTGAACTCCCACGACGGCATAGGGCCGACGATGAAGTGCTTAGAATCCGCACCCTTGCGCTCGATGTCTTGCTTAGACTCAGCATGCAGCTGCAGAATCGGCGATCCGTGATACCGGGGATACGAAATGCGAACGTTCTTGAATGTTCGTGGAAAACGAGTCACCGCCGAGGAACGCAGCATCTTGATGATGCCCTCCGCAGAACGCATCGGGGTGCGGGTACCGCCGCTTCCCGTGCGGGCGATGTCATCAGCAGTGCGGAACGCATCGATCTCGTCCGCCACACCGAGAATCAGGTTCAGACCCTCCTGGGTCTCTGCATCCGAGGATCCAGACACCGACTCCAGGCCACGCGCCCACTCGATCGTATTCTTCTTAGGATCACACTTGTCCGCAAACCACCCCTTGCGGACAATTCGAGTCATAGGCTCGAAATACGCACGGCGTGCCTGATCCTTGGTAGAAGCCACGTTGAGCATGTGGATCGACTCCGAGGACGGCATGCCGAAGTAATCACGCGGGTCCTTGAGACACAGCAGCAGATACGAGATGCGCAACGCCATCAGGCGAGCAATCAAGTCCTTGCCGCCACCCTTGCCGACCAGCAACGTCAGGAAGTTCGCCATCGGAATCGGCGCCCAGTAATCACCGAACTCCGCCTGCATGTGCGGGTACAGCTCCGGGTAATAGACCCGTTCCGCAGCCCGGAGCGCCGTAGCCTGCGGGACAGACAACGGAGACATGCCGATGTAATGCTTGTCCGAGATGAAGACGTCCAGCGGGACAGGCTCTTCCGCGAACAAATCATCGCAGACGCCCCGCGCCGTCGACAGACGCTCTTCCGAACCGAGCTGGCGCAGCCATTGAGCCGGAGTCAGAGCGTCATTCTGCTCAACGGCACGTAGACGAGGGGGCATATCCCAGTCTTCGTGCAGTCCGTGCTAAGCGGTCATCGCGTAGTAGTCCAGAGGACCCGGAATCCACAGCTCCGATGCCAGCCGGTACAACTCACGGCTGAACGAATCCGACGCAGCTCCGTACTTCTCGCAAAACACAAACCCCTCGGCCAACAGCTCCGGGATGCTCATCGAAGCACGCTGCGAGTACTTCCGAGCAGCCGCAGCGCCCGAGATCCCCGACGCCTTCTCCAAGCGTCGCAACACCGCCTGATACCCCGCCTCCAGCGAACTCGGGTACCGACGATGGATGGGCACCTGGAACAGCAGGTGCCCCCACTCGTGCGTAAGAATGTCTTCCCAACAATCTCCTACGAGAGCGTTGGTTTCACGCAGTCCTAGAAGCTCGACCTCAGACAACGGGTTCAGCAGTTTGCGCTTGTTGATCTGCAAAACTCCCTCAACGGTAGTCATGCAGAAGGTAGAAGCATGCGCGTAGTCGTCGCCTAGATCTTTAGCGTGAACCTTCTTAATGCCTGCGGCCAAGTACGGCCACGCTTCACTCAAGTCGTACAGGTGCTGACGAAGCTGAGGAAGACGCGAGTACTTCCGCAACTGCCAGCTAAACGGGATGAGCAACTCATGCCCGGGAGGACGCGCCGCGCTCGCAATCGGCTTCACCGACGGAAGCAACGACATAGACATGCGCCCGTTATACCGTACCTACCTCATTGTTGTGCAAGTTTCGCCCATACAATTACGTTCGAGAGGTAACGATGGGCTGCGCGATCCAGCGTTCCGCCGCACGTGATCAAGCGCAGCTCGGCACCAGAAGTGTTCTGGTACACATCAGCTGTGGGAAATTCATTCTTGTCAATAGTTGACGTTCGGTACACCTCGAACGCCGCGACAGTCCCATCCTCGCGCTGAACCTCAATGCGATCACCCTCGACCACGCTCTTGAGGTTGGCGAAGATTCCCTGCTCACCGCCACCGTTGACGTGCCCCAAGATGACGGCCGGTCCCTTAGCGCCCGGACGAGGGCCAAGGTTGTACCAGGACGCCAGCATGGGCTGCTCGACCGGAGGCTCCAAATGTCCGCCCCGAGCATCGAGTCCCAGCCCGTCAACCATGACAGGACCATCGATGTTGCGCGCGAACACCGATACATTCACCGGACGCGGCTGCACACCAGGCAGAACATCAGCAGGCGCAGACTGCGCGGGCGTGCTCGGCGCGTCCGGAGCCGCTGCAGTCCCACACCCAGCCAGGACTGCAGCGAACACCAGAACAGAGGCCAAAAGCCCCGCTACACGACTCACTCCGTCGAACCGTCCCCGGTCTCAGGCGCATCGTTGGGAACCACGACAACATCCGAGCCGCCTGGAACCACCGTGACCGTAGTCAGAGGCGGAGCTGTGGTGGTCGGGGTGACAGTCACAGTGGTCGGCGGAGCCGGAGCGCACGCCTTCAACTTGTCATCGATCAGTAGATTGAGCTTGGCCTGCGCGTCTGCCAGAACCTTCTTCAGCTCCGTCAAAGGCGTGGTGCTTGCAGCATTGATAAACGCCGTCACCGCAGCAACGAAATCACCCTGAGCCTTGGTCAGCTTGGTCTGCAGGTCCAACAGAACCGCAACCGACGCCTTCGCTGCAACCGCCGAAGCGTACGCATCTCCAGCCTTCGCAAGCACATCCTGCTTCAAAAGAACCTGCGTCTGCAAACCCGCGAGCGCGGTATCCGCGTCAGCCAACTTGTCGGAAGCGTCGACTACCACCTGAGCCTGAGCCACCACACGAACTGTCGCGGTCACACACCCAGCAGAGTCCGGGCCAACGGCAGGTGCTGCTGCCGCCAGCGGAGCAAACACTGACAGCGAAGCGGCTACCAAGCCGCTCACCACCAGCAAACGGAACTGCTTCATCTCACGGTCTCCTTGATCGGGGATGAGACCTTACGGGTAGCTATTCGGCTATGCAGTCTCACTTACACAAGTGTAAGTAGGAAAGCTGTCGTCCGCGTTTGATCGTGTGCAGCGGATGTTTTCCAACGGGCTAGAACTAGGAAAAATGAACTCCGCTGGCGGCTGACCCGGAGCACCCGCAGGTCCCTGCGCCCCAGGCGGACCCGTGTCGCCCTGCGCCCCCTGCACGCCCTGAGGACCCTGCACGCCCTGGATACCCTGCGCGCCAGCGGTGCCCGGCTCACCCGGAGTACCGGCCGTACCTGGCTCACCAGGCGTACCCGCGATACCCGGCTCACCAGGAACACCCTGCGGGCCCGTAGCACCGGGGATGCCCGGAATGGGGGCGATCTTGACCCGCTCAGCCTGCGAACACAGACCGGACGGCAGAGAACTCTTGGCATCGGAGTCCGCGCACGCTTCAGAGATTTGGCTCGCCAGCGTCTTAGCCTGCCCAGCGGTGGCATCGCGCTGCTGCACCACCAAATCCTTCTGGGTGGTGACATTTTCGACCTGGCGGTTGCTGGTCTTCACGGACAACACCAACGCCGTAGCCGCAACGATGAGAGCAACCCCGACCAGCACCGGCCACAGACGCTTGAGCAGCGAAAGAAAATCCGGACGGTTATGTCGAGAACGATTTTTGGGACGGTTCGCGGGTACGCCCGCAGGCATCGGGAACGCTCGGGTCATGTCAAGTCACCACAGTTCGGAGGCGGTGGCAGAGGTGCGGCTGCCCGAACCCTCTCCAATTCACGGATTGCAGAAATATACTTCTGAGTCTCACGAGCAGCCGCTTCACGATCACCAGCCAGCGTGGCGGTCAACAGCTCCACCTGAGCCTGCGTCTCCACGCGCTGAGCTTCACTGCGATCAGTCAGCGCCTGAGAAACAGCTTTATTGTATGTAATCTGGCAGGAAGTAGTTCGATAGTAACTAATTCCGGAAAGAACAACTAAGATGAGGATGGCTAATCCAACAAACGAACGGAAAAGCTCAAACTTGGTAGCCCTCACCCTCTTACCTCCGGTCGTTGTTGCATCAGCCTGGGCAGACCGAATGGCCAGCCAACATGTAGCCCAACCCAGCACAAAGCCGCCACCAGACCACAGCAGTGCGGAGTACAGGGAAGGAGCCATTAGTCGACCTTTGCCGGTTCCGGATCTTCCTCTTCTTTATCCTCTTCAGGATTGCCGTTCTTGTCCTTGTTGGACCTACGCGACAGGGCTAACGCTCCACCAACAATAGCCATAAAAATACCATTGATAGCAACGTCCGGACTGTAGTCCTCAACAATGAACTGCGCCGCAAAATTAATGGCCCAGACCACAGTGACGACAACAATGATCGCCGTCGCCAGTGGCTTAGGGATCACTCTTTCGTCCTATGCTCAGGCCGATTAACCGGCGGAACCTCATACCGAAGTCGCCACGCTCCCCACAGCATCAGACTGACGCCGATCAAGCTGAGAGCAAGGCGATAATGAGCATGATCGCCAATGTGGTCAACTTCAGTACCGATCACGATCATGGCAAACAAACACTGAGCAGTCAGTCGAGCCTGCTGTCCTGAAGCTCGGGCATTCAGCACTAACCGTGGTGTCCACACGATTAACGCAAGTCCCAACAACATCGTGATTACTCGTACAATGTCGACCCAAAAAACAAGAGGCCAGGCAAACGGGGTGCCAGGTCCATCAGGAGCACAGAGTGCGTAGCAATCCCTTGCGTATAAGATTGTCGGTAACACAGCTTGAACCCCCGCTCAAGCGGAAGCTCAAATTAGGATTTATTGAGCTTCTTGGACATGCCAAACTGCTTTAAAGCTGCCTGAGGCGAATCAAACTTCTGCTTGTAATTGTCCCAGGATCCAGACCACTTGTCGCCAATACGCTTCACCACGGCCACCTTCGCGCCCTTGGCATCCACGATCTGGCGCTGGCCCGGAGGAAGCGTCGGGTTGGACGCAAACCGATAGCCACTCGACGTTGTGGAATCCGCCGAGCTGTCCTTCTTCTTGTTCACCCACGGAGGTGCGGCGCCCATCAGCCGTTGCCCTTCGATTTGGGCGCCTTGGCCGGGTTCTTGATCGGCCCCTGCGCGATGTACTGCCGATAGAGACGCTTCACAGAGGCGGGAACCATCGCCGTAAGCCCGAGAGCCTGCGCCGCCTTCACCACCTCAGCTGCAGCAGCCCCACGCTTGCCATCCGGCAACCGCTCAATCTGTCCGAGAGCGCTTTTCAGCTTTCCCTCATTGCCGATGTCCCCAAAAACCTTGCCGCCCTTGTACGTCTTCTCTCGGGCAACGTCTTTGAGCGAGGAACGAAGCTTGTCCGCAGTGGCCTTAGCCCCTGCCGAACTACCTGTCTTCGCTACGGTCTTCAGAGCATCGCCACCAGGGGCACCCTGACCCAGCTGCGTGCCGATCGGCTTCCGATACCGACGAGCACCCGCCATCGTGCGAACCCGAGCCAGCGCGATCTCTTCGCTGTCACCGGTAGACGCCTTGCGCAATTCGAGAACGCCCGACAACGCGCCCGCACGGCGTGACGCTGACGCGGCCACGAACTCCATACGAACCTTCTGCGGCGCGCCGAACTTCACATCGTCAACCGACGTGCCCGGAGCAGCCACGGTGTAGGGAATCCGCAAGAATCCCTCAGATTCGGAGTCATCACACGAAACAATGACGTGATCAGTCCACAACTCTTTAATGTACGCATGCATCAAAGGGTCGCGAACAACTCGCTCTGGCTCAATCTCATCTGAGACAGCATGCAAGGTGGACTTATACGCTTCCCTGCGACGCTGCCTCAGTGCATACCACGCAGACCGCACCAACTCAGTGTTAAACCGAGAAACTGGTGCGGCCTGCGCCGCAGCAACTTTCTGCAGCGCCGTTAAATCCGACGCCTCAGACATGTGTCAGCTCTTGCCCGGGAGGCGAGTAGCGCCAGCCTTGGTAGTGGACTCACTGGAGTGGGTCAACTCACCGGTGTCACGATCCAGCGTGTGCTGCTGAACGCGGTCGCCGGGGCGCGGGTTGTCGGTCATGACGGTCACCCAGTCATCGCCAACCTTGCGCTCCACGAGAACCGAGCCCTCATAGCGAGTGTGGCCCGCGAACTCGCCATCCTCAGAGACGTTGTCGCCCTCCTGCGGGAAATCCCCGGAGACGACCTTGTCGCCGCTGTGAACAGCCTTAGTGGCGGAGCCAGCCTTCTGAGCTGGGGTCCTCTTGTCATCGTCGGCCATCAGGCACTCCTAGTCGATCTAGAAAACTCGACACCCGAGCAGGCGGATGCCGTGGCACTGAAGTCTTCGACGCGAAGGACAGATCCATGACAAAGTCAGCAATGACTGACTATCAGAAGCCCATCAGGAAAAAGTCACCGGTGATTTCTGTAGCAGCGACGGGAGTGGGATCGAGCGCGAACCGCATGTTGGCCCACACCGCACCAGAAGCAGATGTCATGTTTGTAGTTCCGGTAGATCCTGCAGAACCGATTACCTTACACGCAGCTCCGTGACTCGCATCGTTACCAACGATAGAGTCGTAGTTAGAGCCACCGTACATAATGGTTGCAGAGTTTGTAACTGTGCTGTTTACACCATTGTCAAACTGACTCCACAACCACACGGCCATTGAGCCCGGGTCAGTAATAGTCATTGCGGCACCGGTCATCGTGACGCCCGAACCGTTTGTTGCGCTAGGCGCCACTTCAAACGGATTTGCACGGACGGGGACACCCGAGAACGCCGACAAAATGCCCCAGCCTCCCGCAGTGTTCGTGGTTACCGCAGGAGAAGTCTGCCCAGACGCGGCAAACTTCCAAAACATTGCAGTTCTATATGTATTAGCAGTGTTAGCAATAGTTACGCCAGCATTCCAACCTGAAGGCGTAGCAATTGTCGCAGATGAGCTATGTGTAATATGCGCGCACAGAAAATCATTGATCTGCCACCCGGAAGGCATAGCCGGAGTAGTGGTTCCCGACGTGCCCTCAAATCGAGCACTCGCAGAACGAAACGCGATAGCCATCTGTCAGCTCTGAATCTGAGCGGCCAGCACGAACCATCCGGTACCCGATCGGTTCCGTAGTCCGAGGAACAGTCGCTTGTTGATGGGGACGGCAATCGGAGTAGCGATGCCAGACGTCAGCAGCAACGAACCATTCAAAGTCAACGTGAGCGCGGCGTTGGCGGTGATTTCGTAGTTAATCTGATCACCATCAATTCCCTGAGTGGGAACTGCCAATGTAGCAGTGGCACCAGTGGTAGTTACTCGATACACAGTGGCAATAGTGGAATCTACGTTAATAGTTCCACCGTTAGCAACGTTAGAAAGAGTGGTAATTACCGGCTCTACACGACCGCCAACAATATGCCAGTTTGCACCGTCTGAAATAACCTCACGGAACCCACCAGACATTGAAATTACTTCAGTAAGCTGTCCGTCAATAGTTTCGGTGCCGTTAGGGTCGATAGTCAACGCATTCGCGACACTACCGGCCAACTTCTTGATGATGAACCGACGACCCGTACGGCCAGCCGCCGTAGGAAGGGTCGCAGTCATTGCGGCAGATGCTGTGTTGAAAACAACTACGCCATCAGTATCTACAAGAGTATAGCTAGCAGTCTTAACCGAGTACGGGCCTAAAATCAGCTGATAGTTTGTGTGATCGTTAGCAGCTGGATTAACGTGATCATCAAAAGTGACTTTAGGCGTGTAATACGAAACCAACGAGTCCGGCTGACCCGGGGAATGCGAAAACGCGTGTGTCGTAGGAACACGTGCGTTGGTCATACGAGAGTCATCACCGGCAGCCACGGTGCTCGCCGCCGTGCCCACCGGAAGGTTTCCGTAGGGAACCTTGGACGACCCATCCAACGGCGCGTACCCCGACGCCGCACCACGAGCCGACAAATCCTGCTTCAGGTTCAAAGCGGTCTGTTCCGCTGTAGAAATTGGCTTGTTAGCATCAGAAGTATTGTCGACGTTACCCAGTCCCACATCGCCCTTGGCAAGGGCAAGAGTGGCTTTCAGCTGCGCAGGAGTACGCGACGACCATGCACCCGCAACGGACTGAACAACATTATCTGTTGTGGCAGTAAGCGCTGCAATCGCCGTAAGATCAGCATCAAGAGGCTGCTTACCATCCAAAGCAGTCTGCTGTGCAGACGATACCGGCTTATTGGCATCTGAGGTGTTGTCAACGTTTCCAAGACCAACATGAGTCTTGGTAATTCCCGTAGGCGTACCGGTAAACGCAGGTGACGCCAGCGGAGCCTTCAAGTCCAAAGCGCTCTGCGTAGCCGAAGAAACAGGCTTGGACGAATCCGAAGTGTTGTCGACGTTTCCAAGGCCGACGTCCGCCTTGACCAGACCAAGAGCAGTCTTGAACTGCGCGTAAGTCTTCTTAATCCACCCGGCGCCGTCCGATGCAATTGCGCCAGCCGTAGACGCGTCGAGAGCAGCAATGGTTGTCAGATCAGAGTCTGACGCCTGCTTACCGTCCAGCGCGGTCTGCGTAGCAGAGCTGATCGGCTTATTTGCGTCAGACGTATTATCTACGTTACCCAGACCAACGTGTGTCTTGGTGATTCCCGTCGGAGTACCCGTGAATGCGGGAGAGGCAAGAGGCGCCTTCAAATCCAGCGCACTCTGCTGTGCGGACGACACCGGCTTCGAAGCGTCAGCCGTGTTGTCAACGTTTGCGAGTCCCACATCAGACTTGGACAACGCCAGCGACGTCTTCAGCTGAGCCGGAGTCCGAGACGCCCACGCAGAACCGACTGACTGAATTACGTTATCAGTAGTGGCTGTGAGTCCAGCAATAGTGGTCAAGTCAGAATCTAACGGCTGCTTGCCGTCTAAAGCGGTCTGCTGCGCAGAAGATACAGGCTTAGCAGAGTCCGCCGTATTATCCACATTGCCAAGGCCAACATCGCTCTTGACCAAACCCAGCGTCGCTTTGAGCTGAGCAGGCGTACGTGACGCCCACGAAGAACCGACTGACTGCAGCACATTGTTCGTGGTCGCAGTCAGTCCGGCGATAGTCGTCAGGTCAGAATCGAGAGCCTGCTTACCGTCAAGAGCGGTCTGTGTAGCAGAAGATACGGGCTTGTTGGCGTCAGAAGTATTATCTACGTTCCCTAACCCAACATCAGACTTATTCGGCAGCTCGTACTGAGCCTTCTTCAGCTTAGTCATGCCGCTCCTTACAGCGCGTACATATTCAGAACGGCATCAGTCAGCGTTGGGCGCTCATTTCCGCTCAAGGCTGTGACGAGCGCACCCACCAGTCCGCTCAACAGGCCCTGTCCACTCATTCGGTACGCAGTAGACTTGATCTGCAACTGCGCGCCGTACTGGCGAACTGGTGCCGAGGAATACACCGGGTACTCGAAATGCACCGCTCCGTTGGGAGACACCACCTGATCCGGCATGTCCACCCGGCCCAAGGAATCCGGCAGCGGAAAATAGATAGGGGAGCCCGGGACAGGGCACATGAAACGAACCGACAGCTTCACGTACGTATTCTGAGTATTCAGAGCCATGGCAAGATCTAGGGAAATGCTATAGCTCTGTTCAGCAGTCATACTCTGATTCGGCCAAATAAGCTGATTTGTGTAATCATATCTAGAGACCGGAAACGTGTTCATGTCACGCGTAGACGCACCCGATGCAAACGGGATGACCTGCCAATCGCCAGTAAGCGTCAGCGGCGAAGCACGGTTCATCGAGACACGCTGTCGAGGTGTAGCCGGGAGCATGTCTTTCGCACGGTCCTGACTTGACACATATAAACGCATGTCAGCCATTACGCTGTCTCCGTTCCGAGCACACCGCCCGACATGAACAAGCGGTAATTCACTCCGCTAACGCGGTCCTTGAGGACCACACCTTTAGTTGCGTCCGTTACAGCAATGTCCTCGCTAAAAGACCCGGCAAACACAGCAGCCTTGGAATAGACGATCACGACCTTGTCGCCCGACACGAACGCACCCTCAGCGGGAGTGACCTCTACCGTGGTCGATGTAGGCAATGTGTATTCCGACGTTTGCAACTGCTGACCATTCAGAAATACAAGCTGAACGCCGTAATTTGTCTGCGCAAGAGTAAAAGTTTTTGGAGTACCCGCAGTTGGTGAAAACGTCTCTACAGCATACGGCTGAAACGTATTGACCGTGTATGCACCAGCAGTTGCTGAAATAACAATTTTATCAGTAGCATCGTTAGGCGCAATAGTGACGTTGGCTCCCGCCTCCAACGCCGCTCCCAGCGCATCTCGGGCACGCTCATCCGCGTCCGAGATGTTCAGCTTCAAATCAAAAGCAGTCTGCTGCGCAGTGCTTACCGGCTTATTGGCATCAGAAGTATTATCAACATTGCCGAGACCAACATCGCCCTTGGCAAGCGCCAGCGTGGCCTTAAGTTGCGCTGGCGTTCGACTAGCCCACGCCGACCCCACCGATTGAATAACATTACTTGTTGTAGCAGTGAGGCCAGCAATGGTTGTTAAATCAGAATCAACAGGCTGAGCACCAATATCGGCAGGACTCAACGCATCAGGACCGCCAATGGCGTGCGTTGATTTGTGAGCTTTGGGATCACGCGTATCCGAAAGACGGGGATCATTGCCCTCTGCTGCCGTCCCGGCGGTAGATCCAAACGTCACCGATGCATCTGAACCATCCTCACCCGGAGGACCCTTCAGATTCCCGCGTGCAGTCCACGTAGCCACGTACTACTCCAGGTATCAGTAACTACGAATCAGGGAGTGCGCTCGTAGTATGTTCCGGTAACAGAATCCAGATACCAGTCGCCTACAGCCTGACCAGAGATGGTGCCCGGAACGCCAGCATCGGAATACCACTGAGACCCACGAACACCCGCAGATCCCGTATCACCGGTGTCACCCTTCACACCCTGAATACCCTGGATTCCCTGATCACCCTGATCGCCCTTGGGGCCTGTAGCGCCGGTGTTACCTGGCACGCCCTGGATACCCTGCGCACCCGTGGCACCCGTGGAGCCCTGCACACCCTGAGGACCCTGTGGGCCTCGAAAGGCCACACCAGAACCGTCAGCCGGGAAGCTGGTGCCGCCCCAGACGTAGAGCTTGCCGTCCGCCTCTACCAGGTAGCCCTTACCGCGATCAGCAAGAGTGTCTTCCAGGTCATCCGGAAGATCCGCATACGTGGGAACCGTTCCGGCAATGGCGACACCCGCGCCATCCTCACCCGGAACACCCTGGATACCTTGAATACCCTGGGCTCCCTGAGGACCCTGATCTCCTTGCGGTCCCTTGATGTTACCGCGCTGAGTCCACGTGGCCATGAACTACACTCCCTCATTCAATTCAAACACGTCGCCAGTAATTGTGTCCCAGTAGAAATCGCCTACCTGGGCACCAATAATCAAATCCGGAGGCGGGCCCTCACCCTGCCACCAACGCTCTCCATATCGAGTACCGGTGCCGCTGTTGACAGGAACTACAGCGACAGAGTCGTGACTATTAATTCGGACAACGGTCGTAGGTGACCGCTCTCCTACGCGGATGATCTGAATATGGCTCATGCGCGGGTGACGTCCCGCGTGCCCGTGATCCGGCCCGAGACCAAAGTGTGCCGTTCCACGTTTGTGCCGGAGCCGCGCTCGATTTCAATATCGAAATCCGCCGAAAACGGATCCCAGCTTTGCGACGCGGACGCTGTATGGACAAGCTGCACGGTCGACGTTTCACCAGTAGATCCGTCATTGCCGTACACAACCTGAGCGCGCCCGAGAATTACGCGCTGATTCCCGGTACTCCATTCCTGGACCGGAGAGCTATCCGTGGGAAGCCGCTTGGCCTGGCAACGGACGACCCACCCGCCAACACCGAGATCGACAGGAAGATCGTCAATAAGCACCGCCCACACGGGAGAACTCCACGTGTCACCCAACCGGAAACTAAGTTTAATGTTTTCCAAAGTTGACACTAGATACTCCCTGATCGCTCGCCAAAGTCTTCGACTATGCGAGCTTTTTAGCAGGGCTGCTAGGAGGGGCAAACGCCCGCCGACGCATCTCCGCGCGCTCCCTACTCATCCAGCGGTCGGGATCGAAACCCCACTTTTCCGCGTCCCACTCAGTAGCTCGATGCTGAATGTCCCACCATTGATCCAGCAAACTATCTATAACGTCGGGACGAGTTGCGTCTTTGATCTGATCAGCAAGATGCGCGAACGCACCCGGATGGGCCCCCACGGTGACCTCCGACAGCTACAGGCCCAACGCCTTCCGGACAGCTGGGCCAGCCTCACCGTCCACCGTGAGCTTGGCGCGCTGCTGCAGGTACTTCACAGCCACAACGCTGGCAGGTCCGTACCGACCATCCACAGTCAGCGGCCACCACACAGGGCGGGCGGTCTTATACCAGGCGTTGAGCACGCGCTGGAGATCCTCGACGTCCTTGCCTGTCATGATTGGCTTTGACGGGTCGTAATAAAGAACGCGCGTACCTGTCGAAGGGGAAGTTGTGGATGATCCCTTGCGAAGCTTGTTCAGCACCCGCTGACACTCCGCCTCGGACTTGATGATCTCAAAGTGCATCTCATCCTTGCGGCCCGAGTAGTCACCGCCCCAGCGAATGCAGCCCTCGCACTCGACGTTCACAATGGTGTGAATTGTCTTCACCTGCGCCGCAGTAAACGTTCCGATCTTGCCGAGAGGGTGCTTAGGAGCCGCCCAATCGAATGCCGTACCGCTGCTGTGGTTGGACAAACTCGACGCCGCCAAAAGCGTGTCTTCATTGTCGAAACAACACGGACGGTTGGCGCTGTGGATCGGTGTCAGATCATCGAGACCCGGCTGGATGGCCGCTGCCATGAGCTTGCGGTCAGCGGGAGAGAGCAGGAACCCGCGAATGTCGCGGTACGCATAGCCCCACATGCCGTAGCCGGTGCCACCGTTCTCCACCCGTGAATGGAGCTGGGCGGCGCAGTGCAACAGCAGCTCACCGGTCGGACCCTTCCGGAGCCCTCCGGGGAACACGATCGACGTGCCAGGCAGAGTGGGATTGTAGATGACCGACTTATCGCCAGCCACGTAACCATTCTGAGAAACAACCATGATGTCCTACTCTCAGGAATCGCTCTCATCGAGAGCAGCAGCGAACATCCGGTAAAGAGGCGCAGCTTCTTCGCGAGGCATGTGCTGCAAAACGTTGGCGACAATTTTCGCAGTGTGCGAAGCGACGATCTGGTGCAGCGCTTCCGGAGAAATCTTGGCGCTCTGATGCCCGGCGGCCAGATCGAGAGCAGCTTCGCGATGCATCTTGTACAAGTGCACGCGGTATTTCTCGTTCGGCCAGCTAGCTGTCAACTCGTGATGACGGATGCGAATGTAGTAATACGCCAGCCGCTCAGCGTGAATAGCGCCAACCACGCCCGTAGCAATATGCCTAGTGTCACGACGAAGGCTATCCACCAAAGCCGCGTGCAGCTGACCCAGCTCTTCCGAAACACCCTGCGGAGCCCGCCACATCGCAGAAGGAAGATCTGCGTACGCGAGATCCGGTTCCACGACCTCAATGTCTTGGCCGGGTTCTGGTACAGCTTGAAGATAGTCTGGCTGAGGCATGTGAGGTCTCCAGGACTGAATGAAAGGTCTGTCGTGACCAAGTATTCGACCTCAGAACGCCAAACGGCCCTCTACCCGGAGGTAGAGGGCCGCCTGCTGGAGGAAACTAAGTCTTACGACTTGTCCTTCTCGTCTTCTTCATCAGATCCGCCGCGCTTGGAGAAATCCAAGTCGGTCGGAACCTCTTCATTGGGATCGGCAGGAGGTCCAGGCTGCGACGTTCCGCCCTGGTTACCGACTCCACCCTGGGTGGCCGGGGTGTCCTCGGGCTCACGAACAGCCTGAGTAGGCGGTGCCGAATCCTTCTTCTTGTCGGTCACGAGTTGTCCCGACGCTCCTCGACAGGAACATCATCGCTGACCGGAACCTCATCGGGGCCGGGAGCGGTGTCGCCGCCTGCATCAGGAGCCTCCTCGGCCGGAACAACAGTCCCGCCGTCAGCGGGAGCTGGCTCCTCGACCGGCTCCGCCGGAGGAACGTTCTCGCCGGTCTCGCCGTCGCCAGCGTTCTCTACCGGAGGAACATCCGGACCCGGCTCAACCGGAACCTGCTCCGGCTCTGGCTCAGGGACGGGGTTGGTCGCGTCGGCACCCAAAGCCTCAAGCTGCTCCAGAACGGGGCGAAGCTGAGCGCTGGACTCCAGAACGGCGTCGAGCTGCGCCTGCGCGCGGACCTCGTCGTCGTTGCCGGTGCCGAGAACATCGATCTGATCCAGAAGCGAATTCACGCGTGCCGCAATGCGCGACGTTGCCGCGTTCAGGCGCTCCAGGTCTGCGGAACTAACAGCCACTTGGCCCTCCAGGTCACGTACTTGACGCTGGATCGCAGCGATTCCCAGCCAACGGCGAATCAGCTTGCGGACTTTTTCGATCAACTCCGCCATCCGAACCACCTCTCAGCTGGCCCTCGAAAAGGTCAGCCGTACCTAGCTAAAAGATCATCTGCAGTCGCAGCAGGGGAGCTGGGCCCCGCAGGAGTATTCGGACCAACACGGCTGTCTTTGGATGTCACAGGTACAGATGTGACTGACGGCACACTCTTCGAAGCCGCAGGCTGACCGCCCGAAAGCGCCGCTCCAAGCATCACAATGAGCAGATCCATCGCGGCATAGGCATCAGCAGCCGGAGCGATTGACGCGTAGTACTCCCACACCGCTCGCATTCCCGCGACCAAACGCGGACCAACGAAACGCGGCGCCAAAGCGATCTCAGCCGACGTGGGAGGCGGAGACAGCGGAACAGGCCCGGTGCCGCCCTGCAGCGACGTGAGGACCAGCAAACGACGCATAGAGGTGACCAGACGCGCCACCAGATCCGAGGGCGAGGGCAGAGCCTCCATTCCCGCGCGACACGCCTCGAACGCAGCAGGCAGGTCACCGTCAGCCAGCGCGGTCAGAATCTTCAACTCGGTATCAGTGTCACCGAGCAGCACAGACAGATCATCAGGAGTCGCAATGCCAACCAGCGAACATTGATCCAGCAGCATCACCGCATCGCGCAGCGCTCCCTGCGAACGATCCGCGATAGCCGACGCCAGCTCGGTCGAGACGTCGAAGCCCTCGCGCTCGCCGATCCACGACACCCGAGCGGCGATATCGGAAGTCTTGATGCGCTGGAAACGCACCGAGAAACACCTCGATGCAATGGTCGGCAGAACCCTGTCCACGTTGGTGGTCGCCAGCATGAACACCACGCGGGGAGGCGGCTCCTCCAACACCTTCAACAGCGTCTGCTGACCCTTAGCAGTCAATTCGTGACACTCATCGAGCAGCACCACGATGTAGCGACGCATCGGATGCCTCCGCACCTGCTGCCTAAGATCGCGCATTTCCTCCGCGCCTCCGGAAGAAGCCGCGTCGATCTCAATGACATCCGAAGACTTGCCATCCACCACGGCATCACAAGTCGGACACTTGCCGCACGGACGCTGCGCCGAATCCTCTTCCTCACAATTCAACGCCGCAGCAACGATGCGCGCTGACGTGGTCTTGCCCGATCCCCAGGAACCGTGCAACAGCAACGCAGGCGGAATACGATCTGTCATAATCATGCGCTGCAGCGTCACACGCGCAGCCAGCTGACCGACCATGTCCTCAAAACGACGTGGTCGATACCGCAAGGTCAGGGGCAGCAGATCCTCAGGCACAGCACACTCCTACCCAGGGCCACAAACGCCCCGGCTAGAAATTCAAGTGATAGCGCGAGGTCGTAGGGCCACTTTGATTCTGATACTTAGACCCAATGCCAGACGATCCATACGGAACGTCCACCGCTGAGTTGAGTCGGAAAAAACACAGCTGCCCAATCTTCATGCCCGGGATCAGCACCATTGGCAAGCCTGTCACATTGTGCAGCTCCAACGTGACCCAACCGCTAAAGCCTGGATCGATGAACCCAGCAGCCACATGCGGAAGCAGCCCGAGCCGTCCCAGCGACGATTTGCCCTCGAAGCGACACGCGACCGCGTCATTGAGCGAGAGGTGCTCCAGCGTCACACCCAGCGCGAATCCGTGCGCAGGAAGGATGAACTCTCCGCCCCACGGCACGCGCTTAGAACGCATCTGATCTGCCTGCGGCTTGCGCGGATCAATCAGCGTCGCGTCTTCGCTGTAGAACTTAAAGTCTTTACCGAGACGGACATCCAAGCTTGACGGCTGCAGAAAACTCAGATCAAGCGGCTCGACCTGAATACACCCATGCTCGATCAGACCGCGAATCTGGTGGTCAGCGCACAGCATCGGCGCCCCGCTTGGGCTGGTAACCGATGATCTTTTTGCAAGTCTCGCAAGGCTCTACCGTCCACGGCTCGAACAACGCGTCCGGGACGGGAACCCACTTCTTGTCATCGCAAGCATTGACATAGTGAGCACCAAGCAAATCGCGCTGCGCCTTCGTCAGATCTTGAAAGCGCTCTGGAATCTTGGCCGCGTGCACCACAAACTTCCTCACGACCCCGACTCCTTGAGGGCATCCAAATCCCGGAGAGCGGGCTCAGCGACAACGAACTGAGTCACGAACACCAGGGTGGAACGGTAAAACTCACCGAACGTTCCTACCAGCTCCGGATGCCGCGATAAAAACACCCGGAGATATGAGACCAGATCTCCGGCCTCATCCAGAATGTCTTTAATGTAATCGCGACCATTGTCAGAGTGTAAAACAGTGCCGTACTTTTCAAGACCGTACTGCTTGCGAGAAAGAATGAACTCCGCCGCCAGCTCTGCCGCTGTGTCACGAGGAAACTCACGCTGTAGATCCTCGATCACCAGATCGTGTGCAGAGATCGCATCTTCGGCCACGCGCGGGCGCGGCTGCACGTCGTAATCCGGAACATCAGACATGCATGACGCTTCGACAAGCTACGACGCAGCCGGAAGCTCCTGCGCCTTACGTGTCCCCGCTGCAGTCAGCTCCAACGGCTTGCCCAAACGAAAAGGCTTCAACAGCTTCTCCTTGCGCAACACACGCAGAACATTCTGGTTGAAAATTCCCCACTCCAAATCCGTCGGCAACAGCGCCGCAGCGGGGTAAGACGGACGTTCAGCAATCACGCGCAGCGCCTCTGCGCTCTTGGGGCCCATTACGAAAGCCTCGACACGCGGGTGACACCCGACGGATCCAGCGACAGTCGATGCACCACATCAGCTGCGTCTGTCAGAGGTTCCTGGTGAGTTACCATAATTACCTGTAATCCTGCAGAATCCACTAACGTCCGCAGAAACGCCGACGCCGCCTCCAGCCGGTCCGAGGACAGCATGGCCAGCGTCTCGTCCAGCACCAGCGTAGAAGACACCTGCTGGCCCGTCTGACGCGTCAGCAGAATGAGCACCACCCGGAGCAACATGCCGATCACCGCCGCCACACCGCCGCCACGCGCCGACATCACATCGGTCTCGATGACCTCACCGTCAGGCTTGGTAGTGCGAACCATGAAATCGATGTTCGTGGTGTTGCGAAGCGTCGACTCCGTAAGGTGAAATGACAGACGCTCACCGCCATCCCCAAAGATGGCGGTGAGTCCAGCTGTCACAAGAGACTCCACCATTTGACGCGCAGCAGCATCCCGCTCAGCAGCCAGCTTTCCGAGAACACCCGCAACTCGCTCAGCGGTCTCCCGGGACGCGAGCAACTCGCTCAGCGCCAACTCCAACTCTTCCTTTCGCAGCAAAAGAGCGCGGAACTCCCCCTTCTCCGCATTCAACTCCGCCAAGCGAAACTTCAGACGATTACGAAGGTCGGCCAACTCCTGCGACCGCTGCGGATACGTCACAGAGCACCAGCCTTGAGGTAGTCGTAAGCCTTAAGATACTTCTTGATCAGCCTGTTCCTAGTCTCTTCATCCAAATACGAAAGCCGATCCGGACGCGAGTTATCCGCAACATCTGCAAGCTTCACCGCAACCGCCTGAGCACCCGACTGCAAGATCCGATCGTAGTAATCGGTTCGAGGCTCTCGATCCCGATGCGTCAGCGCGTCCACCTGCAGAACCATGGACTCCGGAAACCCCGCCCACGCCAGGTCATCCAAGGTCACCGAAGTGTCCTCCACGACGTCGTGCACCCACGCCAGGGACTGCAGCACGACGTCGTGAGGAAACTGAGCGGCCACCCGCGCAGGATGGGTGATGTAAAGCTGACCAGCCTTGTCGCGCTGACCCGCATGAGCACCGATGGCGATACCCCGAGCCACGTGAGCCAACGCGATGTTAGTCATGACTCTCTCATACCCAGTCAGCTGATGAGCGAGATCTGGCTCATCGACAGCGAGCCCTTGGGCGGAAGCTGCATCTTCGACGCCTGAGCGCCCTTGCGCCACAGAGTCCACGCCCGGCACACCAGGTAGACCTGCTGCGCCTGATTAGGCCGCCGATCACGGCCGCCCACGCGACGCGTCATGGTGTCACGCAGCGCCAGAATCGGCGAACGCAGCGGCATGTTTGCCCCGTGATCGAGGTAGTCAAAGAACTCCGAAGCCGCCTTCGAGTCCACCAGCGACATCCGGTAGTGACATCCCGCGACCACCGACGGAGCGATGAACTGCCGGGCCTGAGAACCCGCTGCGACATGCGCAGAATCCTCGATCGAGTGATCACCGTTCGAGAGCGTCAAGATGTAATCCAGCACCTCGATGTTGGACGGCGTCGGGAGATTCGAGATCAGCGCCCCATGCTCCCAGAGCCACAGCATACGAGCCGACGACGCGATGATCATCGCGTTCTTGTAGCCGTTGATCTTGAGCTGATCCGCCACCGAGCGGTGCTGCCCGGAATCCATGACGTCCTGCGACGAATCCGGAAGACCGGTGATCACGTTGAACCGGATTGCGCGGCCGGACTTCTCCACAGCCATGAGCCGCTTCTGGCCGTCCAACAACCGACCGGTGTTCGAGAACCGAATCGGGTCGCCGATGTCCTCGACCCAGCCGTTCTCACGCATGGTACGCGCCCACGATTCGACCAGACGCATCTGCGGCGGACGATTCTCGTGGTTGTACTCCAACATGTGGCTTGCCATATCCGGATCGATCGGACGATCCGGCTCCTCCCACACGCCGTCACCAGCCTTCGGGAAGATGCGCACGCCCGGAGCAGGCAGAGCGGGATGTCCCTCGGGGAGAACAGGACCGACGGCGGACGGAGCAACCTCGGGGATCGGAGTCTCCTCAGGAACGATTCTTTCGACAGCAGGCTCCGCTACACGATTACGCGAGGGCATCATCGACGGATTCGGAGCAGGGACAACCGGCTCTTCCGTCGCCTCTTCGATCTTCTTGACATCCTCCGGTCGCGGAAGACCGTTTCGCTGTGCCCACCGACGAAGGTTCTTCACCGTGGTCGGCAACGTTGCATTCTTGGAAACGAACCGCAGCTCACCGTTCGGAGCCACCAGTCTGATAGTGCTGCCAGATCCATGCGGAAAAATCTTGAAATCCGCGTCTGAAAGCTCTTCGAAAAGCTGATCCATGTCTTTCTGACTCACAGATCCTCCAGCTCGTTGGTAGATTGCCCACGTCCTACCCAGCCGAGCCGCAAAACACACTGACCAGCGATTACCAGTATCAAGACAGGTCAGCGTCTCGCACAGCGGCCGTTCGTCAAGGGGGGCTATGCGAGCCGATTATGGCACAACTAGCGCGACAGATCCTCGCGCAACGCGCCGCACATTTGCAACGCGGCCATCTTCTGCATACGGAGCATTTTGCACGCTTCCGGCGTGTGCTCACCGAACACACCGCGCGAGGTGCCGTCCTCGACTACACGATGAAAAAGCAGGTGCGCGCGAACGCGGCCATCCCCGGTCACCAAAAACCGACAAGGCGTGCCACACGCCTCACAGACAGCCGCGCTCGCCATACACCTGCAGCCGAGCTGACCCATGAGTCAGTACTCGACTAGCGAAGCCCCGGAAGCACCAGCAGCTCAGTGCCACGGGACCACGGTGAACCGTTACAGTCCAAAGAAGTCACTTCACACACGCCAGCGTCGTGTACAAACGGGTACTTCTCGTACTGATGATAATGACCGTGAAACCACACCTGCGGCTTGAGCACCCGGGCGATATCCGTCATCACCTGACGGTGCGCCGTGGAGTCTGCATCCGGCTGCAGGCGAAACGGTACCGACGTGGGCGCATCGTGGGTCAGCAACACCTCGGTACGACCCAGAGCACGCGCAGCAGCCGCCTCAGCGGGTGTGAGCGCCTCCTGAGGCCACCAGGACTCCCCCGGCACCCGCCAGTGCTTGTCGATCGACGTAGCACCGCCCACAGCCGCGAAACGATGACCCGCCCACGTCCACGCACTCACCTTGCCGGTGTAGAAGATGCGCGGCCGAAACGGGATGTGGCCCTCCGGAGACACCGTGTTCGACTTTCGCGCTGTCAACAGCTCAAGCTTATCAAAATCCTCGTGATTGCCCGGAAGAAAGTGAAGATCGATGTTAGCTCGATCGAGCAGACGGTTCATCTTGTCCAGTGTGCGCCCGTAGTTCGGACGCGGCCAGACAAAACCGAAGTCACCCAGCTGCACGATCTTGGTGGCGTTCGCGTCGATGGCACGACGCAGCACGACGTCATGGAACCATTCCATGTCGCCGTGAGCGTCTCCTTCCAGAAGAACGTACATTGATTCCGTCACGAACGGGTTATACCCTCACGGACGATAACTAAAATCATATGTCTAACCTTCAAGGTCAGTAATGAGCCAGTAATGGTTCTTAGCGCCAAAATCTGTCGCCTTGTAATACGGGTGCCAGACCTCGCGGAGTGTCGAGTACACCGAGTCCAAATACCCACGAATCTCCGCACCGAGCTGCGCGTTGTGCACCTCGATGTAGAGCGCAGGCTTGGCACGAGCCAGCACAGACAGCCCGCCCGCGATCACCCTGCCCTCGTGTCCCTCCACGTCGACCTTCACGAAGTCGGGATCACCGAACTCCAGCGCCAGCGCGTCCAGCGTCGTCGCGGGCACGATACGCGAGTCCAGAATCTCGCCCCAACCACCACCGCCAAGCGAACGATCCAACACCCACTCCTCGCCACCGCCGGTGGGAGAGGTCAGCTGGCCGGACTTGATGTGATCAGCCTGCACCGCCAGCTCCACGGTGCCCTCGTGATCTGAAACCGCGACGTTGCGCGGGACGATCCCGGGGACACGCTCCAAACGGGCGTAGGACTCCTCTGCAGGCTCGCAGGAGACGACCTGCGTGAAACGACGGGCCAGCATACCGGCCACACGCCCATTATTACCGCCGATGTCAAAAGCCAACTCACCAGAAACAGTGTTCAGGTGCTTCTCGACCTCAGGCGGGTCGAACTCGGCATCACGAATGCTCATAACCTGGACTACGACACAACAAAGCCCCAGAGGCTTGCGCAAGCCTCTGGGGCCTTCTCTGAGTACTCATGGTATGCGCCCTCACTGACTGGATGCCAGCGAAGCAAAGTCATGTTCCCGATTACCATCACGGTGTCTCAGGAAAAGCCGAGATCAATCCAGATACCCGGGTCAGGCGTGAATCCACAGCACCTGACGTGTGTCAGGTTACCACCGCTGCTCGTTTACGTCCACGCCATGTCGGAGTCAATGCATGGCAATTACAGCAAAGGAGGCGCAAGTTCTCGAAGCGGTGATCTGTAGACACACCATTGATGTGGTCAAGCTCCACCGGAAGGAGCTCGCCCTCCCACTCAGTACGAGAACAGCGCTCACAACGCCGCTCCTTCAATCCTGCAGCAAGCAGACGATCGCGGAGGTGAGCAGTTGGATAGGTGGAGTACTCCACCATGATCTCGTTGAGAGGCTTAGGAGCCTTCCCAAAGTTAGCGCCGTTCCATCCCTGACCCATCCAGTGAGAAGTGTCCAGTTCCAAGAATGCAATATAGCGCTTCACGGTCTGACGACTACCGGCATGCCGAGGGTCAAAACCCAAGCTCCTGAGCACGTCCGACATCGAAGCCGCACTGGCTACAGCCTCAGTCAGCTGAGCATCTGTCCAGCTACGCCGATCCCCCGACAGCTTCGTTGACAAGTCATGCTTGTCGAGCCAATAACGAACAGGACCGGTACTGGCAAAGCCAAAGTGAGTGGCCAACTGAGAAAGAGAAAGCCCCTGGATGACCAGGGGCTCAATCTCGGACTTCAACACGTGGATGCGGCAGGGGTCGAACCTGCGGCCTTCCCGGCTTCAACGGGACGCTCAACCAACTGAGCTTCACATCCGTAGCAGTGGTCGGATTTGAACCGACGATCTCGGCGTTATGAGCGCCGCGAGGACGACCGAACTCCTCTACACTGCGATGCAGGTACCGCCACCGTCCAGGCCCACAAGGTGGTCCATGGTCGAGGCTGAGCGGTACCGCGTTGCAAGACCAAGTCTCTGGTCTCCGTGGCGGTGGCAGGATTCGAACCTGCGTCCTCAGGATTATGAGCCCTGCGAGCTACCGAGCTGCTCCACACCGCTAGCGATCCTGAAGGGATTTGAACCCTCGACCTTCTCCGTGACAGGGAGACGAGCACTCCAAGCTGCTCCACAGGACCAAGATTTTTAAGTTGTAGGGTTAACGGAATCGAACCGCGTACACAGCTGCCTCGTGTGAGGGCCGTGCAATATCTCACCAGAGACCCACGTACCCCCAGTCGGGCTCGAACCGACGATCTCCGGACTGAAAAACCGGCGAGCTTTGCCGACAGCTCCATAGGGGCTTGCTGAGTTAGTTATACCCAGTCACTAAACGTTCCGCAACCGAATTTGAGACATCGGAGGGATTCGAACCCTAGCGGTAGCCCGCTGTCAGTTTTGCAGACTGACCCCACCTGCCCGGTAGAACCGATGCCATAGGCCAGTACGTCACCCACGCTTCCCCGCAGGGGATGGTTTTCGGCAGCAAACAGACCTGGCCACAGCCTGTCCCGAGACCCCATCTAGAAGACGTACTCGCGGAAAGCTACGGAATTGAACCGTCAGGCTTTCACCTGTATACCACGCTTCCAACGTGGTTGCCTCACCGTCGGCAAGCCTTCCATAAGTATTTAATTGTTAAGCGGAGGGAGGTGGAGTCGAACCACCAGGCTGTAACCTGTGTAATGGGTTTCAAAGCCATATGCTGCCCGGCAGCACACCCTCCAAAAGTGTTCCCGTCTGACCTTCCCAGACTGCATCCCGTACGCAGATGGAGGAACCGCGGAAAGCTACAGAGTCGAACTGTCAGGCTTTCACCTGTATATCGCATTTCGAATGCGATTGCCTCACCGTCGGCAAGCCTTCCATGTACTATTTAATTAGTGTTGCATCCTTGCTTCAAACTGTCAAGTCGACCCTGAGCGGCACGTGCAGCATCCGCACGAACGATAGCCGCCTCGTACTCACGATACCGCTGCTGGACCACGATCTCCGCTGACGCATCCGCAAACCGCGCCCGGACTAACTCCCGGAGGGCAGAACGCTCTTCCTCATTCGCCGTAGAACGAGAAATAATGGTCTGCAGCAAAGCGGATTGGCAACGCGTAGCTTCTGCTGTTTGACGAGACTGTACAAAAAAAGCTACAGCGGTAAGAATTGTCAGAACAACAATTGCAATGCCCAGAATACGCCCACTTACAACAGACCAGGACACAACCGACGCCTCTCTTTAGACCTCGGTGCGGTCTTCGGACAGGCGTTGTATTTAGTTGTCAGAGCAGAAGCGGTGGGATTCGAACCCACGGAACATCCAACGATGCCCACTTCCTTAGCAGGGAAGCCCCTTAAACCGCTCAGGCACGCTTCTAGGTGACGCAGGGATACAGGAGAAGCGACTCTCCCAAACGCTCAGATCGGCGAGCCTAGGAGACCTCACCAAACGCCCGGAGCCACCCGGCCCTGCATCGTGGGAGATGAGGGATTCGAACCCCCGAAGTGCAAGGACTCCTGATTTACAGTCAGGTGCAGATTACCGCATCTACAAATCTCCCATGTGGTGATGGGGATGTTCTACCCACCGGCAGCAAAACATCCCCACCAACCGAAGCCCTGGAACAACGTGCGCGACATCAGAACGCGACGCGGTCCTCTCGACTCCACCTGGACGCACTCTCGTGTGTCACAAGTTAGCGTGGAGTATGGGAAGACTCAAGCACGAGGAACAGTCTTCGGCTCAGACCCGGAGCCCGGCGAATTTCCACCTCGGTGAGGTGACCGGTCAACCACGCCCAGAACAGCATGAACAGCACCGGAGCAACCCGACCGTGCCGTGCCTTCGGGTTGATGCCCAGATACAGCTGTAGAGCCCGTGTAAGCGTAGGAAACCGGCCTGTACGAAACGCGTAGACCTCCAGCGTTACGAACGAACCGAGCGTGACCGCCAGCCACGCATCCCACACACGTGTGGAACTCTTCATGTCCAGAACTTCGGACCTGTAGTGAAGGGTGGAGTCGAACCACCACCTTCTGCTTTATGAGAGCAGTGCTCTAACCATTGAGCTACTCCACCAGACGCCCCGTTGGTGTGATCCCGGACGGGACAAGCCGGGCCGCGCAGACAAACAGGTCGTCGTGGCCTATCTGTCTGCAACCACGTAGCGAAGGGGTGAATTGAACACCCGACCTCGGGTTTATGAGACCCGCACTCTCGCCATCTGAGCTACTCCGCTATACGCCCCGTTTGTAAGCCCGGTGGGACATTCCCGGTCGCAGCTAGTCCTCGTCCGGGTTGCGTCGGCTGATAGAGAACCATCACTTACGTAACTCAGGTGGGGTTCGAACCCACAAGCCCCTGCGGGCACCGGATTTTAAGTCCAGCGCGTATGCCAGTTCCGCCACTGAGTCATATGAAGTTGGGGTGACCGACGGGACTCGAACCCGCTTAACCGTGGATCACAACCACGGGCCTCGACCACTTCGGCCTCAGTCACAGCTCCTCCACCTGGGGTCGAACCAAGATACACCGGTTAACAGCCGGGTGCTCTGCCATTGAGCTATGGAGGAATGTATGTATTTAGTTGTACCGCGCTCCCCCGGGAGGAATCGAACCTCCGCACACTGGAACCAAAATCCAGCTGCCATCGCCAACGCAGCACAGGGGACCACTCTAACAAACGCTGCTCGCCTTGGATTCGAACCAAGAAAAACCCTGAGTCAGAGTCAGGTGGGTCTGCCAATTCCCCCAACGAGCATTGATGTCGGACGCCTACCCCGACGATTGTAGATCGTAGTCTACGGCGAGAGTTTATGTCAAAGCCAGTTGAGCGGTTTCGTGCACCAATCGGCAGCTCTGCACGGCTTTGACTAACTCAGCAGGGATGGAGGGATTCGAACCCGTCACGTAGGAGTTTTGGAGACTCCCCGACCCAACCAACGCTCATCCCTAAAACCTGACTTCAGCAACCGGGATTTGAACCCGGACCTCCCGCGATGGGCGACTTAACCGCTGTCCTCTGCATCCCGTCAGGCGTGACTATCATACCCACTAGGTACCTTAGCAGGACTCGCCAGAAGCTGATCAAGTCTTCTGACCGCACCTGTCACCGGTGCGTAGTCACAGAGCCTCTTGAGAGAATCGAACTCTCGACATCCATCTTACCAAGATGGCATTCTACCACTGAACTAAAGAGGCAAACGTCAGGTGCTAGATGGTCGGTCACCTAGCTTTGACAGCGTTTCGGAACCGACCCGCACGCTGCTTACACGGCCTGACACCGCAACATGGTGGACACGTTATACCCGCAGTTCCCGCTACGGATAGTCGCTTGGGGCAAGCCCGGGAAAACCGCCCAACCTACCGCGCTCCTTTAGGAAAGCGGAACGCGCGTGTCCAGAGCCTCAGACGGGAATTGAACCCGCGTCGTCAGCATGGCAAGCTGACATGTTACCACTACACCACTGAGACAGTGTCTGGGTTAACGGACCAGACGTATCAACCCGTCGGCACAGGCTACCGGATGCATTTGCCGAAAGGGAGCATCAGCCCTATAAAAGCCTGACCAGTCCCGGAGGACGATCAGGAGCAATGCCTTGCGAGCCCCGAGGGAGGATCGAACTCCCACCGTCTGATTGGAAGTCAGAAATGCACAGCCAGTACACCACCGAGGCACATATCCCGGGGAGAACGCTTCATCAGCTTCTCTGAGGCCGAAACCTCTCCACCTCCACGTTCTACCCCGGGCTCGATGCGGAAGACCCACATCTGCGTGCTTTCCAAGAGGAACAGCAGATCCCCTACACGCTACGAGCAAATGCCCCTCAAGGCGGACCGCTCAGCGCCCTCTTCCCACCACGGAAACTTTGCTGAGCTACTGCTGTTTCGAGCCACCACGAGGAATCGAACCTCGGACCAGTATATTACAAGTATACCGTTCTACCACTGAACTATGATGGCGTATGAAGTTGGATTGTCGGGCGGACATGGCTAGAAAACGAACTGATTCGACAAGTCACTTGGCTATCCGGAAGACCCGGAGTCGATACAACGTGTCCCTGGAGGGATTCGAACCCCCAACCCCCAGCTCCGGAAGCTGGCGCTCTATCCGATTGAGCTACAAAGACAAAATGCCGGGCACTAACCCTCGTGCCAGCTTCTCCCTGGGAACGAAACGACCTGCGGTTCGCGACGCGCCTACACAGTCATACCCAATCAGAGATGCCGCCGGAGATGGGGTTCTCCAGTACCGGCCGTGGAAGCTGCGGGTCTCGAACCCGCCACCTCTGCCCTGCCAGAGCAGCGCTCTACCTACTGAGCTAAGCCCCCAGATTGGCGGAAGTGAACGCTTTTCAGCCAGACCCACGGGGATGTTAGAGGTCTGACTCTCATACCCGCGTCGTTCATCTTCCTAGTGGACCCTGTCGGATTCGAACCGACATCTAACTGCTTGCAAAGCAGTCGCTCTCCCATTAAGCTAAGAGCCCATGTGATTGAGTTGTCAAGTCTACCTGTCACCTAGACCTTTGCCTTGCAGACGTAGAAGCGGTGGGACTCGAACCCACGATTACCTGGGTGTAGGCCAGGCGCCTTAGCCGCTAGACGACGCTTCTATTCGCCCGGCTACCGGGCCCTCCACGAGTGGTTAGTCCGAGGTCAGGCCCAGCTCCGGGCAGGTGACCCGCTTCGACCAATCTGCGCACCCCACCATAGGGCCGCCTCGATCAGCCTGCGCTGCTACCAGTATCGCGTACGGGATTCGAACCCGTGACCTACAGATTGAGAATCTGTCATCCTAGACCAGACTAGACCAACGCGACTTGTTCCAACACAGAGAACCTTACACCAGCAAGTCCAGCTTGTCAAGCAACTTACCGGATTCAGTTTTTCCCTGTGCTGAGACTGTTCTACCCGACCAAGCCCAACTCCGCCAGCGACTTACCCGGCTTGCCCCACGAAAGATTACTCAGCCGCACGTTCGTGTAGTCACCGTCAGCATACTGAGGAACCTGTCCGTTGCCCACGAACGCCGTCAGAACAGCGCTGGGGATCGAGACGTACCTGTTTGCGCTACCGCCCCGCGTCAGAGACCGCACCGACCAACCAAGATGGTGCCCGATATACGGGAGGTTGCGCTCCGACGGCTTGACGAACTTCTTCTTCAGCGTGTCGTAGAGACGGCCGCGAGTCGAGATGAGATACGAGGGATCGGTAGGAAGCTCGATCCACTCTTCATCCTTGGGGAACAGCTTGCTCATGCCACACTCCTACCCGCAGAACTCTTCTTACGGTGGGGCGGGGGTGTCGAACCCCGATCCGACACCCCCGCCGGGGAAACCACCGGCACTACAGCACCCAGCTACCGGAGGCGAGTTCTGATCAACTAACGACAGCCGATCAGAACAAGCAACGGACAAGCTGGCGTGACCCGCGCCACAGAAACTAAGAGACCCGTAACAGATCACGAATCGTAGGCTCGTCTGCTGCCTGGACAGACGGGACAGCAACTCGCATCGGCGCGAGCACGGTCTTGCGCTTGGCGTCTTCGAGGATCAGCATCTCGCGCTGCTCACTCCACGTGCGCCACGTCTTGAGCGGGTACATCACCTGGAACCGGACAAAATCGCACTGTTCGCAGATTCCGTCGCCCAGCAGTCCGTCCCCCACCGTCCGCAACAAGCGGGTGGTCCCGCACATCGCACACGGACCGGGAACCAAAGATCTATCCATACAAATCGCCTCGTTCGGCGCAGTCATCGTGCACGACTTCGCCTCTCTCGTCGGGATGTGTCTTGATACGGCAGACCATCTCACCGGGGGAGATCGAGCTTTCACACACATCACAACGACCTTTGAACTCCGCAGGAAACGGGGACGAGACAACTACGTCCTCAACCAACGGATCCCGGCCGGTCACCTGCCCCAGGCACAGGGCGCACCACGCCGGGTTCATTTCGTGACGGCAGTACTCCACGATGGGGAGCTTCGTCTGTAACCGGATACGGGGCCGGTGAAACCGTTACCGAAACACGAAAACGTAAAGACCGATCTGCTTCGCGCAGCACCTCAACATCGAGAAACCCGTCCTCGACAGAGCCGTTCACAATCACGACCCGAGCCTGATGGCCATCATCGTCGGGATCGGTGTACCCGGGCAGCCACACTTCCAGCACGTTCAGCGCATGCTCGGCTACCTCATGTTGCGGTGCGATCGTCACGCACAGGTCGTACCCGAGCACTCGGTGCAGCGAAGTCAATAACCATCCGCTGAGCGCGTACAGCTCGCCGATCAGCGACGGAAGCCCTCCACGATGCCAAAGCAAAGCCGAAGGCCACCGCAAACGGCACCGACGTCAGCAACGCAAAGATGACCCACTCCGACTCTCGGATGGGCGATGTCGCCATCACAGCGACCATGAACAACGCAAACGCAAGCCCGCCGAACGACATCATCACCCGGAACCACACATCGATAACATCCAGACGTGTTGCGCGCGGTCGGGCAGGCTTGATCACGTCACGATCCCCCTAACACGCGACAGAACAGCGTCCTGCACGGAGGCTCTGTCGGCGGAAGCTGCGTGGGAGCACTCGCAGCAGGAGCGGACGTTTCCACAGCTGCCGGAGGCGGCGCAAGGGGGGTCTGAGCAGGGGGAACAGGCGGTAACGTCACCGTGACCGTACGAGGTGGACGCACCTTGATCAGGGTCTTCACCGAACGCTTTGACGGCATCGCAGACTGCGACGAACCATCTTCGGTCGGCGCTTCCACTTCGACCACCGGAGGCGTCTGAGTCACCTCCACAGGCGCCAAGCGCGGAAAACTGCCCTCACCGGACGACTGGGAAGTTGCTGCTGACGAATTTCGAGGCTGAGTCTTAGTTACCAAAGCAAAAACTGACAAAATAATTAGAATTGCACCCAAAATAACCAAAAAACGCATGTTGTTGCGAGGCTTAGGCAACTCGCTCAACACATGCCTGCCCATCGGGGCCTACTTTCTCAGGTGGAATCCAACCCACAACCTCGACACACTAAAATAGTGTCTTCGAACAGCCACTGCGTGCCGAACTCGTCAGCACCCGGGCATTCCTCGGGAGTGCGCGGCCAGGTGACACCCTGCATAACGAGCACACGGCGCCCGGGATACACGAACTGGCGCCATGGCGAGTGATACGCCGGAGCATCGCCCCAGGAAGCATCGTTGAACGATGTCAAATCAGTCGGAGTATACATCGACCTGTCCTACCCGGACAGGTCGCAGCCGCGAAGCGGCGGGGAACTAAGTCGTACGGTCCAATTGGGTAAGGCGCCTACGCGTCTACTTCCCAATCCTGCTCGATGCAGTCAGGGCACAACGAGTCCACAAACTTGATGCTGGTCATGTACAGGTGCGCAGAGCAAAACCATTTGCCGCACCCGATCTCCGTAGCAACGGGACTGTCGCCACACAGATATGCCAGACCGCGATCGATCTTCACGCCGCAGCCCTGATACGGACAACGATCCTCGACGCCGTAGCCACCAGGACCGTGCGGAGTGTCGTAATACGCGTAGCCCACTACTTTCCCTCCTCTTCACCGATCTCCGAACGGATCCACGCGCCGTACTCTTCAGCGGCCTCAATCGCCGCAGGAACGCGCACATCGACGGGCGGAGGGATTGGACGTCCCGCAAGCGCATCGGCCGCCAGATCGGCAATGAGCCGCATGTGTTCGGGCTCGAAAGCCCCTCCCACGTAGTGCAGCCCCGCCAGACGGCTGATGTGACTCAGTGCCCGGTAGAACCCGGCCTGCTGGTCGGCGGAAATGACGCTTCCCGCAGGAAGGTTTTCAAAACGAGACCGCACGACGTAGGCGCGCTCTTCAAGGTAGCGCGCGATGTAGGTAGCCAAGTCACCCGGATCACCGCCACCGATGCGCGTGTGCCGCGCAGCGTCAATGGCTTCGGAGAACAGCCGGGACGGCAGCTCGTCAGGCACCGGACATCAGCTCCCGAATCTTGGCAAGCACCTCGGCGTCGTTGCACGGGCGGATGCCGAGCGTCTCCCACAGATTCTGGCGCAGCAGGCGCGCTCCCGACGCAGTCTGAATATCAGCAGCGGTAGCCTCGCCAGCCAGAATCTGATCAAACGCCTTGTAATAGTTAAACGATCCCGAACCTTCGTAGCGCTCCATCTTGATGCCGCGCCGCGCGATCCACATGCAAATCGAGTTCAGATCGTCAATAACATCATCGAGTCGACTATCGATCTCGGCGCACGAATCGCTGTCGTGCGGCTCAGTCACGGTCCCAGACACCGCCGATCCCATCGACATGCGGGTGGCCCGGATGCAAGACACACTCGCCTCCCACTCCGTTGGGGCCGGACACGTCGCCGCACACCCGACGAAAAGGGTCGGGAGGCGTGTTGGCGTCAGCCACGTTGACGTAGTTCTGCCAGGCAGCGCGCAGCTTGTCGGCATCCGCACCACCCTCGACAAACAGGAAGTCCTCGACGGTGTCCGCGAGCCGCTCCGCAGCGTGCCGAAATGCCGCCTCACTCAAAGCGCTCAGCCCTCGCCACCGCCGACTTCGAAATGCGCACCACGATCTCCCCGCCATCAGAGTCCCGAGAGAACAGCCGGATCATGTCGTCGTAAGGCTCCTGGTCCTCCTTGATGCGTCCCTGCTCGCGCAACTCGCTGGTAGCCCACGCGATGGCCTTCATCAGATCGGTCCAGCACGCGCCGTAAGGCTCCCGCGCCTCGATGACCCACTCGATCTCGGTGGTCACCCGCTCCCGACGCTCATAAGATGTCACACCTAGTCGTACCCGCGACCGCGCGCATCTTCGATCTCCGACAGCTCCGCGACCAACCCGCCGAGCGGGCCGGTGTAACCGACCGCGTCGCACACGTCCGAAACAAGCTGCTGAAACTCCCGCAACTCCGTCAGCATCGACGCCATCTCCTGCGTAAGACCGCGCACCGTCTTACGCATATCATCAAGATAGCGAAGGACGTCATCGACATCCTCGACCAGATTGGGCGGAGCATCCGCCTCGCCGCCCAGCAAGCGCAGCCGGTAATACCAACCCGGCATGGGGTTAGTCATCGGAAACCTCCAGCTGCTGACCGTGCACGAACGCCTCCGGACCGGTGGGCTGGAAAGTCAACGACAGCCCACCCCGCCATTCGAGCTGTACGCCACCCTCCGGGGTCGGGAACACGCCCGGAGGGGATTCCAGCGAAGCCAGCACGTCTCGCGCTGCAGCCACGCACACAGGATTGAGCGCAGCACCCTTGCCGTCGAGCCACCCGGTCGGCAGCTTCTCCAGCTCCGCGAGCCTGTCCTGCCACCACTCGGTCACGACCGCCTCCTTCTGAACTTAGGAGCCGTCCACACCAGAATTCCGACGGGCCACAGCATCAGAATCGACGACCCGATCCACGTCAGACTCAACGTCCACGACGCGATCACCGCCGCGAAAGACAGCAGAGAGGCAACCAAAAGCTCCATAGAGTGGCGAAGCCGTGCCAGCGCCTCCGCCACAGCCTTGTTATCAGGCTCGTTCACGACGCCTCCCGCTCATCACGCCAGTTCGGATAGTTGAGAAACTCCGAAGCGCCCGCCTTCTCGCGAGCATCAACCCGAGCCTCATGATCGAAATCAGACTTAGGGCACTCGCCGCGCGCACCCATACGCATCCGGTCCCGCGAATTCGCCAGCTCCGCAAGCCGCACCGCAGAACGCTGATTGTTACGCAGCTTCATCGACTCGTCCACGCGCACCGCCTCGCACGCCAGCAGCGTCCGCAGCATGTAGATCTCGTCAAGAGCGCGCGTCATATCCTTCATCGGAACCGTGTCCCGGGGAGCGACCAGACGCTCGATGACCCGGGGCTCAGCAGGCACAGAACCGCCAGGCTGCAGCCGCTCCTCCAGCCGGTCGAGGGCGGGCACCTCGAACGCGTGCGCAAGAGCCTGCGCCACCGCAGCAACCTGACGCTCGGGATGCGGCGCCAGCGGAATCACATGATTGATGCGAAGCTGCCCCACCAAGCGCCGAACGATCTTGTCCACCAGCCAGGATCCGCCGGTATGCGAGGGCGGACGAAGGTCCGGGGTTCGAGGCATGAGTTAGTTGTCCTTCTTCACATCAGGGATCGGAGTGCCCGGAGGGAAATACTCCCAATCCGGGTACTCCTCGATATCCATCTCCGCGAGCGCGTCCATCCGGGATTCGCCCAGCAGCGAAACACGAGCCTCAGACACCACCGCGCGGGCAAGCGGACCCACCGCATCGGACGCCAAGTCTCGACACCGCGCAGCGCCCGCCATCATTTCAATGATCTTTGTACGAAACTCGTCGAGTTCGCTCACCGCCGGTGCTCCTCGATGATTTCGGTAAGCCGCGCGACCTCTTCGAGCAGAAACTCGATGTCCGAGCGCGAATGCGCGATGAACTCCGCATCAGGATGACGAACACCCACGATATCAGCCCGGTAGACCCGGGGATCGCTGCGGTCGGTCGCTTCCGGTGCAACCTCGAACTTCACCATCGTGCGCGCGTCGACGATGATTCCGTCCTTGCCGAACGCCAGATGCCTATCGGTCCTGCGCTGACCCCACGAATCGAACAGATACTCGTGAACGATCTCACGACGGGTCTCGCGGTCATCAATGTGATCAGCCAGATGATCCACGTTCAGCTGCGGATCCGTCACCCGGCGGGGCACCGGCACGTGGTCGATCACCGACGTCCAGCCCAGCACAGCGCTGCGACCCACCAGCCGAGGATCAGAGTTGTCGACGTTGCCACTCCACCGCCACGGACCCGGCGTAGCCGCGCTGGCCCGCTCCCGAATCTCCGCCACCCGATCAGTCATCGGAAAGACCCTTCATCGCGTAGAAGAATCCGAAAGGACCCAGGTCAACGCCCCACGCGGCCATGTTGCGGCAATACCACACACCGAACGTCCAGTTCGTCCACGACCAGGTCAGCGCGATGTTTTCCCGCTTCACGACTCCACCTCTCGATAATCGAGATGACGAACCCCGGCCAGCACCATCTCGCCGCAATACGGGCAGTGGTACTGACCCATAGGCACGCCGACCAGCTGCTGCGGCTCCCACGGCCACGGACAGGGCTTGCCCTCGCTATCCAACGGAGGACTCAGGTCGGGGCGCTCCGAGCAGTCAATATCCCGAGCATCAGCGGGATCGATGTCATACCAATTCACGACTCCGCCTTCCACGGCCACAGCACGCTCTCCCCCGACACCCTGCGCACCACCGACAGCGGCAGCAGCGCGGGATCGCGGATGCCCCGCACCTTGACCATCACGTGCTCGGCCATAGACGACGACACCGTCTCCCCCGCTCGCCACGCATCCTGCAAAAGGTCATAGACCTCCACGCGCTCACCGGAATCGAACGTCGCCATCTCCGTCGGCGGCTCCCGATCCCAGAAACCCGGACGGGACACCGCGAACGCCTCATCGACCACCAGCGGCAGCGTTTGCATCAGCGCCGAGAGCGCGTCGACCTGGATCGAACGGCGAAACCCCGCGACCTCACGCAGCACCGCAGCGATCACCCGCTCGCGATCAAACTTCTCCACCACGCCGCCTCCGCTCCGCCATCAGCTCCAACCGGCGCGCCCTGAACTCTTCCGCGCGAATCCGATGACGCTCATGTCGATGTTCTACCCGTGCAAATAAGGGAACGGATCGAACTCACCCTCCCGAACCCCCGCCAAAAACGCCAACCACTCCGCCACCGTGAACTCCAGCACCACACCCGGATCGCCCCGCCGATACACCCGCACACGCCCGTCGGAAGTAAACGCAATTTCCATACCACCAACTACGACCAGGCCGCAGGCCCGTCATAACGGCGACACGGACACGGCTTCAACTTTTTATGACCATAATTGTCGTACTTGGTCAGCACCTCAGCTCGACACGGCCCCATATCCTCGTGTGCAACCCGAAAAAGCCGACAAGACCACCCGCGACAGCGGCGCCCGCAAACGCCAGATAATCAAACATCGAACTTCTCAATCTCTCGAATGATCCTGGTGAACGCGCCTCTCCACTCCGTCTCTTCATTCTCCTGAGACTGCATCCGGGACTGCGCAATCTCCTCCCGGCACACAAGCTTGAGGTGTTCGCCGAGACGAGTCGACCCCTCCGCCTCCTCGTAGGCCGACAAGAGCGAAGCGAGAACCCGGTCGAACAGGTTGGGGACGACGGACTCGAACGCGGCGAACACCTGATCCAGCGAACCATCGGGGTGCCGCGAGATCACCGCAACGTAGGCACGAGCCAGAGCGACGGCGTGCTCGGTCGACAACGGAGGCAACATGCGGGTCTCCTACCCAAGATGAGAGACAGCGTTTTTGCCAGAAAATCCCAAAAAATTTGTGAACTGGAATATGGAGATTGAGGAAATTAGGAATGGGGGAGGGGGGTGCAGCAGGGGGCGCGGGGAATTGGGAGTGGGGATGTCAGAGATGAAGATGTGAGATAGAGAGAATCGGGAAAAATGGGGGACGCCTGTCCCTGCGGGCGGGCAGTTCAGATGGTGAAATGCACTAGTCGGTTTTCGAGATACGGGAAAACCCCCCGACCGGGAGGCCAGGGGGCGTAGAGCAGGACGATCAGGCAGGCACCACACCGCCCAGCATCAGCATCCCATTCGCCATCGAGTAGTAGCGGGGGTAGGCGATGGCGGAGCGCAGTCGGGCCAGCACAGCGGCGGCGTCGGGGGCGTCAGCGGTGACGACGACCACGCGCATCGTCTCGGACGGGGCGGGCGCCACGGGGGCGACAGACACGCTCCCGGCGACGATCAGGGGCAGAACCTCATCGCGCAGGACATTGGTCATCGTGGTCGACTCGGCGGCGATGGTGAGGGAGAGGGCGGCGGGGGCGTTCGTGGTGTTCGTCATAAGACAACCTTAGCTAGCAGGGGCAAGCAAGTCAAGTATTTCAGCAAGATTTTTTAGCGCACGGCCCGGACGACCAGGCGTCCCGCACCGATCCACATGGGGCACACAACGCACAGGGCCAACAGGAACAGGGCGAGTTGGAACGCGGGCAGGGACAGGGCCATCAGGGCGCCACGCGTCCACACGGCCACGATCAGGCCCACCAGGAACAGGGCAAGGGCACCAACAAGGGCGAGGATTCGTGCTGCGGTGTTCGTCATGAGTAAGACAATACACACAACACACCAACATGTCAAGTAATACACACATACAAACATGTGTGACACAACACACACATAGGGCACAACACACGTACGTACACACAAGGGGGCACACGTACGCCCCCACCCACGTACAAGGGCAGGGGGTACGCACGGCACAGGGCCCCACAGGGGGGCAGGAACAGGGGCCCTGTGTGAGGGGGCCTGTGTGAGGGGGGGGTGTAGGAAGGGCCCCCTGTGTGAGGGCCCCTCCAGGGAAGGGGGGGGGTTACGCCACCTGGCCCGTACGGGGGCCCGTCAGCCACAGCGTCTGGCCCTTGACCAGGGGGATGGAACGGGGCACGGGCACCATGCGCAGGGCGGCCTGCTGGGCGGCCAGGGATGCCACCGTGTACCGGCGAGGGTGCACGTAGGACACGGGGGTGGCGGAGGGGGCGTTCGTGGTGTTCGTCATGAGTAAGACATTACAGCAAGGCAAGCAAACTAGCAAGGGGCAATTTTTCGGCCCGGAAACAGGGCACGCCAAAAAGGGCCCCCCGTGAGAGGGGCCCCGTTTGGAGGGGGGTCAGAAAGGGGGAGGCCCGAAAGGGGGAGGCCCGAAAACGGCCTCCGGGGAGCCGACCTCCACCAACGAGTCCAGGGGCAGGACCAACCACCCGTTGGAGAACAGAAGCCCGATCTGCGGAACCCAATATCCGGCGACCTCCCGGGAGGGGACTGGTTGGGTCTGCAGGAACATGCCGAGGTGCTCACGGCCGACCAGGACAGAGCCGAACGGGAGGGCGGAGGGGGAGGACCAGAGCTTGGCGGGGATCGCGGTGTTCGTCATAGGAAGAACATTACAGCAAGGCGAGCAAACTAGCAAGGGGCAATTTCAGCCGACCAAAGACTCGTCATAGGCGAAAAGCTCGTCACGAACCATCAGGCGAGCCGCCGCAACCGGCATATGGTTCGCCACCGCGACAAAGCGGGCCCGGAACACCGCCTGTCGCGCATCCTCGTCACCAGCCGCGTAGGAGAACCCATCGGGGCCGATAGCGGCGAGCACAGCAAGCCGATCCGAGCACGCGATCGACCGGTGCGCGTACCGAGAGTGCAGCTCCGACGACCAGCTTGCGTGCATCCGCTCGGTACAACGCTCGCGCTCGGCGATCAGAGCCTCGGAAGTGGTGGGCAGGTACACGGTGTTCGTCATAGGAAGAACATTACAGCAAGGCAAGCAAGCTGTCAACCCCCGGAGGCCACCCGTCAGAAAGGCACGTCCGACACCGCGACCGGCTCAGAGCAAGACGCGGAACCGAACTGCTCGCACGCCACGGATCCGACGAACGAAAGCAGATCCGCGCCGCCCACCCCGGGAGCAAACAGTCGCAGCGCGAACAGGCCGTCAGCGGCCATGTCGGCGTCCAGGCCGATGACCAGGCCCTCGATGAAATACCGGGACAGGAAGGCCGACGCGGGGGCGATATCGGCGAGGGACAGGACCAGGGAGGCAACGGAGCCGGTGTTCGTCATAAGCAAAGACTAGCACAGCAAGGCGAGCAAGGCAAGCATTTCAGCCAAACAAAATCCCGACCAGCACCGGCACCGCGAACAGCAGAAGCAAGAGCAGGACCCCGACCCGTTCATACCACACGTCAAACACGGGGGAACCCGCCCGGCGAGCCGCCAGACGGGCCTCCCACGATCCCGGCTCGTCCATCAGAGCCAGTCGGCAAGCTCGTTGGCAGCGGCGTCGAACATCAGGTCCCGAACACGGGCACCCGCGACGGTCGGCATGACGTGGACGGAACCGCCCCGCAGCGAACCGACGTCGACCAGCCCCTGCTTGGCGAGCTGGTCGATCGCGCGCCGGTCAACAACATCGAACCGGGACAGCAGCTTCGGGCCCGAAAGCGAGAGCAGGACCCGCATCATCGCGCGGGTGCGGGGGTCGGTGGCGAGGTCATCGGCGACAGGAGCTTCGGTGTTCGTCATGAGCACTACATTACAGCAAGGCGAGCAAGCTGTCAAGTCCTAACCCTCGACCGACCGGCGGAGAAGCGCCACCGCATCGGCGAGCGTGTCGTCGAGCCAATCGAGCATGTCCGCAGCAAGCGCGTCATCGGTCCCGGCCACCGGAAACAGCATGTCGGCGGTTCGACGCTCGACCAGGTCGGGCTCGCCACGGAAGCCGAGAGCCTTGACCTCCAGCTCCGCGCCGAGCACAGCCGACGCCGACACGGACACGGTCAGGAACCGCTCGTTGCCGTCGTAGCGAGTCCAAATCCCCGATAACGATCCCGAGGGGGTCGAGAGCCCGTGCGCGGTGCACGCGTCGCCGACCGCGATCACGAAGTCGGACATGAACTCGGGGAACGCCGTGGTGTTCGTCATGAGCACAACATTACAGCAAGTCCGACAAACAAGCAAGCCCCGGGCCGAGACCCTTTCGGCCCGGGGCAGGGGACATCACCAGGACAGCGTGTACAAACCCGGGGCCTCGCGGTCGATGCAGGCATCCCGAGCCGACGGCGGAACGGGAACACGAGCATCCTTGGCGAGCGCCATCACGTCG